TCATCAAGTATTTTATTAACTAAAAAATTCATAATCTTCCTTTCATTATCTCTCATTCTTTTATATCCCGTAAAGAATATCCACATTTTCACTAAAAGTCAAGCATTAAAAAAGAGAGCAACAGGTTTTTATTACCTGTTGCTCTCCAATATTTTTTCAATTACTTTTTATTAGAACTTACCATTCTTAGCAGCTTCCTCAATGGAAACAGCTACAGCTACAGTAGCGCCTACCATAGGGTTATTACCCATTCCTAGCTTCTATTATTTTTTCTTAATTTATTATGTTATATTATGTTCTGGAATGCTGATAAATTAAGGCTTAACACGATATGGTGTGTGTTATTTTGTGTTATATTATGTTTATTAATAAATACTAATATTTTATTCTCGTGTAGACTTTTCGTAGACTTTTATCGTGTTATAGAAGTCTACATAAAAAATAAGCAGGAACAGTATTAACTATACCATTCCTGCTTTAATTACACAATATTTAATTCTTTTATATTATCAAGGTCGGACATGTCCATCCCTTCATATTTCTGCGTAAATTCTTCAAGAGATTCTTTTCTTATTTTTAAACTACCTAGTTTTAATCCTGGTAATAAACCCTTTTTAATAAGATCGTACACCACATGTACATTCACTCCAAGTAATTGAGCTGCTTCTTTAACAGTATATAATAATTTTTCTTTCTTCTCCATATTTTACGCCCTTCCTGAACTACCGAAGCCACCATTTCCTCTAACTGTATTACTAAGATTTTCCGTTACCTTAAATCCAAACTGTTCTACTGGCTGAATAATAATCTGTGCAATTCTATCACCTTCAGATACAATTCTTGTCTCATTACTCTGATTATACAGTGCAACCATGATATTTCCTCGATAATCTGAATCAATCACTCCGACCTTATTGGCAGGAGCTAATCCCTGTTTGCAAGATAAACCACTTCTAGCATAAACAAGACCGACATATCCATTAGGTATTTCCATTACAATTCCTGTATCAATAAAAGCTGTTTCACCAGGAAGAATCTCTACTTTATTTTCTTCGTTATGTATTACTGCATATAAGTCTGCACCTGCTGCATATACACTACCATATGTAGGGATCTTTGCATTCTCATCTGTTTTCTTAATATTAATTATTTTCATACGCTTTTAAAATTCCTTTCTTTATAAGTTTTATAATCTCTGTATTGATATTCTCTGTTATTACCCTATTCACTTCACTATTTGTTTCATTGTAGTATGGGTAATATGTAGAGCCTTCCGATTGAATATCATAAGTAAAAATATTCTCTTCCATATTTACATAAAAATATGCATATATGGTTGTTTTATCGTTCCATTTATATACGGGAACATATAATCTATAATCACCATTTTCCTTATATCTAAATCCGTAATCAAGCAACTTATTTTGGGTTACAGATTTATTCACTTTAATTCTTCTTATTTCACCCATCATTATATCTCCTTAATTTCATTCTCAAGATATTTTAGATATTCGTCCCATTTGCCAATCATGTAGATATATTCCTTACCCTTGACACATTTGAGTCTCATATCTGCTTTAATATTCTCCCAATTGTTTTTCTTTGTAACCAAAGTTTGTAAATAAGAATGTGTCATTCTACTTAGGGTTAAAAGCTTCTCAGGAGGAATTTTAGACACGATTTCTTTGTACTGTGTCAATTTATCTTCTGGGATTTTAAAATTAGATTTTGGGAGATTTTTGGATGAAAAAGGACTTATCTGAGAGCCTGATGTTCTTGGTTTTAATAAGGGAATAATTGAATCAGAATTTACATATTTGAACTTAAATAGAATTTCAGAATCCGTTTCTTCAATATCAAATATAAGAGACGGATCGGATTGCTGAATTGTTTTAATAATATTATGTCCTCTTATTAAAGAAGGAATATATGCTTGTAAAGTATTATGTCCATAATAGAATACCTTGTTACCATATTGACAAGATATATAACAATCAATATCTTCTAATGTGCCATTAAGTTTACGATTAAAATCATTAGTATCTTTATTTATAGGACAAAGAATTCTATACTTTCCTTTAAACTTATCGTATAAATATCCTATAGTTGTTCACCTCTCTTATTAATATTCCTCATACTCTTGTTCATCACTTACTTTAGGAGCGTTCTTCTCAGCCTCTAAAACAGTATCTAAACATTCCTGTCTTGTTTTGAATATTGTTTTATCCAATTTATTATAGGAAAAGAGATAAGCATGTTTGTCACGCTTATCTGTTCCAACGAAATAATCATCTCTAACTGTCCTTACATATAAATCACATACTTCATATATTCCTACTGGTTTGAGAATTCTTGCATAATAAACTGTTTTACCCTTTTGAATATCTGTTTTGTTCATTATTCTTCCTTACCACCATTTCGTACAAATTCTAAGGCATTATAATTATAAATACCTACTGCATATCCTTTATAACACGATTCAAACTGCAAAGGATTTTCTTTAACAGCTCTTTCCTCTACATCTTCAGCAAGCTTTAACTCTTTTTTTAATCTTTCAATAACCCTTTTATGGTTTTCAAGTGACTGTATTGCTGATTCAATAGCTTCAATATGTTCACCTGTAGTTCCTTGTATATAACATAAATCGCAGTTGTCACATTTCTTATTATTACAATCTTCATAAATACCCTTAACCTGTCTTTTCTGGCATTTAAGATATGCTTTTAATTTTTCTAACGCTTCCTTATCATTCATAATTACCTCCTTAAATTAATCGCAATATAAAACCATTTTGTTCTGAGCAAGAGACTGCTTTACATCAATTACATGCTGATTCTTACTACCTCGCCATTTCAATGTGAGATCTTTCTGCTCATCTATATATTCTCCGTCAACTATGATATCTACATTAGAAATTATCTCACTGCGTTTCCTATCTTCTTCTTTCTTCTTAAAAAATAATTCATCATCATATATAATATTGGTTGATGCATTAGGTCTTGTTGATAAAATTACTTTGTGTTGTCTGTGAGATTCTGGATAATTGATAAACACATGGTATCCTGTATACAACCAGATAGTTTTCTCAGGAAAAGAAATACGGATTTCCTTGACCAATTTGAGGACTTCATCGAGGTTATTTTCATGTAGTGGATCACCACCACTGAAAGTAATGCCCGATATATAGTCTTTAGACAGTTCTGTGAATATTTCTTGCTTTGCCGATTTATCAAATGGAATACCACTATCAGGATTCCATGTCTGAGGATTTTGACAATTATAACAATGATGAGAACAGCCTGAGAGCCATAAAACAACTCTCAAACCGTCACCATTGTTCATATCATCATGTGTAATATTATGATAATTTATATGAACCACACTCCTTACATTGAAACCCTATCTGCAATTTCTGCATTCTTAGCTTCGTTATATCTTGTCTCACCATGTACTCTTGTAAATCCCAAGTATCCGTTCATCCTGTCAATTTTAGTAATCATCTTACTACCACACTTAGGACATATATCCATTTCTACTTGCTGATATCCGCAATCTTCACAGTAGCACATAGCAAGATTTACCCCTTCATAAAAACCTTTATTCATTGCTCGAAGAATAAGTGTTTTAATCGCTTCTTTGTTATATCCTAGATTGTATCTGCAATACTGAATCTTTCCACCATTAAATAAATTCCAGAAACGTCCTTCTTTATCCTGTTTTTCAATAGGTGACATCTGTTCCGAAACATGGCAATGGAATGAATTACTTACATAAGGCTTGTCTGATACATTCTCAATGATTCCATAAATCTTGCGGAACTGTTCAATCTGAAGACCACACAACGATTCGGCAGGAGTGCCGTAAATTGCATATAAAATATTGTCTTCCTCTTTAATTCGGTTTGTATAATCGTTGATATATTGCATAACCTCTAATGCAAACTGTCCATCTTCACGAATAGATTTACCATTATAAAGTCTTTGCAATTCGTTCAATGCAGTAATTCCATAACTCATTGTCATTGGTGGAAGAATTGCTTTAATCTTATCTGTTGGTTTTAAATTGCCACCAAGTAAACCACCTTCACAAAAAGCAACTGGATTTACACTTGCCCTTAATTCGCCAATATAATCATATGTCCTCTTATGTAATCCACGGATTAACTCAAGATAATAATCAAGAACTTCATAAAAATCTTTAGACTCCCTACGAGCCTTTGCAAGAATCATAGGAAGATGAAGAGAGACAACGCCAAGATTGAAACGTCCTTCAAATATTGGTTTATCATTTTCATCTACTGGATGCATACCACCTTTTTCATACCAAGGTGATAGAAATGCTCTGCACATGTTAATCGTATGTCGCCATACGCACTGACTAGCTTTTCCCTGTTAAGATGTCCTAATTCTCGTCATTGGGCGGTATCTTTGGAAATGGTGCTTATCTCCATTTCTACTCGGCTACACTCATCACCGATAGTCGATTAACCTTATTTCTAAGGCACAGCTTCATCTATAATACAAACGAATTCCTTCTCTTATAGACCTATCTGTTAGCAGTTAAATAATAACTACACCTGTTAAGCAACAGTTAAATACCGTTTTACATGGGCTGATTTGCACTTACCCATAGGACTTACCACTTTACCATATTTTTTATACATTTCTGCAACATATCCATCACCTGTTAATGATAACCAATCTGGATACATTGTCTTACTACTACAGTCAAGACCTGCATTAAATACATCTGCACTTGGATATTTGTCTGAACCATCTCCATGAAGATTTTTGTCATACAGAAATACAATCTTAGGAAATAATACAGGTCGTTTAAATCCTTTCTTGCCCTGTCCTTCAGAATGAACTTTAAGAAGTGAAATAGCTGCCATTTTACCGAACTTAGATGTTGCTAATCCAAGTGTCATCGTGACAAAAGGATAATCCCCTCGGCTTGATCCGACACTATTTAACTTCATTTCAATACCTTGCCATCCCTGCTCAAAATCACGCTGAACTTTATTTGTAGCATATTTATCTGCCCTCTTTGATAATTCAGTCATATCCCATTCATGAGAGCCACCCATAGCAACATTATCAAATATATCATCAGAAAGATCATTAAATTCAACTAAGTATTTTTCATATGATTTTTCTGCATATGGCTCAAGAATTTTATCTACTTCTGGAACTGTAAAACCACCGTACTGTTGCGCGGCTGTTGAAAGAATAATGTCTCCCATTACATCAAAAGCAGTATCAAGATAATTTGGTTCATTGTACCAAATATTACCCATTTCAAAACCGCCCTTCATAACCTCTCCAACTCTAAATAAATCACAATTAAATGTATCAAGCCTTGCACTCCTATCGTGAATATAAATATATCCATCTTTTGCAGCCTGTTTTTCATCGTGGGTTAAAAAGAATTTCTTATACAGTTCTCCGCTTAATTCGTTATAAATAAGACTTCTTTTTGTTGCTACTAGAGCAGAGTCTGTATTAGCGTTACTTTTATCTCCAATATATCTGATAGACTGACTACGTTCATATACCTTGTCCATCATATGTACAAAGTCTTTTTTGTAGTTTCTATATTCCTTATACATTTTTGCAACTGTTGGAAAATCTTCTTCTAAAACAGATTCTACAATGTTATGCATATCGTAAATTTCAATATCAGAATCATCGTCATAAATTTCTTCTATTCTTGTTAGAACATCATCAACAATTGTTATATAATCTTTATCAGATAATTCGTACATTGCTCTTCTTGCAGCTTTATTACATGCATCTATAATTTTCTGTTCATTATATGGTTCTAATGTACCATCTTTTTTTCTTACATTATACAATACTTATTCCTCCTCAAATCCAATAACATTACCATCGTTAATAACTACTCTTGTATTCTTACATTCAAACAATTCAATGCAATCACCAGTAGTAATATTATCCATGTTAATTTCTGTAGTCTCTCTTAACATAATTAATCCTCCAATTCTGCTTTATATATCTGATGAATCATATTCCAATCCCAACAATGCTTGCCATTCCATTCCTTATTCCAAGAATAAATTTCACCAAAGCAAATCTTTGTTTCTGCGTTAGAAGTCTCAAGATTATGTGCAGAATCATCAATAAATAAGCCACCACTCATATTTATATGAGATTTATCATTATATTCTTTGAAATTAACTCCAATAAACTGACAAAATGGAAGGTGTTCTTTACACCATCTTTCTTTTGCTCTAAGATTAGGACTATAACCAGAAGAGACAATGATAACTTCACCTTGTAAAGCAAATTTTCTTAACGTCTCATAAGCTTGTGGCATAAAATTCAACCTATCAAAGAATCGCTGTTGATTGAAATATGTATTTATATATTCTCTACTCGCACAATTGAGTTCTTCAAAATCCCAAGTCTTAATCTGTTCTGGAAGAATATACCTATAATCGCTGTAATACTTAAAGTCCTCATTATATAAATCACATATTGCAGCAATTGTATCTACGATAACTCCGTCAAAATCACAATAAAGTTTTATACATCATCACTCCAATCTAATAATATATTTGGACATTTGTTATTCTTGTCCAATTTATAATTCTCTCTTAGAATTAACACATTATATGGAATATTCTTATAATACCTTACACATTCCATATAAGGACAAGTCCTATTACTACAATAGATCTTGTCCTTCTTCTGATTTTTCTCTGTTATTCTTTTCTTTGATTTCATCTAACTCCTTACATATTAAGGCTGTCTCAAAAGCTGTTCTATTTTCGTTATGTACAATATAATCAACTTTCTTAGAGATATGTCTAAAGTCCTTTTTGTCAGCCTTATACCTTCTTTTAGATTCAGTTTTATCAACATCTCTATTCAGCATTCTTCGTTTAATTTCTCTATTGGACACTTCAAGATAAATAACCGTTACATTCTCATTAATTTTATTTCTTACTTTTTCTAAAGCATCAGGTGTAAGAATAATAACAGAGTGTGGCTTACTATAATCTTCAAGTAAAGAACCATAATACCAAGCTCCTGAGACAGTTTCATATATTCTGTACTCTGCAAAACTACCACAATCAATCTTAGTCAAAAAATTCATCTTGTTTAAGAAATGATATTCTCTTCCATCAATCTCTCCTGGTCTTGGTGGTCTTGTAGTACAGGTTACAATTTTGTTGTAACCCATTTTCGCTAATTCCTTAACCACCGTATCTTTACCAGAACAACTCTTTCCAACAAGTATTATCATATTTTTTCAAATCCTTTCATTTCGTCAACGAATCTTTTTATCACTAATGAATCATCACAATAAAGACATACATTAATTGGTTCAAGTAGATTTAGTGAGAATATTGCCATTATTGACTTAGCATTGACTTCATACCTGTGTGACTTAATTGTTATTTCTTCATCATATTTCGTAACTATTTCAACAAAATTCTTAACTCGTTGAATAGTGTCTAAAGTAATAACCGCTGTTGTCTCTAACATAGCTAAATTACTCCCTTTCATAAATTCTTATATAAGCTATTTCACCTTCAAATCCATCTATCTTAGATACATCTCCTGTATTACCCCAACGATTTGAGATATTAGGAATGAGTGTGTTTGTATGTACTACAAATTCAACAATTGAACCATTTGCAACTGTATACTGGTTAAGAGAATCTGTATGTTCATCATCTTTAACATCAGCTAAGACACATGGAATAATTTCTCCGCTCTCTAAGACAATATCAAACTCAGTTCCTATATCAGTTGAGTAGAATGAACCTAAAGCACAAGCATATCTATTACCAATCATATATATTCCCGTGTTATAATCAAGAAGAAATGTTGATTTCATGGCATATTGCTTTGAGCTTTTATCCCTTATGGTTTCAGCGTCCATATAAGATTTAAAGGGCTTATTATCTGGAACAGGATAATCTGTATATTTTCCCAGATATTCTTCAATTTCGCTCTCTAAACTCTCATATTCCCTAGCGATAATTTGCTCCATAGCTTCTTTTTCTTCCAACTCTTTTCGAGTCTTTTCTTTTTCAAGATTCTTCTTTAGGTCAGTAAATACTCTTGAATATATGTACTGACCTTCCTGTGCTGCTTCAGCAGTTTGTATATTATTTTGTCCCCATAAGGGGACTATACAAGTTAAAGCTGAAGCAGTTAATAGCGATCCTGCTATTAATCTTCTTACCTTACTTATCTTTATCACCTGCTTTCTTAGTATGAGATTGATTAATCTCAATAGAATATTCTCTGATTACTGAATCATTTTTAAAAAATCTTCTTCTGAAATAATTGGGATATTAAGCGATTTTGCTTTCTGATTTTTAGACGATGTGGAATTTATATCATTATTAATAAGATAAGATGTTTTAGAACTTACAGAACCTACAACTGTGCCACCATGAACAACTATATCAGCTTTTAGTTCATCACGATTTTTATAATGATTGACAGAACCAGTTACAACAAATGTTTTTCCTTGTAATGTGTTGGGAATTTCATCTAAGATTAAGTTAGGTTTTTCAAAAGTAAATTCGTTTGCTAACTGAATTATTTCTGAGTAGTGACTTTTCCAATAAGTATTTAGTGAATTTATTAATACATCTCCAATACCAGGTAAATATTTAAAGTATTCTGCACCTTTCATCGTCATTTCATCAATAAAAGTATCGAAATCACGATCAACTGCTTCTGCTATCATTTTACTTGCTGACTTGCCCAGTAATGGAATTGATAAAGCATAAAGAAAACGCTCAAGATTTGTATTACGAGACTCTTCAATAGAGTTAAGAAGTTTTTCAATAGACCTTTTACCAAAACCATCAAGTACAATCATATGGCTTTTATAGTTTGATAAATGATAAATATCTTTAATAGAAGTTACCCAACCAAACTTAATTAATCTATTGAGAGTAGATTCTGATAACCCCGAAATATTAAGTGCCGACTTGGACACAGCATGTGTAAGTTTGCCAAGTAATCGTCCTTTACAATCCTCATTAGTGCAATAAAGAACTTCTGAATCGTTATCCTTGATAATTTTTGTAGAAGCTCCGCATATCGGACAAACAGATGGTATATCAAGAAATTGTTTATTAGAACTATTCTGATTATCATAATCTAATTGTTCTGCCCATCTTACTGCTGGTATAATTAAATTTGCCTTATAAATACCAATTTTTTGCCCAATCCAAGGACTATCCATAATTTCTTCCATTATACTAATATTATGTAATGATGCACGACTTACTTCACTACCATCAATGTCTACCGTATTGAAAATTGCTACAGGTGTTAAAATTCCAGTCTTACCACAACTCCATTCAATATCTTTTAATATTGTTTCTACTGAATCATTAAACACTTTATAGGCAATACCATTTCTAAAATGATGACTTGTATTTCCAAGAGACTTTCCATATTCAACATTATCAAACTTAAATACCACACCATCTTGAGGAAGATTATATTCTTTTGCTTTATCAAAACAATACTCAATAACTTCTTCTATATCCATTTCTGAATATCCTAGATTAGCATTAGGAACAACATCTAATCCCAATTCTTCTGCTTCTATAAGTGAAAATGTAAATGACTTGCTTTCTTTAGCACCTTCTACGACTTCCCAAGCATACCAAGATAATTTTCTATCTTTTACAACTGATGTATCAAGACTTGATAATGTACCTGCTGCTAAATTACGGCTATTCTTATATTCTCCGTTTTTGTTAATCTCTGCAAAATCATCTAATTTAATTAATGCTTCACCATCAATTATATAAGTTCCTTCCTTATTAATATGTAATGGAACATTAGTAAACTGTTTAACGTGTTCTGTCACATCAGATCCAACTACACCATTTCCTCTTGATTCTGCTAAAACTAAATTACCATTTTTATAAGTAAGACGTACAGTTAAACCATCGAGCTTTACAGAAGCTACAAGATTATGATTATTTGCAAATTTAATAATCTCTTCTGTGCTGTGACACTTTTCAAGTGAAAGCATTGGTGTTTTATGAGTAACTTCCTTAATACTACTTAAAGTCGTTGCACCAACATTCTGCGTTGGACTATTTGATAATACGATACCCGTTTCTTCTTCCCATCTCTTTAATTCGTCATATTTACAGTCGAATTCATAATCACTCATAATTGGATTATCTGAATTATAATAGGCTTCTGATGCGCTGTTGAGTTCTCTAACTCTTGCAGCAATATCAAATTTATCCATTTACATCCTCCTTCTCGCCACAATATTTTTTTAAGTATGTAAGCATTTCTGATTCTTCTGGAAAGAACGGATCACACTTCTTTTCATTCTGTACCCAACCTAAAAAGTTCATCCAAAATTGTCCTACTCTCCAATCAGGCATATATGTCATGTGTAATCGGGTTACTTCGTTGTAAAAGTTATATAATCTATTTGGATCTCTAATATTAATCACCTCCTATAAAATGAACATTTATTGTCTCTTTGGTTTTCTACCACAAGACTTACTTTCTGTACAATATCCAACTTCATCACATTTTGCATGAAAAAGATTATCTACAATCCACTTCCATTCATCTGAATATTCTCTTAATGCATTGCAAATGTCTTTGAATAACTCTCTGTATCCCCAATAAGCACGACTGCACATACGTTGCCTACTCATATCAACAAGATTTCTAAGATTACGCTTGTCTACCATTTTTGATGAATATGCTAATGGTAACGCCATTGTTGCATCTTCGACTGAAACTCCATGTTCTATAAAAAATCTTATACGATCATTGATATATGTCATTAATCCGTGCCATTCATATTCAACATTTTCATTTTTTTTGAATGATGATGGTGTCACATAACCAAAACCTTCTCCTTTAGAATAATCAATATATCTTGTACTTGCTTGTAATCTTGTTGGTGCTCCACCAATATGTGTATAATATTCTCTTAAAACTTTAGCGGAATATCCATCAATAATCATTTCTACATTGACATATTCCATAACACGTCCATGCCCTGACTTAATACAGTCTAATCCACGCTTATAATTCTTTTCATTGTCAGAAACATTTGCTCCCCAACACACTCCTGCCCTTTGCCCCATTAATGTAATAGGATTCTTAGTTGTTTCTGATAAAATTGTAATTGTTCCCATAATATTATTTCTCCTTAAATGACCAACAGTAATCAACAAATCTATCAAAATTCAGCATAACTTGGTCATGTATATCAATCTTAACTTCAGCTTCTTCTTTATTTCTACCAACCCAAGGTAATATAACTATTTCATATTCACATTTTGACCAAAACCAATACATGAGTTCTTTTCTTAGCTTTTCCTTGAATTCTGTCTTATCAATTTTACTATTAATTAATTTCTGAACTTCTTCATTAAACTTATAATGTCTAAATATGTTATATGTAATAATTTCATTTCTGTTGAAGTCATGAAAATATACATTCCATTCCATGTATTCACCTACTTTCTTAATAACTTCTTAGTATTATCCACTTTAACCAATTGGGCATATTAGAATTCATTATCAAATTGAAAATCATTTTACTCATACATAAGCTGATAAATATGCCTAAAATAAGCAGCAAGATGATAATAATTACCAATAATAATTTCTTATTCATTTTTACACTTCCTGATTATTTATTCTCTTTTTTGTCTATGGAAATTTGAGCGAATTGCTCTAAGAAATGAAACGAATATTAAATAGAAAACGTGGCAACTATCACCAATCTTCTGTAAGAATATCAATACATTTATCTTTATCTTGTGTTGTAAATCTTTTATAACCAAGTAAATTAAAATTGTCTCTATAAGAATCGCCATCTAATGATTCTACGGTATTATTTATCCAACTAAATACCCCACAGAATCCTACAATATCTTTAACTCCGTTTTTGTACGATAATATATGTGTTGAATGAAGTTGAACACAATCAAAATTTTCATTTTTAAATAACTCTTTAAATGATATAGGTTTGTCTAGCAATATAAACTCATTATATCTGTCTGAATTTTTAATAATCTCTTTTAATTCACTCATAAAATTCTCCACATAAAATTTAAATCCATAGTAATTATAATTTCAAGTAATCAATAATTTTGCCACTATCTTTCAGCCTGTCCATATCCCTTAATGCATCATTTACACTATTGAATCTATAGGGACAAATAATATGTTCTTTGGTCAAATTGATAAAAGAATATGATGCATCGGATTTGTTCTTCATTATTGTTACAATAACTTCATCATGTGGTCGTTTTACTAACCACTTTTTCATATTCTCACCTTCTAATCCTTCACAAGAAATAATGGTTTCTTGCTACTTCAGTAACATATAAATCGCCCACGGATAATAGATATAATCTAACACCACATTAAACAACAACTGGAATCTGTGAAACTTAAAATTTTCAATATTGTAACTAAAAGCTGTTTTTACTTCTGACAGGTTTACACCCAATGACCATAAGCAAGCGAATACCTGCAATGCAGACATTACAATAAACTCAGTTGTTCCAATTTTGTTTCCTAACACTATGTAAAAGATAATTAAGAATAACTCCATAAAGAATACAGTCAATATTGCACCCCTTTGTAGCGTATCGCTCGGTGGCTCTCCATTATTATTCTCTTTATTTTTTGCAAGCTGCTTAATCATTCTCTTTCGCCACAATGTTTTACTTAATGCGCTTGGTGTACCGTTAATTCTAAAAAACATCAAAATAAATAAAATTGTTAAAGCTAAAATTTTCATATTATGCTATTCTCCTTACTTGTATCCTAAAACACTTCTTCTTATTTTATTGATTCTGTCAATTTTCCTTCCTTGACGATTAATAAATTTAGCGAGTTTCTTTACTTCTGAATTATGCTTAATATCTTCTTTAGAAAATTCCATTCTAAAAGCGTCTACACAATCTCTCTGATACATAATTAAATTTACCATTTTATTCTCTCACTCTTCCACGTTTTCTTTCTTGTCATTTTGTCAATAATGGTAATAATTACCAACACAATAACAGTAAGTAAAATATCAATCCATAATGGACACAATACCCATAACCAAGACCAATTAATAACACCTACTAATTTGAGTACAATAAACACAATTGTTAATACTCCGCAAATTCCAATACCTGAACTACTATTGTTTCTGTTTGAACTCATTTTTTACCTCCTAATCTCTATATAAAAATGGATTCCTGTTACTTTAATTTCTCCAAGGATCGTGTTTACATAAGACTTTTCTTATTTCATCAATCATGTCATTCATATATCCATCAGATTTAGCTTTGATATAATCTTTTACTGAATCAACATCTAAACTTATATCAATTACGTCATTATGATAAGGTTCACCAGTTAAATATTCTCCAAAACTAATTTCATCAAATGGAACGTCATAACATTCGCCTGAATCTCCATCTACGCAACTAAAAGTCAGCTCTGTATTTTCGTCATATCCAATTTCATTCAATTTATTAATCAGATTTATTACTTTCATTTCTACCTCCTAATTTTCACAAGAAACTGTCGTTTATTGTTACTGCATTATTCTCTGTTCTCTATAAAACTTCATCGACAATTCCATACTTGACTGCTTTATCAGAATGGATATAGAAATCTTTCTTCTTTTCACGAATTTCCTTAATATCATCTTGTGTGAGATTTGTTCTGTCGATTACATATTCTTCATTCTTTTTATTCAACCAATCCATCTCTTCTCTATCTTCAACTAAGTCCTGATATTTACCACTTCTCCAACAACTCATCTGATGATACATAAATGTTGAATGTTTGTAGCAAAATCTTTTATGTCCTGCTAAGAAAATCTTAAAAGCTGCACTCATTGCATATCCTGTACAATATGTATATATTGGAGTTTTGCTATTGAGTATAATATCAATTAATCCCCACATATCATAAACAGATCCACCATACGAGTTGATGTATAGTTTAATTGGCTCACGTTTATAATCTTTCTCTTTTTCATCTGTTTTATCGTCTTCTCGAATCTGATATAAGATATCCCATATTAATTTACCAATAGATTCATTATCTACATCGTCAGACAGATAAAATGTTCTATTATTTGTGTTTGTATATGTATTGTCTCTTGTTGAACCCATAAATTCTCCTATTTTGTTATTTTTATTGTTCTAACATACAACATATAGTATGTTTTTATGTTGTATACACACTATATATTGTATGCAAAAGAAATCCGTCTTTCCTTGGCTTTTTGAGTCTCTGAAACGCCCTATTTATGGGTATTCCAGAAATCCAAATTTATTATCTGATTCTCAAACTCTCTCCCTGTGGCTCTAAATGACACCATTCACAATTAAGTGAACCATCCTGACCTTCAAGACCATTCTCTTTTAAATATTCTCTTAATTTATCTCCATTAACTGCGTCTGGCTGCTTAATACGATACTCTTCTGGAATATTCTCTACATCCACATCAATTGTAAGTTTTCTCTTACCACCATTCTTCTGAATGTTGAATGAGAATAAATCAGTTGTAAACTTCTTCTTACCAGTTGCTCTCATACACATTTCAAGATTCTGCTTTAACCACTTAATTCTATTCTCATATGTCTTTTTACGAGATGTAAGTCTATCATTCTCTTTCTGAATACCATCTACATCTGCTTCAAGAGCTTTGATAATTTTTGCATATCCATCAGCCTTGTCCTCAATCTCATACTCAACTGATTCAAGAGTATCCATAATTACCTGCTCGTCTACTTCTTCATCCTCTAACATATCTAAAAGCTGAAGGAATTGTCCTGTTAATTCATAAATGTTCGCCATATATTTATTCTCCTTTTTCATCTTCTTTTAATCTATAAGCGTTTTCAAGTAACATATTTTTTAAAAATGTCTGCTTTGTTTTTACCTCTTTTGTTTGGATAGCTTTTGTAATAGCATAATTGTTACCAACTAACACACAATATTTCTTTGCTCTTGTGATTGCTGTGTAAAGCAATTCTGAATTATTCATTATGTAACTTCCTGTGTCCATACCAACAATGGTTGAAGTAAAACCAGATCCTTGCATTTTATGAACTGTACAAGCATATGCAAGTTCAAGATTTTTTGAATCACCTTTACTGAATAACACTTCACCAATACCAACAAAATCAATTGTGCAATATCCGTTATCTTCGATTGCTTTAACAATGCCTATATTTCCATTAAATACTGGTGTTACATCACCATCAGTATTTGTACACTTATAATTATTTTTTGTGTTAAGTACCTTATCTCCAACTCTAATAATATATTTCTTAGCTTCATCATTCTTTTTCTCTAAGAAAATTTCAATCTCATTACCATCATTGAATTTTGGATTATAAAGATTTTGGATTTTTGTGTTAAGATTATAACAAGATAGTTCCCCTTTTAATCTCATAGGAACACATACTTGAACTTCCATGATGTCGTTGAATTTTTCCATCTCTATTTGGAAGTGTCGAATAATACAATCTGCCATAGACTCTTTTGAATTTGATATATCTAATTCCATATCTTTTAATTCACCAAGAATAGCATTTCCTTCAAATTTATTATCAAAAATCTGTTCCTGTTTCGCTACTTTAATTGATGTTGGAATGATACCACTCATAAGTGCCTGTCTATGTGGCTTTGTAAGTTTTACAACTGGAAGTACATTACTATCAAGAATATCAGCGAATACCTGGCAATTACCGATTGGAGTAAGCTGTTGAACATCTCCCATAATAATTACTTTTGCACCTGTTGGAATTGCTTCTAGTAAAGATAAAAACAATGTACCGTTTATCATAGTTGCTTCATCAATCAGAACAATATCTACTGCTAATTTATTCTCTTTGTTGAACATAAACTCACCATTTTGATATCCTAAAGCTCTATGAATTGTACTTGCAGGTAATCCAGTCGCTTCTGTGATTCTTACACTTGCTTTACCAGATAACGCACAAGCTAAAATATTGTAATCGTCATATAATGAACAAATACCATTGGCTGTGCTGGTTTTTCCTGCACCAGCCAGACCAGTTAAAGCCATAACATGATTGTCAAGACTCAATTTGATAGCAGCTCTCTGTTCTTCTGTAAAATCAAAGCCTTGTTTTTCTTCTACTTTTTTAACAATTGATTCCCAATTACCAATATTGAATGACTTTGGAATATAATCATCGTGAATACTTACTTCATCTGAATCATTTTCTACTACTTTCACAAGTCCAATCTGAAGTCTCATAAGTTCTTTCATTATGTTATTCTCCAAATTGTAAAACTTTTTAAGTGCAATTTTCGATCCATTATCAAGTACAATTACATCTTCATTATCAATCATCTGTTTTGCAGTAGCATTTACAACCTCTTCTGGCACAAATCCCAAAGTATCATACAATGCTTTCATAAGTTCCTGATAATTAAGATAACTCTTACCTGCTTCTCCTTGGTCATTTAAGTGATGTAATAAAAATCCTTTGATTCGTCTAATGTCATACTGACCAATTCCTACTTTACAAGCAACTTCATCTGCTTTCTTGAATCCTACACCATCCACACGTACTAAATCGTATGGATTATTCCTCACAATATCAATTACTGTATCTGGTGAATGATAAAAATCTACTAATTTTTTAATGAATGTATGAGTCAATCCCAACTGTCCAAGTTCCATGTAAATAGAACTATAATCTTTTGATTCTTCGTATTCATCAATCATTTTTAAAGCTACCTGATTACCAATACCTTTGATTTTCATAAGAGATTTTACATCTCTATTCTCCAAAAGTTGAAGCACATCGTCATATTCATCAAATAATTTATCAACAAGATTCTCATTTAATACATTTTTGAGAAATTCTTTTTGCTTATCCTTACTTGAAATATCAATACATTTACTGATATATACGATCTCATATGTATCACCATATTGTTCGTGTGTTTCAGCTAATTTACAAAACACCTTATATGTTGTTCCATATTCAAGCGTGCAGCAATTTCCTTTCATCTTGATTGTATATAAATCCTCTACCTTATTTTCAAGCCATTTTGTTATAACGGCACTGAATATAGCGAATTCACCAGATTCAACTTTTTTACAATACTTTGGATAGAAAATTCTATCCAAAGTACATTCAAGTTTTAAAATCTTTTCCTCTTCCACTAGCATACCTCACAATCTGTTAGAAGCGAATTTCCTTTACCAAACTTCCTATAAACAATGTCATATTGAGTAATTACATCATATTCTTTGTCTATATCAGCAACTACAATGTTTTTTCCTTCATCATCCTTACCTACAATCTTCATACCAAATTGTTTCTCTGAGTTTTTAACATCAATGATGTCACCATCCTGTAAAGGAAGAATTTTAAATATCTCTTTCTTAATCTTCCTATACTGAATTTCTCCGTTTCCCATGTTATAAAGAATTAGATTTGGAGCAATGATATTTCGAGTATTTAAAACAAAATATCTATTAATAAGTTTTGAATCTTTATATCTTACTGTTCCAAACTTATTAACTTGCATCTCCATAATTTCATATGGATCAATGTGTTCATCTGGAATATAATTGAATATTTCTAAAAGAGCTTTCTTAGAGTTTAGATTGTTATAAGACTTTCCTGTTTTCGACAGTTCAGCATTAGAAATGATAATAGATTTGATATTTTCATCAGAGAATTTTTTATGCAATGTAGTTACTGTTATTTTATCTTTCCCATATAACATAAGAAAATAATCTCTAAACAGTAACAATTTTTTTGTCTTTCCATAATTTGAACAACAATCTGCAATAAGATACTGTTCTAAAACTTTCTTCGTTATATTATTCTCTGAACACTTCTCCAAAAAGTCATAAAATGTAGGACTCTCACACATACATTTGAATAAAATATTTGGCGTTTCATCTACTTTTTCTTCATCTTTGGTTAAAAACATCTCAATTCGTTTCTTTGCTTCATTGATGTAATACTCTTTGTCTAAATATTCAGGAATATTCTTTTCATGAATATCTTCATTATCTATAAATAAATGATTAGGTGTATTTGCAAACTGTTCATAGGATTTAACACCTTTTTCTACTTTCAATTTATAAATAGATCCGTCTGATGTTCTTTTGCTGGCAAATACTCTATGTACTTTACCCTTTAATAATTCTCCATTTATTGAAGTAATCTTTCCATCTTTTGCAGCTATACCATTGCCATACCAAATCTCTTTGTATTTTGCAGACAATTTAATGACCTTTTGGAACTTGATATATTCTGTACATTCATTGATTGTCTGTTCAACTGGAATTCCAGATGCAAGGTAATTTCTAACTGCATCATTGAGAATAGGTAAATCATTATCAATAGGTTTATTGAATTTTACCATTGCGCCTTTACATTCCAATTTACCATTCTTCATAACTGCAATGTAGTTATTTACATCCTTTTGAATTAACTTAGTGTATTCATCAATCTCAAATTCCATTTTAAGTCGTTTACCTACATCATTTGTGATTTCAATTACCTTATTCTTCATATCTTCATTCTCACAAAGAACAAAAATACCATCTGTATTTGTTTGTAATAATCTGCAATAAGGTTCAAGCTTATCAATCAAATCAAGAATAAACATCTGACCAAATATACAAGTCAGATTTGCCATTAACGGATCATAAGATGGATTATTTCTATCTTTTCCTGCTCCATATACACCATTTATCATAGGTTTTAATGCCTTATTCTTTGGATTACCTTCAGCTTTAAGTTTCAATCTGAAATTTCTCATCTGTTTAAAGTCATCAGGATTCTTAAATTTTCTACTCAACAATCCATACTCAATATCTGTTGTTGGATACATAGATGCAACATCGGCATGAAGAATAATTCCTTCAAACACAGCCTGTTTATCATCTGCACCATGACATCCTCCCCATGCAAATACATGAGGAATTCCTGCAACTGTACAGCATAACTGATTGTTATGTTGATCATCTTCGGAACGTAAATGTTCTTTATATCTCCAATTCTTAGGATTGAGATACCATTCTGAAATAAATTTATATTTATCTGATAATTTGATTGTTTCAGGAAGACGAATATCAAATTCATCATCGAGAGTGTGCTGGTTCACAGCATTTAGAATTTTTGGAGAAACTGCCAACTGAACTTTTGTTTTCGTGAAGTATGACATATCAAGTCCATACAACTCAATAATATCTAACTGACCTTCAAAATCATCCCAACAATAATCAAGAACTCTTAATACCTCGATTACATCATGTCTGTTGTAATATAATGTCTGTCTTATTTCTTCGTCTGTAAGTGGTCTGTCAATATTAAAGTCCACTTCTGTTTCACGAATATCATCACCCATAAATGCTTCCAACTGCTTTAATGATTTATCTTTAAGGATAGCATCATAATCATTCAAAGGATATTTTTTTGCATTTTTCACTACTTGAAAAGGTTTCTTACCTTCCTTGATTAGTTTATCATTTACATATCCGACATTCATTCCATCAAGAATACCTTTAAAAATTCCTGTATCATATTGTCTGCCGTTATATGAGATAAAAATATTATCCTTATGTTTATTATAGAAATCTGTTAATTTTTGTTTATCATTTACTACTACAACTTCATTTGTTCTATCTTCGTGATTAATAAAAGTTACACAAAACCAATTAATCTTCGAGTACACCTCGAAATCGTAGCCCCAAATCCTACTTTTATCTATTATTTAAACCACCGCCTTATCCGAAAAATCCTTGTACTTTGTCACTTTTATAAAACATCCAATCTTCAACTATTACTTGGGCAGCTTTACCAGATTTATAATCAATCGAAAATCTACCGACAATATCAAATTCAAAATTATCACCAATGGAAATAATCTCTTTATATAAAGAAGCTAGTGAACTACCTTTTGTCTGCTTTACAAATTTAATATTGTGATATGTAAATTCAATCTTATTCTGTTTTGAACCCAATAGATAAAGATTATATTTATTACACGGAATATTCTTAATAAGAAAGATAGGTTCACTTACTGTGTTACCCCAAATCACATCCCATTTTGCAACATTTTTAATGATTTGATCATGAATCTGATTTGCATCATACACGTTATATACATGATATGTTGGCTCATCAATCTTTCGCATTGTAGAAAGTAATGAGAACAGCTTGTTTGTGTTTTCAAAATTAATCTCACATCCAAATGCTCCTGGATGACCTTCTACCTTATTAAATAATCCTGTATCTTTACACCATTGATTAAAGTCTAATATTTCACATTTATCACTACCACGACCACTTCCTTTACAAATATCACCTCTTCGTCTCATCAACAAACATGGTCTTTGATACTGATCAGCAAGTCTATTAGCAATAAGACCTGTCGAATTACTATCAACATCATCTCTTGCATTACATACAAGAATAGGTAATTTGTCCATATTAAACTTATTAATTTCCTCAGATAAAACAGCAGCACTTTCCTCTGTTATTTTTTTCTGTTTTCTATTTGATGATTGACAAGCCTTTAGAATGTATTCTTGAATAGTCATATTGACTACACCTTTTCCTCGTACTTTTCTGTCAAGCATTTCATCTGAATTACATAGTGCTTCAAACATATAACACTTATCTTCATATTCTCCCAATCGAATCATTGAGTTCATAAGAGGACATACATAAAATCCAATTCCGTTTATTGTGATTTTATTATTCATTGAATACATTTGAGCCTCTACTAGAACAGATATAAGTTTATTTTTATTAACTTTATTTCGTATCTGTTCCAATCCTTTTAATATAAGGTATCTTGTTTGAAGATTAACTGTATCAGCTCTATCTCCAATCATTCCCAATGCAACTAAATCCAAATAATCATCTGCATAATTTACACCATAATAGTTATCTAATAGCTTTGTAAATTTATATGTAACTCCAACTCCTGTCATAGCTTTGTCAGTTATTTTATCTGAAAGCTGATTGTTTACTACTATCGCTGGATTATCAGATGCATCAATACTATGATGATCTAAAATAATAATATCTTTTCCACGTTCAATAAGTTTCTTACATTCTTTTGAATCTCCTGATCCTGCATCTGGTACAATAATGAGTTTTGAATCATCTTCACACATTGAATCCACAAATTCAGATAATCCATGTATTTTACCTTTATGAATGAAGCATCTTATTTCAATGTTTGGATTTATTCTTTTTATGTATTGATAGATATTAGATGCTGATGTAAATCCATCAACATCACAATCCACTAATAAATCTATCACACTTTTATTTTCAATATGTTTTACAAACACATCTCTTGCTTTCTCAATATTATCAAAGAGCAATTCACTCTCTGTATTTTTAACAGTAGGATTCAGGAAGGAGTTTATATCTTTGATACCTTTTAATTTCAAAATATCTTCCAACTCATTTCCGAACCTTACGTGACCTAATATATCGTATTTGAAACTCAAATCTACACTCCTTCCTTATTGATTAGTTCCTACATATATTTTATTCTCCATTAGTTGAAGTAAAGTTTCTTTTCCTCTATCTGTTGGACTATCCTTATATTTAAGTAAGTCATTTGTGTCCCAAAGAACCGAAACAGTTACAAACGGGCTCAATTTGTCAACGATTTTATCTTTTATATGTTTAGCCCATTTTTTACATTCATCAGAATCAATAGTTTCATATTGCTTGTCCAATGCGACTATAACTTCTCTCACACAAAGCATTAAAATCATTCCTTTTTGATAATCGGTTAGATTACTTCCACATAACGCAACTGTAAAATTATCTTCTCCAAACATTGTGTCTGTCTGGAAAACAGATTTTTCAGCTTCTACTAGCATGATTTTTCTTTTCTTCTGAATAGCTTTAAGGTTATGATTTAATCCAAATAGATTCATTCCAAGTGAATGATTATAAAATCTTCTTCCAACTTTAAATGGAGTATATTTACCAAACAATTCAATATCTTCATCTATTAAGGATCTTCCACGAACTCCTATCAATTGATTATTCACATCAAAATGAGGAATGATAATTTTCTGTTGCCATGTAGAATAAAGAATATTGTATTTTTCCATAGTCTCTATGGATATTCCCTCTTTAATCCATTCGTCTGTGTACATCTTTTGAAATATATTCAAAACACTTTTATCATATGGAACTAATGGTTTTTCTTTGGCTTCTTTTTTACTACTCTTCTTATACTTCCTAATGAATTCCCAATCAGATATTTGTTCTTGTTTTCCGAATCCATATTCACAATTATCGAGATTAAGCTTTACACATATCCAATTAATTGCTTTCTGAAATTCTTCTTGTTCATAATCTTTATATCCCATTACTACACCAATAATGTCCAACTGACCACATTCTGTATAGCAATGGAAAGACTTTGAATCTTTATAATAATACAATTTAGGCTTTGTACCATGATGACATATGGTATCTGTAATCCACATATCATCATCTTCATAATAGAAAGTCGCTCCCATTTCTATGAGCAACTTTCTAATATCTTCTTCTTTTAACTTCTCTTTTAATTCTTGGGCGGTCATCGTATACCTCCCTACTTAGATACTTTTGATAATTCTGTCGCTAAATCTGAACCTGAAACATCTACATCTGTTTCAATAATTCCAACATCACCTACATCATCGAGCTTAAAATCAATAAGTGTTTGTTCAATATCAGTTATGAGTTCATAATTGTAATCTGTTACAAAGCAGTCAACTTCTCTCATAGTTCCCATATTAAGCTTTGTCCAAATAATAATTGTCTTCCACTTACCACCACGATTTTTAAATATGTAATATGACATATTCGGAACTAATTTTCCAAAACTTCCATCACTTTCAAGAATTGGTTTTAGCTTTTTTAAATCCTTATGAGTTACAGGAAGTGCTAAAATACCACCATCGGCTTTCTCAATAATAGCCTTCGAACCCTTTAAAGCACCTGCATCCTTATTGTTGTCTTCTTTATAGTTGTCGTTTAACTGTGTTGCTGAACCCAAATATATACCAAACTTATTACATACAGACTTTAATGCTGCACTGAATAAAAAAAGAATCTGATCGGTTCTTAATCTTGTGTGTGTTTTATTGTAATAATATTCATATAATGAAGGGGAATCGTTGATATAATCAAAAAAACAAGCGACTATTCCATGATTTAAGATATATTTTTCGATTGTTTCAGAAATGAGGTCAATAGTAAAATCAGGCATATACTCAACATAATATTCATATGTTTCAATATATTTTGCTGACTCTTCAAGAATTTTTTCTTCTTCTGGTGTAATGTCATCCCAAGTTTCAATTCGATCCTGTTCAATGCCACTTACATGTGCAAGAATAATATCCTGGATTTCATCTTTTTCCAACTCAGTAGAAATAAATAATACTGGCTGACTGTCACCTGTAGATATCCATTCCTTTTTACTCCAATCGTATATTCGGTCAGATACCATATTGCAACCATCAGCAAGAGAACTTCTTGATTTACCACCACCAGATACAGAACTTCTTAATATATATTTCTTAGGTCGCATACCTCTATACACAGTTGTTAAATATCCAGATTGAAAAGGATAACCATATACATTCTGTTGCTCTTTATGTTCTCTTAATCTATCTGTAATTCCATCTCCTGCTTTGAATGAATAGTTATCTCCAAACATATTCTTCCACATAGATTTGAAATCCATAAATTTATTATTTATTTCATTGAGAACATCCATACTTGTCAATTTATTGAATGCTTCTAACTTCTCATCATCATTCTCATCATATAAAAAACTGATATCCATTTTTAATGATTCTACAGCATTCCTAACAATTGAATACTTACGAACATCATCATAATATTTACCAACATTCATGATTTTATCAGAAGACATCTCTATGGCTGACTCAATATATCCCCAACCATCATTATTCTTCCAAAGTGAAATTGCCGTATCAAACTGAGAAATCTCATTTTCAATATCAATAGGTGTAATCTTTTCAACATTACCTTTCTTCGCAATGTTTACAATTGCTCCCCAAATCATTTTATGAAAATTCTCAGGATAATCATTTGTATTTGTTGAATATTTTTCATCTAATACATATCTTGGATTCAAACAATAACATCCAAATAATAAGAAAATAGCCTTTTTATCTACCTGTTGATTAAAATTAATTTGAATCACCACCTTCTAACAAATTTCCCAAATCTATCAAAGATGCTGATTTTTTATTAGAGTTCATAGAAGTTTTTTTAACAACTTTTGTTTTAACTTCCACATCTGACAATTTGTTGATTTGCTCTTTTAATTTTTCTTGCTGTGAATAATAATCCTTTGCTTCATCGTAATAATGTTTAATTAATGCTACACCATACTTTTCAATCAAGGACTTGTTTAATATTTCTTTGCAGTACCAAAGTGTATAAGTCATAGCTGCATATGAATATCCATATTCAGTTTTAAGTTCCTTAATCTGTTTAAGCATAAAACCTGTTGGTTTATCTAACTCATAGTTATTACAGATGAATTCAATCAACTGTTTATATTCAGTAGATTCTCTTTCAATTTTCTTATAGCACTCTTCACAATATGTTTTTGAAGCATGTATGTATTTTTCTTCTGGTTGCAATTTTTTCCCACAACCTTTACATGTTGATAATCTAGCCATATACACCTCTTCACAAAGAACAGGAGGGAAGAATCCCTCCCTTATTTCTAAGCCTTAATTCCAAATTTCTCTACTAACTCTTCGAGTTCCATAACAACAACCTTTGTTAAATCAAGCTGTGTATCTCTAAGAGTATCAAACATCTTTACATTTCCATTATCATCAAGACCAAGATTTCTCTGAAGAACAGCCGTTGCTTCGGCAAGATGACCATTTGATGCAAGTAAACCACCAAGTTCAATACCCTTTGCTTTAATAGCTTCAAAGTCTTCAACTGGTGCAGTCTTATCAATTGTCTTCTCCTTAGTAGTGAAATCTCCACCTAAATCTTCAACAGCCTTTGTCCAAGCCTTCTTGAGATCTTTAACATTGATTTTATCAGGAAGACCGAATGTATCCTTTAAATCTGGATATTTCTCTGTTTTCTTAAATGTGATAAATCTCTCATCTTTCTCTCTATACATATATCCAACGAGATAAGCTGCTTCTCTACAGTAAGAAAATGTATTCTTGTTAAGCTTTAAAGCGTCACTTTCTTTCTTTGTATCGAAATCTTTACTATGTGTTGACTGTGCAATGAAATGTACTGTATACCCAAGGCTCTGAATGATACCAATATTTCTTAATGCACTCTTAAAACGAAGAGAACCTTCACCAAATGCACCAACATCCTTTAAGATTTCTGCATCTCTATTTTCAAGTACATATCTCTCACAAAATTCTTCATATTTATCAAGTGTGTCAATTACAATACAAGAGAACTTCTGCTTGAGTGCTGGATTTCTTAACTGTCCAATAATTGACTTAAAATCAGACATTGTATCAACTTTCTGCGCCATAATACCAGGAATGTTCTGATATCTATCTTCAAACTCTAAGAAAAACGGATCTTTGTCAGGTACGAGTTCCTTCAAAAACTTCATGAGTGTTGTTGTTTTACCAACACCTGTATCTCCCATCCAAACTGTAGAATACTGAGTTAAGTCAACTGACACCTTATTTGGTGTTAAATCTAATAAATTTCCAACCATGTTTTGTTTATCTCCTTTACATTTAAGTTTCTTATTATTCGCCTACCCAAGATTACTCTTGAGTAGGCTTTTTATTTTACTGCTGCTGTGCAAATGGATTATATGTAGTCTGTGGAGCAGGTGTGCTAGTATTCTTCTGGAATCCTTCTGCTGTCTGAGAAGATGATTCACCAGCCTTAATCTCTGCTAACTTAGCCTTTCTCTTAGACTTTAATGTGTCGATAATATCCTGTGTAAGTTCATGCTCAAATACTGTTGAAGCCGCAACACCAGACTTAACATCATTCTTTCTAATTGTTGTCTTTACCTTCTTAACAATATCTGTACCAAATGCAGCCTTCTCTACAACTTCCTGAATATCAACAGAGTTAATAACTACACCAGCAAGCTTTGTAAAGCATCCATCGTAGTAACCTGCACTTCTGAATGCATCTGCCATTGACTTATCAACTGTCATCTTAATTGGAATAAGTGAATCAGCTTCATACTTGGCATCCTTGCCAAATCCATCAGCTCTCTGACCAATAGCATTCATTCTAATTGTAAGATTCCCAGTAGGTACTTCCTTAACAACCTCATCAGTGATAGATTCGATAATACCTTCTACCTCAAATTTAGCTTCGAGAACTGTACTCTCATAATCCTTTGGCTCAACTCTATTGATGAATCTTGCTGAAATCTTATTTGTAGATACAACATTTCCATCGTTACCCTTGAAATCGTTTGCTGTAAACATGCCATCTGTAATAGAGATAATGTCAGGTGTCTCTCCCTCTGCACAATGTTCAATATCCTTGAGATTCATTGCATCTGTGTACTGCTTGTAGAAATAACTCTCCTCAGAAGTGAAATTCTTATTCTCATCCTTCTTATACTTGTAAGCAAAGAAATTGATTTCATGCTCACTATCGTCAGCAGTTCTTAATACGAGACTTCCTCCGATAGCTTCCTCACCCTTCTTTGTAGTAAACTCCTCGATGTTGTTCTTTACAAGCTTTCCTGTTACTGTTACTAAATTTTTGAGTTCCTTCATTAAAATTTTTCCTCCTTAAAATTAAAAAATTTATATAAATATTGTTAATAAAACAATCTATCTAAACGCCCAAATGGACGGAACACAGAAAATAAATTTATGTAAAAATCTATCTTCAACAGTGATTTTTGAGCGTACAAACCCAAGGGTATGCTGTTCTTCCACCCATACATGAATGCTTTATATAATTTTCGAGACATTTTGTTTTGGAATTTTTTGAACTGAATTGTTCAAGACTAATGATTATCTAAGATATTTCCCGTTACTTCATACATTTCCAAATCATTTAATTCACACCATGATTCAAAGTTATCTCTCTGAACATACCAACCAACATTCATTCCGAGAAATTCATTCTCACCATTTCCATAAGAGACTACATTATATAATTCTCCGTTTAGAATGTCGTTTTCAAAGATTAACTTGCCATTCTTATCATGACTGCCAGTACATCTACATAACGTGTTTGGATCTATTTCATATTCTCTAAACACATTTGGCAATCCCCAATCTGTCATCTCATCACAAATGATATAATGATGTGTCTGAATAGGATTTCTATCATTATCTTCTTTAAAACAATATGTAGTCTCTTGTTTACTCGCATAAAATCCTGTAATCCATATGTTAGAATTTAATAATTTTGCTTTACATAGCTGTGTATCTAAATTCTTCATTTTCCACCACTTATATTCTCTATTTATACAGTAATCTTTACTTTGATAAGTCTATATGACTGATCAGCGTTTGGATATTTCTCTCTATCCACTTCACTGATAAACATTTCATATGGTCTAATCCATACTCTTTTATCCTTTAAACTCTGATATACAACCATCTTTTCTTCTGTTTCTGTATTAGTTCCAATGGCAACAATCTTATAGAAACCACCTTTGAAATGTTGCACTGTGTCTCCTGGTTTAAAATCTCTATCATACACAAATAAATCATCTGCGCCATTTGATTCCATATGTCCTAAAATCTCAACATTCATTGTGATAAATTCACCATGTTTCAGAAGTTCTTCCTTTTCAATAAGTGCAACTTTATCAATTAAATAACCATTCTCTTTTTCTTCACAAGTAACAATCTGTCCTGACTTCCAATTATTTGCAAAATCTTCATTAAATCTAAACTGTGACACTTTTCTCACCTCCTCAAATTTCACAAAGAAACAGTGATTTACACTGAACTTAATTCATCGTGTAATTTTCCACATTTCTTACATCTGAAAATGTGTTTTACTGTACTATATTCGTCTATAATTTCGTGAGCTATTTCAACATAATCATGTGACTCACATGGACAGATAAGATTCTCTAAATAAGATATTCTCTGTCTATATTTCAGTTTTTCTACTTCATATTTTGTTCCGTTAATCCACATAAGATTCTCCTATATGTTTATTCTATATTCGATTTTCATTTTGGGAAATTGTTTGGTTGATTAACCAATAAGATAAAGCATTCCGATTATATAATGTAATGTCTGGTCTGTAGTGTATGTAATCTTATTCCATCTTGCCTTTAACGGATCAATAATCAGATGTGAAATAAAGATTGCTGCCAACTGCCATGTCCAACCGAATACTATTAAGAATGGAACACAATATAATGCACAATGTACAAATAAATGATACCAATTCTTTCCTTTTGTCTGTGCAATAAAATCACATTGTAATACATAATCACCAATTAAGTGACATAGCACAATCAATACAATTGTGTGTAAATTTAAATTCACCATACTCACATCTCTCACCTCCAACTATATATTCTCTGTTTCAGGTTCTTCCAAAACTGCAATACTTAAAGTTCCTGTATCGCAATTTGTCTTAAATCCAAGTTTATTCAACTCTTTATCTAATTCGTATAGATCATTTTCATCTGTACTGTAAAACTTACTACCTTTACAAATCTCGACAGCTCTTACATATTTTTTATCTTGTCGAGCTGAACTAACATATAACCATTGGTCTGTATCTACTTTAGATATTTTATTTCGTGGAGCTACTGTGAATTGTTTAAGAACTTCTTCGATCTCATCTCTATGTTCTATGTAATTATCTACTGGATCTCGTATCAAATTAAGACACGCTCTACGACCTCTTTTATATTCCATAATAATATTCTCCAATCTGTATCAGTAAATGTCAGTTTCCTTCGACTCTATTTCTTCACTGTTACATTGAAAACTGACCTTAAAATACAGATAATCAACCAAATACCAGTTGCAATAGACCACTTAAATGTTAATCCAAAACACATTGTAATAAGCTTAATGATTCCACATGTAACAATCCAACTAAGCCCATAGCATACAGCTAAAATTGTAATGACAATAACTGTCGTTGCTCCACCTTTTGTTAATTTTTCCTTCAAATTACTCATATGTATATTCTCCTTTACGCTTCAAAATTGAACTCATCAGACGAAATCTTGTTGTTAATAATCTTCTGATAAATATCTACATACATCTCATCTTTATCTCTGTTATAAGTAACTTCCGCATACTTGTTACCCATTGGCTGTCCCCAAATAGTACATTTCTTATAACCTAACTCATGTGCAAACCACACAAGATCCAACTGGTCAATACTGATATTTTCACTCAATGTCTGAATCACTGCATTCTTTGCAGCTTTTTCAAATTCGTAACTTGTCATTTTAATTGTCCTCTCTTTGCTTTTATATTCTTTTAACCGATTGTCAAAATTGCTGGATTTACAACACCATTGCCATCATAGTTGTATTCCTTATTGTGCCACTTTCTTAAATACTCTCCGTATTCCCAACATTGTGAAAGAATACTAACTGCGTATCCGTACATAACCCCTGTTATGCCCTCTGTGTCTGCTTCATGGCTTAACTTATCAGCATTATCAACAATAACTTTCATAGCATCTTCTGTAGAAGATTCAATCTTGTTCTCTAACATTTCTGCCCATCTTTCAGCATATGTAAAACAAGCTCTACCATAACCGTCACTATTCTTATCATACCAATCCTTGTATTCTTTTTCGTGTCCTTCTAAAATTTTCATATTTCCTCTCTTTCTAAACTTCGCAAGAAACCGATATTTCTTGTCCATTTTGTTACTATATATAGTAGTTTCAATCTATCTAACCGCTATATATAGTATGTGATTTTATAAAATATACTACCTATTGTATTATTCTCTTTTTTACTTCAATAAAGCAGCAATCTCATCAATTTCCAGCTCTGTTTTCTTATCATCAGAAAGCAACTTGTCCAACTTGCTCTCCATTTTCTTCAAATCAGACTCTTCTTTCTTCAGACCAGATACCTCTAACTTACTCTTAATATCTTTAATCCATGCTGTCACACTGTATCCTGAAATTTCAAAATCAGCCATATTAAGATCCTTAGCAGACATTAAATATGAATTCAATCTAATCAAAAGTAACAACAACGCATCATCTGAACACACGTTTAGATTAATTGTCATTCCATCCATATTAAGAACACAATTTGTTTCAGGAATAAATCTAACCTTCCTTTCAGAAATTGATTTCTTCTTGGCTTCAATCTGTTTCTTTAATTCTAAAATTCTGTCATCGTTTTTACTCATTAAACTCGTACTCCTTTTTATATTCTCTACCATTTGCTAAATATTTCTGCTTACATACTGGTTTTAACTTTTCAAAAACTGTTTCAATAGAAACTGGAATCATATGCGTCTGAATTTCTTTTTGACCATAACATACTTCCACTTCTCTTTCTTCTGTCGGAAAAATATCAATTGCTTCCTTATCTCCATGATAGATATTCTTGGCACTATATTTATAAACAGTATATTTTCCGTTATCTTTTGACCTATATGGCGTTGTCATTTCATATTTAATATATTCTCCATTGTTGTTTACCATAAAACGAACATTGACATATTTTCTTGTTATATCATCATCGACATATGTATTAATTGCTTTTTCATAAAAATCTTCAAATGAGATATTTACAATTTTATCCTTGCTATCATCTATAGGGGAGAATTGATAAGATGATTCCATTGAATCATAAATTTCAGAATATTTAGATGTGCATTTATCATCAAGACAACTAATAAGTTTGTTTTTAGGAATACTTTTGAATTGCTCAAATTCATACTTCCCATCGCTTAATCTTGCAAACCAATGCATTTTACCATATAAAAGGTTGTTAATTCCTTTATGAGAAATCTTACTATAATATCCAAAACGAGTTGGTTCAGTTGGAATATCTTTATAAGATTTTATTCTTACAAATTTACCATCCTGCATAAATTCATAACCATGTCCATATGTTTCGAAACGTCCCATATAAATCCATTCGATATTTTCTTTTGTAAGATATGTTGCGCCAAGAATCAAATCTCTTGCCTTAATAGATTCATTGTTATGTACAATCTTATTATAAGCTGCAATCTGTTTATAATCAGGTGACTCGACTGGCATAAGAACTAAATCCTTACCATCCCATCCATATATAAATTCTCCTTCAAGTCCCTTACCTTTGATACAATTCGCATTTTCGAGAATATACAATAAATTTTCAATGGTAATTTCAAACTCAAATCCTCTTGGATCATATACTCTACAATAAGCATGTCTGTGATCCCATCCTGTAGAGTAATCGCCAGCTTTTTTATTTAGTACAAATCCTTCTGTTGGGACATTATCAAATTCATCATTCGGAATTTTATCGTCACGCCAACTATTCCATGAAGCTTCTTTTCGCAGTTTGCCTTTTTCGTCATAGTAAATGACATAGGCAAGTTTTCCTGTGTAAGTTCCTGAACGATTTTGATATCCAACATTTATTGTTTTAGGAATAAAAATGCTACTGTTCATTCTGTTATTCTCCTCTTACAGTTACATCAGTTCGTCTATCATAAGCCCAATCAACATCAAATGATGTCATGTTATCCGTACTGACTACTTCACCATTCTTAATTACAACTGGCTTACCTCTATATGGAACAAATACCATACATTCCATATCTTTATTGTTTGTCTGTGATTTCAATAACGACTGAATAATTCTGTCCTGTTCCTGAATAATATCCTTATAGTGGTTATAGGTTCTAATCACATCATCATGTTCGCTTTTATAACAATTAATTAAATGTGCAATATTGTTATTAAGGCTGATAATTGCATCAAAAATTTTATCAAATGCTTTCATATATTTATTCTCTCCTTTTTACATAATATTTAACTTGACTCTTTCTTTATCATATAAAATTCCACCGTTTTTCAACATTTCATCTATGTTGATATTGAGACTTGCAGACTGAAACTTTTTAAATCTATGCATAATAATATTTCCATCTGCATCTTTAACATCCGTATATTCTGGTTCGTCTAACTTAAATTCACAAGATGACATCATATTTTCAAACTTATTTGACTGTTCTTTCATAGTTAAATAATCCGATTCAGACATCCTCGCTCGTTCAATAAAATTATGTACTTTTCTTGCAATCGTTTTTAATTTTCTCCTCATTTAACACACATCTTTCTTAGTCTTATTTTTAAAGGAAACGATATTTACCCATTCTTCGTTTCAAATTCTTCAAGTGCTTTATAAAATTCGCTACCTTTAATTTCTGTAAAACCTGTATCATCATCTGGTGTAATAGTTTCATATTTTGTTGTAGAAATTTTCAAGTATAATTTATTCTCATACTTAAATCTTGAAACTAAATATCCGCCTAAATGTAGTTCCTTAAAATAATCTCCTTCACGAATCGAATGATTGTTAATGACAATATTCTTTTCGATGCATAAATTCTGAAACTCTTTTAAAGTCTTGCTGTTAGCTCTAAACTTTCTCATTAACACATCAGAATCACTGAATAGTTTCGTTGGCTTCAGTAACTCTTTTCCAAATTTCTGATCATTTTCATTACAATCAGATATATATAATCTGATATTATTCTTTTCATGCTCTTTAAATGGGCGATTTACAAATCCATCTCCACTAATATAATATTCTTCCCCTACAATACCTTTGTTCTCAAAAAAATTATTTGCTACTATTCTTCTTTCTTCTTCATGTTTCCTATAATCATTAATCTCTTTTAAGAATTTCTCATTTGTTACAATATAAAATTTCTCCATTTTTTATCTCCACATTTCCAAAAGGAACGAATCTTTACTGTTAATTTATTCTTTGTTTATCTCTTTATTACTTTCATATTTTTATCCCAACTTCCTGCTATAGTTCCGTCAGGATGAATAATAAATTCTCTACAAACTGCATCATCTTCAATTTTTTCAACTTCACTTAACATCTTCATATTTGAATAGCTGAACGTAATGTATGTATCATTATATTTCCATATTTCATACACGTAATAATCCTGTATTGTCTGTTCAATTAACTCAAAATGATTAAAGGCATATTCTAAAATTTGATTGTATAAATCTTCTTTATCATCATATTCAATGCCAGTTGGTTCACCAAGTTTCATAAGTTTTCTAAAAGATAAATCATCTGCAAATGAATAAGCTCCTATTCTATTCAATACATCTTCAATTGAATTAACATCACATAAAACACATTGTATTCTCATTTTTGTATGTTTTAATCTTTTCTTGATGTTTTTTAACTCATTCAATGTTGGCATATCGCAACCGAAAATTTCATTATTTCTCTGATCTGAAATTGCATGACGACTAATATCTACAAAATCAAATAGACCATCTATCTTATCTATATATTTGTTAAGATATTTTGCATTAGTATTCATGGTTAAAAATTTAATATCATGTTTTCCTAACACTTCACATAGCTCATTAAATCTTTTGAATAGTAATGGTTCACCACCAGTTACAGATACAGAATATAAAATACCAGCTTGTTCCATTTCAGACAGCATTGAATCAACCTGAGATATAAAATATTTCGCATTTTCCTGGCATTTTGAATTCTGCTCTACACAAAAGAAACATCTTGCATTACAAGCATCTGTAAGTTTTAAATGTAAATGCCATAACCACTCATTCTTTTCAACCAATATTTTATTACCAAATAAATTTACTTCCATTTTATCGTCATATGTAATTGGAAGTTTTTCTACATCACAACTATGTATGTAATCTTCAATTTTTGTATGTTGTACGAACATCTATTTCACCACCTCACAAATGTTTATTCTCTTAATCCATCCAACACTCTCATCAAAACGTGTCTTGTAAGATTCTTAACATCACCACTATCCAATCCACATTCAATGTCACAAATCTTTAGAACTTCATCAAATGTTTTATTTCTCTCTTCACTCAACAAGCTCTTACAATGCTCATACTGAATATCATTTGTCTCATGAGCATTTCTAAGATTACTTTCTAAGCAGCGAATAATATCAATCAGTTTATCTTTTGTCATAGACTTTAATGTACTATCTGAATATGTTTTTCTTCCATCACCTATTGACATGTCCCACCTACTTTTACAATACCAATAGCTCTTTCATATGCATCCTTTAAGCCTTCAGCATAATCAACGCTAGAACTTCTTACAATTCCGTAACATCGTTTCAACTGTTCTACAACATCATCAATATCATAAGCTGTCGGCTGAATATCAATTATTGTGCATAAATCATCAAGTGATACATAAGCATTTCCATTTTTATCTAATTTTACAAATTCCCCTACATTTGAAATATTGTCTGCATCAATTAATCTCATTTTACTTCTCCTATTCATAATCTTCTGGATGTTCTTTATAGTCATCTACTACACTTTTCATATAACTGAAATAATCTCTCACAGTGTCGCTACTTTCAGAAAATCCACTTGTAACTTCATATCCATCATCGAATACTGCAAAGGTCAAGGAACTCTGAATCACCTCGTTCTACTTCTATGTCGCAACCTTTATATTTGCCCTTCATAATGTTATTCTCCTAATCGTACTCATAGTCATCAAGTTCCACTTCCTCACCGCATTCAGGACAATCACACCAAGCACCATCTCCCCAATAATCACTATTGAAATCAACTTCATCAAAATTCACTTCAACTTCTTCATGGCAAAATGGACACTCAAATGTGATATAAGAAGGTCTACTGATGATTGTGTAATTGACTCCATTGTTCATAGCGTTATTCACCACTATCTAATATTTCAACATCAATGCAGAATAAATCGTGTAAATTTTTAATCTGCTCATCAGTTGGTTTCTTCCATGCCATTATTTCATCCACATTAATCGTTATAGCACCACCACATAGCTTGATTTTTGCGATGATTTTAGGATTATAAATAGCTGCAACTTCTGGCATTGGAATATAACAATTTGTTTTTGGTAATTGTGTCATGTATTTATTCTCCTAATCATCTTTGTCTATAATGAACCAATATAAAAAACTTAAAAATGTAAAAGTAATTCCAAGTATTTTATTTTCTACTTGATATGAATACATCGTTACACCACTACAGAACCATACCAAAAGAAATGCGATTACCTGTCTATAATACTTTTTCATTTCACACCTCCAATCTATCCAAATGGAAGAAAAATTTCTTGCTAATCTAACCACCTATTATCCAAATAGTAGAACCCAAATACCATTCCACAAATTAAAATAACCCAAAAGATCCAGAAAATAATAATTGGAAAATCAGATTCTAACCTTTCTATCGTCTTATCAATAGTCAAATTATTATAAAATGATGTGTTATCAGAAATAGTTTTATTTCTCAAATCTGTAAAAATTGTTCCTTTATATTCAGTACCAATACCATAATATTTGTACCTCACATGACTTGATTCATTGATAGTGTCAATATAATCAGTACCAGGTAAATCAATTTTATTACTTATGAAATTTATTCCACAAAATGATATTTCTTTACACTTAATATCTTCACTTCCGACTCTATCCCAAGTCCAATATGTTTCTGTTGTATAATAAGTTTGTGATTTGCCATTAACAGTTCTTGTATGAGCTACTTGTCTTGTATGCATCGTATATCGCTCTTTGACTTTTTCTACATACATATATTCTCCACTAATTTCAGGATATGTAACTGTATCTACCGCTTTTAAATCACCATATACAAACGCATTACCAACATTTGTATCCATTCCGTATTGGAACATTTCTTGACTTTCTATCTTAACAGCCTTGTTATAAATTTCATTTTTATCCATTTGATATTCTGAAATCTTAGAAGAAATCAGAATACCAAACAGAATCATAACTGCAATGATAGAAATACTAGCCAAGATTTCACGTTTTGTTATTTCAAAATCGCCAAAATCAAAACCTTTTCTACCATATCTCATAGACTAATCCTCTTTAAATAAATCCTGTGGAGCATTAACTGGTGCATTGTAATCCAGATACTCATATTCCTGCACTTCATATCCAAGTAACCCAAGAAATTGTCTTGTAGGGAACTTTCTTACATATCTCTTGTATTCCTTAATCTGCTTATTGTAATTGCTGCGATACTCTGCAATCATATTCTCTGTCATAGATAACTCATTCATAAGAGTCTTATAGTTCTCATTGGACTTCAACTCAGGATATGCTTCTGCAACTGCTGTAATAGCTGTTGTTACATTCTCAATATCTCCTGTTGATCCACGACCATCAGCAACTGCTGTCAATGTATCAGCTTCATGTTTATCATACTGTTTTACACAATCAGCAAGGTTATATACAAGGTCAACTCTTCGCTTTTCCTGTACCTTAATATCTGATGATGCTGTGTTTACCTGCTCCTCAAGTGCAATAGCCTTATTCTGTGAACTCTGTACACCAAATACAATCATCAAAATAACTGCTAACACTCCTACGCCAATAATTACTGGCACTTTCCAATTTGTATTCTTCATTCTTGATCTCCTTTATATGTAATTTTTTATTAGTTACACTGTAATATTCTCTTATTTGTCGGGATTCCCATAGCCGAATGGCTTAGATATGATTAAAAATTTTCACAAGAAAGATTGGTTTCTTATACCTGTTCAATTTCTGTTGCTTCTACACTTTTGAATAAAATTTTATCATTGCCAAAGTCATTATAAATTAATGTTGGATCTTCCCACTCTTCATATCTCATGTATCCAATAAAACCATCTGTTCCGATATAAGGTTCTAACCAATCTAAAAACTCTTCAATTTCAGAATCATAATTTTTCAAATTGGCTCTGATATTAATTTTCCAAGTCTTAGAAATATCGTCAAACACCATTTTACTGTTAGTTGAGCCATCAAAATAATAGCTGTCACAACAAGCGACCATACTCCATCTATCACATTTGAAAAATTTGTGTTCTGGTAATATTGAAGGAGTATCCGTTCCTTCTACAAGACAATGTAAAATATCTACAATGTCTTTCGGTGTGTTCCTTAATAAATCAAAACACACATTAATCTCTGTATACATTCCCATTATGTTTTCACCTCCAATGTATTATTCTCTTTTATTCAGAATCCAATAATTCATATTGCTTCTGCAATTCTTCAATTTCATTTCGTTTAAAATCTGCAAGAGCTACACATTCTTTATGATCCAAATATATACATGAGTCAACACAGTCAATGTCTCTTTCTGAACAAAAATAACCTTTATATGTATACTTTTTTGGCATCAACGCCTTAACTATTGAATGTGTTCTTCTCATATTTGCATCGTCAAGAAAATCAATTTCCTGTTCAAGTCTCTTAATTTCTTGATTAATTTTTGTTGCTTTTTCTAAATTTTCTCGTTTCATATATTACCTCTATACCCAAGGATATGTTGCTTTCTTATGAAGTTACCCAACTAATTACAATATTTTTCAATGCCTTGCGTCATAATATCTCTTAATTCATCTTCCTCATATGTAGAGCCAAACTGTGACCAACTACAACTATATTCTGTATCATTGTGTACTAACGCAAGTTTAAATACACTGCCACCATAATTTTTATATGCATCTAATTTGATAGCTTTAATATGAGGAATTTCTAAATACCAATTATGTTCTTTATATTCAAACTGAATATTAGTAGCTTGACCAAAATTAAAATCAATAAATTTAACATTGTTTATATACTCAATGTCAAGAAGCTTTTTAATATAATCAATATACCAATCATACACTTCCTTTTCTTTATACTTCTTTCTCTTATCAAGCTTGTTCCCATCTGCATCCTGATTCTTTGATAACATATTTAACCATTCTCTACACATTTTAATTGTGGATGGCTGATCAAGCAGCATATACTGGATGTTTTCTTTATAAGTGCGAAATGCCTGTTGTTCAATAAGGTCACATTCATTCTTCATATCATCCAATGCTTGCTTCTTTGCAGACAATCTTCTTTCTGCTCGTGCAAATTTATTTAATGAACTCATTTCATATTCGCCATTATAGTTGTATGTGTCATTTTTATATACTAAAGACATTAATCGTTCACCTCTTTTATCTTTTCTAGCTCCTATTCTCTCTTTGCATTCAAAAGAATCCTGAATTTACTGTCACTTGTTAATTAACATATTCTTTAATTCTTGCTCTCTATCAAAAACTAACTGACTATATCCTTTAAACCCAAGATCCTTTTCCAATTGTTCTATAATTGGATTTTCTACTACTTCGTAAATATGTTTTATTTCGAATGCTTCTAGTTCATCTTTGTAAACAATTCCATTTGCTAATGGGAATAAATCCACATAAAACCTTTTTCTCCAAAATGTTTTATATCCTATAAAATCTTCAATGTATCCACTCCGTTTAATCAATTCAGAAAATACAGTATCTTTATTTCTAAATTCTTCTACTCTATTTTCAGGCAGTTCCCCGTATAAATAGACATATCTGCCACCAACACTATCTGCATATTTCCATATTCCGTTTATTTTTAAATATAAATATTTTTTATGTATATAAACTGCTTTCATATTAATTAATTTACTTTCTATTAACCCATTCCTTAAACTCTTTGAAATCTTCCTTTGTAAGCACAATATCAGAATAATAGAAATCTTTATTCCAGATAATTGCCCAAATTTTCTTCAGCTTTTCAAAGAACGGTCTTTGCTGAGTGTAAAAGTTACCGTTTGTATATGTTAAGAAGGCATAATCCCCATCTTCATAATCATGAATCTTAAAGTGGATACCTTCATCACATCCACATTTACAGCTTACGATTAACTCATCATCTTTGAAATTCTTAAATACTGCCATAATAATCTCCTTTACTTACCATTCCCTAGTCCAACTTTGTAATCGTCTTTCACATCAATAGTAACTTCTCTCTGAAATTTTCCTTCCTTATCGTACAGAGACAAGTAATATCTGTTACCACGCTGTTCTAATACAACATCCTCATTCTCAAACAACTGAACTCGTTTCTGTTTCTGTACCATTTTAATATTCTCCTTTCCACTCACCCAATTCGTAAAAGTCATTAATTTTGTTATCTATTTCTTTTATTCGTTCTCTAAGTCTGAATTCTTCTTTTTTACTATCTGTTCTCATACTTTTTTGAAGTAAATCATAACGCTGCTTAGTCAATTCTTCATATTTATCAAACATATCAATCTCGTCTACAATCGAAATCTGTATTTTTTCACCACAATGAGGACAAAACTTGATTGGATAGTTTTCGGTATTCTCAAATTCATCTTCATAGGAAGTAAATGTTTCACTATATGAAGTACAAAATTGAGGCACATATACATCGTAATCATCACAATCATATTTAGAAAATAAGTCTTCATTTGTAAAAATAATAGCCTTGTCATCCTGAATTGCCTCACAACAATGCTTAAATGGTTTATATTTATATGAACAAGTATCATTAAATTTTAATCTAATCAATTCTATCTTCATATCTTTATCCTCCTAACTTCCTGCCACACCAAGGACAATGTGCAATATACTCTTTCTGATGAACAAATCCATCATCATACTCATCCCATTCAGATGTTTCTATATCCAAATAATATTCATTAGTTAATGAATCTACATATATTCGATTGTCTGGTGAGTCATAATCACAACGATTGCACATACACTTACCTCGCTTTATCACATTTATTAAAATCCAAAAGCATCTTATACTTATATTCTCCAAATCTTTCTTTCCAACGCTGCTTTGCTTTATCAGTATCCCAACTAAAGGGCATCATATGATAATTGATAAGGAAACATGTGTCTAATACAACATCAGAATTAACATGATACATAGCTGTCATGTATTGATATGAACCGTAACAATGATGCTGATAATAATGAGCTATCCCATCTTCATCAAATGTTTGTGTACTCAATTTACCTAAATCATGATACAAAGCACCTATTCTAAATCTTGCAGGATAAGCATATTTTGTAGAAAATAATCTTGATGTATATTTACAGTGTTCAAATAAATCCATTGTATGATGCGGATTTTTCTGATCAAATCCTCTCATATCTGGAATATCATTTGGTTCGTAATCATTTAATAAATTACGAATAATAATTTCATCGAAACCCTCTTCCTTGAATGGAATCTGAAATTTTCTAATCTGCTTATCTAACACAAATTTAGGTACAAGATGTTCTCTATGTAGATTATCTTCTTTACACTGTTCAAATGGCTTTGGAATAATTACACATACTTTTCTGACATTTAAACCATTTACTTTCATCATAATTGCTCTGCGAGATTTCATAGTCAGATTAGTCGCATCAGCAATTACATTCTTTTTATTTTCCAAATTCTTGCGGATTCTATTGTGAAAAATTTTAAACACTTCTTCATTATGTTCTTGGTCTTCGTAATTACCTGTCAATTCTTCACGAATTGCATCCGATGATACAATTACTGTACTTGGATTTTCATTGGCAATCTGAGTGGCAATGGTTGATTTACCACTGCCGCTCAAACCGCACATGATATATAGTGTAGGTTTATTCATAAATAACTCCTATCCGTTATGCTTTAATAAATACTCTCGACTTACATTCTTAAAACTCTGCTGACCATCAATACTGCGATATACAAAACCCTCTCTCTTAACCTTTGGGTTTAATTCACTATATCCATCAGCTTCAAGTTTCATCTCTTCCATAGTCTTAGGTAACTCATAAGCCGTATCAATAATTGGCACACTTGTTAATCCATGACTCTTACAGAAATCAGACATTTCTACAGTTCCAAGTCTTGTACCATCAATAATCAGATTGAATACAAATAACTTATTCTCCGTAAGTTTATATGGATTGCCCTGAACTGAGCCAACTCCTTCACCTTGTAATACAACTCTGTTATAATTATTCTCTGTTGCAAACTGTATAAGAATCTTTTCAATGTCATATTTATCAGCCAATTCCCAATAAATATTTGACTCGTGATAACAAGCCTGTTCTCTATCAGCCTGTCTTACATTTCTACTGCATACAATAAAATCAAATTTGTTCTTGCCCTTCTTCAATCTATCAACTGCAAATGTACAACTTGTGCCATCGCATTTCTCAGTCTTAATCCACTTTTCGGTACTCTGAAGATAAAATGGTGCATTCTCAATTCTCGTCTCATCTGTTTTGACAATCCAATCTGGGAACTTCTTTGGATTATCTTTCTTGCGACCAAACAATAAAAACATAATCTTACGACCAATGCTGTATCTCATAATCCTTCTTACAATTGGGTTAGCGAATAACTTTGGTCTACGCTTTGCCATTGACTTATATTTAGCATTGGGATCAACCTTATTGGTCTTTCTTGCAACATCCTCTTCTGAAGCATATGTAATTTTCAAATCTTCTGTAACATCATCACCAATATTTCTATCCTGTAATTCTGGGAAAAGTGATAATGGTAAGGCTAATCCCTGGCTAATTACCTTGAACTTGCCAAGTTTCATAGTCTTAACTTTAAATTTCTTATTTGCTAAAAATTCAAATCTCTCATCTGTTTCAGGACACTTGCTGTCAATTTCAATATAAACAGCCATATCTCCTACATTAAACTCGCCCTTCTTAGCGATACAAACCCATCCTAAAACTCCAATAAGTTCAATATTGTCAGCTCCTTCAATCGGTCTGATCCACTCAATCTTTTCTACATGTGCTAATGCTCTTTCTTTGTTCTCCAAGTTCCTCTTACCTTAGTAAGTAGTGCGCACTTTATCCTATAGGAACTTTTCTATTTTTCCTTTCTTTTTAATCTTCTAATTTGTGTTACCTTTTGCTTCATTACAAAGCTTACACATTGTTTGATAGTTACTAATATCATCAATACCACCTTTTGAATGTGGCATAATATGATCTTTTGTCATTAAAATTTCATCACCATTATCATCAACTGCATACAAATTCAGATGATAAGTTTTATCTTGTAAATGTCTTTCTTTTGCAAAATATTTTCCTTCAATTCCGCAAACCACACATTTACAACCTTTAGTGAAAAAAGTCTGGTATCTCTGGCTGTTACCTTTTATTAAATCCCCATCGAAATCAACTTTTGCAAGTTGTCTATCCTTCTCAAACAAAACATTTTTAACCTTATCTTTAACTTCTTCTATTGAATAAATTTCTTTCCTAATTAATCCCGATTGATTAAAATCTTTTAATAATACTTTTACTTCGTGCAACTTGTAACATTTTTTAAATAATGGTTTATTGTTTAATGTTACGCCAATCAATTCTGTATCATTCTTAGGTGACATAGGATTTTTATTCTTCCGAAAATTAGTATGTAAAAAATCTTGTACTGTTTTAAATTTTAATGACAAGATTTTGTCTTCAAACTTATATTGAATTTTAAAATTTTTATCTTTTTTTCGCATAAAACATATCTCCTTATAATTTATTGTCACCTATATATTCTCTCTTTATTGTTCAAGAACTCTAAGGAAACGCTTCTTTATTGAGATTGCTTCTTAGTAGCTTCTTTCAAAAATTTTTCCATACTATCAGCATCTTTATCTGTGAATTTTCTTAGTTTTTCATAACATTTTCTTGTCATCATAAGTGTATTATTCACTAGAAGTATTTTCGTGTTATCTTGTACAATTTTCATGCCGTATCTTTTCAACCATTTCTTGTTAATACGCTTTTTCTTGTGAGTTCTTCTTTGAACATCTTTAGTGATATACTCAGTTATGAGGATTTCATAACCTAAACCTTCAATTGTTTGTATATTCATTTATTCTCCTATTTCTATATATTCCAATTTTCTATATATTCCAATATCCAACTGTCATATTTATTTTCTTTGATCAACTGCTGATATAAATTTATCCATCCTTGTGCTGAAAGACCTTCGTACTTCCAAACGCATTCTTTCCAATGTCTGTGTACAAAATGACCTCTTGTTTTTAACTCAATGCATTTCACACATTTATCGTATAATTTCTTGGAATACCAATTCGATCTACTTCTATTCCAACCCTCTATGAATGCTTCAGTCGGATCATACATACTTCTCATATCAGTAAGAGTTCTGTCGTATAACTCAGTTTTTGCATTGTATAAGCAATGAAGCAAAAAGTAGATGTCTTCATAATTATTTTCAAACTCACATTCTCCAATATTTAAATCAAAATACATTATTCTCACCTACTTTCATAACCAAAAGAAACGTGGTTTTACTTTGCTTTTCAACCTCTGAAAGCCTTGATTTTAGGGCATTTCAGAGGTTGAGATTTTTAATAATTTGTGATTAATACCTCACAATCTGCACTCTTATCCTTTTTCTGGTAATTACAGTTACTATAATCATGCTTTAAATAATGAACTATGTATTTATCTTTCCATTTATCAAGTAATGGATTGTCATATTTGAGATTATTACTTAATGCAAACTTAACGCCTTTATCATTCAAAGCATCAAGAGTCTCTAGTAATTTATTCTCCATTTCTTCTGTCCAGCCACCGTTTTCATTGTATGTAGCAACAGAATTAAAATATGGTGGATCTGCATAAACAAAATCACCTTCCGTAAAATCAGAAAAATCAAATCTCTCAAATGGAATATTTAAGAAACTACAATCTATTTCATTCAGTTGCTTATGAAAATCTATAAATTTTTGTCTAAGAGTGGGATTAAAACTGGATCTGTCTTTACCAAAAGGCATGTTATATTCACCTTTGGAATTGAATCTGATTTGATTATTGAACGCATAACATAAAAGCGTATAGAATTTAATTGGATCTTTAATACCTGTGTTATATTCTTTTCTAAACAGTAAATATCCTTCTTTGTTTTCTTTCGTTAATCCATACTTACTAATATATGAATCAATCTTATATAATACTTCTTCAATATTTGAACCTTGTAAATATCTTAGAAAACCAACTACCTGCTCACATATATCATTGTAGATAATATGATCAGCTTTTACATTAATACCAACATTAAAACCTCCACCAAATAAATCTACAAAAGTATTTATCTTATCTGGAAACATTGGTACAATAATTGGTAGTAACTTATACTTGCCTCCGACATAATTTAGAGGCGATTTAATATATGTATTTTTCAAATTTGTTCACCATAGTAGCTGCGCAGCTTTACTCACATGTGAACGTCTTTCCTTTCCTTAATTGTAATTACATTGATATATTCTCTTTTTTATCCCGAATATTATATAGTTTTCGTGACAAACCTTGAAACCAAAATTTACTGTTCTTTTTAATAGATCTCTGTCCATTCACTAATTTCTACTTTATTATCAGGATAGCCAGATAAGCTCCATTCATTGTCGTTATATACCACTTTCCACATAGCATTTTCTCCATGTGGATTACCTTTAATTTTGCCATAATATAATCCTGAACATGGTGGTAATTCTTCCTCTGTTTTTCTCCAAATTGGCTTCTCATATACTTTGTTAATGTCATCTACTGCTTTTGCTAAATCTGTCGCAATTGTATTGAAATATCCTTTTTGTAAATCAATCATTTTTTCTAAATAATCTTTAGTAATATTGTTCATTTCAAGTATGTAAGTATGATTAATCTTAAAATCAATTCCAAGTCCAATCATTGCTCCCACACAAAGTCCTAATAATCCAATTAATACTGTTAAATAAATATCCATATCTTACCTCTTTCGGTTTACTTTTATCTTAAAATCTTACTTAATCTCTTCATAACTTCTTCGCAAAATCTGTACAAACAAGTCTTTTTAAATGCTATTCTCAAATCATCAACAGTTTGTCTATATTGCTGACGTAATTCGTTGTCTATCATATTATTCTCCAACTTCAACTATCTGTTTTGTATTAATATCATAGGTGCATAACTTACCACTTTCTGAATAATATGGTGACATATAACCATAACCTGAATTTCCTGCACATTCATTAAATACTATATAAACAACATGGGTTGTGGAATAATAATATAAATCATTTTCACCTTCTATCGAAACAAGCTTTGAATGATTATCATAATTTTTACTGCCTTCATAAGTACATCCAGTCATTCCAAAACATAATATTAATCCTAATACAACTGCTAAAATTTTCTTCTTCATATGGCTTATTCTCCTATCTACCATACATAATGTATTCATCACCAAGTTCAAGATTCATTTTATAATTTCCATTGTTATAAACCTGAACTCTCATATTGTAAAACTTACTATCCTGCTCATGAGAATTTGGATCATAAGGATAACTGAAACCTGCCCTTGTTAGATGTCTAAGAACACGTCTCTCTGTTGTTGCACGACTACATCTTTCTTCAAAAGCTAATTGTCCATTGTCGAGATTTACCAAACTACAATATGTTGATGTACTGTCGCCACCATATTTGTTTTTATTATCTCTGAACGAAATCACTAAATAAACACCTATTACATTGTTATTTTCTTTTTGCACTATGACTGCACCATTTGTTAATTTGATATTTCTGTCTAAGTCTACACAATCGCAAACTCCTTTAATACTTATATTCTGCATTTATTTGCACCTCCTGTTGTTTATTCTCTGCTTAATTCAGATTTCTTATCATATCCAGTCTCTTCAAGGAACTCATCAAATTCCTCTTTTGTCATATTGTTTGGATAATACATGTCAACCACCATATCAAACGGCTTTAAATAATTATCCAACACATCTTCAGCGTCTTCTTTTGCTTCCTGCATTTTCATATTGATATAATCTTCTCTTGTCATATTCCATGCTGTAGGACAATCCGTTACACTCGAAAATCTACAATATAATCCGTTTGGTTGCTTTGATACAAATCCTGCCATACTCACTCTCTTTCTTTGGAATATTTATCCAATATTTCATCATCTATTCTTTTACATTTATTAAACCCTTTGGTATATCCAATCAAATATGTCATATAAGAAAAGCCGATTGATAAAATTAACCATAACACCATAATTATAACTATATATTTAACCATTTCTTACTTCACAATCTCACAGGAAATCTATGTTTCTTTGTAAAAATATTACTATATATAGTGTCTATATTTTCCATAAACACTATATATAGTATTTCATTTACGCCTGATACACAAAACTTGGCATCGGCTGTAATTTAAACATATTTTTCTCATGCATTGAATCAATCTTAGCTTTTACTTCCTCGCTTGGCTCAATTCCATCTCTGATATATTCATCTAATTCAGCATAAGTAAATCCAAGATTGTCCTCATCTGTCTTTCCGCAAAGACCATCGGTAGGTGTTTTATCAACTAATTCAGATGGAAGACCTAACTCACGACCAATAGCCTTAACCTCTGTTACTGTAAGCTGAGATAGTGGTGCAAACGAACCAAATCCGTCACCTCCAAAGGTCGCATAACCAACCCAATCCTCGGAAAGATTACAATTACAACTTGGAATGCCATTATTACACTGAGCATAGAAATACAATTCTGTCATTCTAACTCTTGCAGGAACATTTACTTTAGCCTGTTCTGTAACAACTACTCCATTTGATTCCATTTCAGAAATAATAGAATCAACGGTTGAACCGATGTTAATAATTTTGTATTCGATTCCAAGATGATTTGCACATAGAATACTACAGTCAATATCTGACTGTTCATACTGTGGTAGCATAATAGCCTTTACTCTATCAGATCCTAGAGCAGCAACACATAAAGCTGCAACAACAGAAGAATCTTTACCACCAGATAAAGCAATACAACAATTCTTATCTGGAAATTTTTCTTCAAACAGATTTCTAATCCACTCAATACAATCATTTGTTACTTTTTCTACGTTAAATTTACTCATGTTGACCTCCTGTGATTCTTTTATAAAAATCATCAAATATTTGTTCTTTCTTATAGAACTTTGTATATCGAATTTCCAATAATGGAATATTATTTCTAATACAATATTCTCTTTTTATTTTATCTTTTTTCTGCCTATCTTTTAAATTGGATATTTTAGTATCCTTATTTTCTCCGCAATAAGTGAAAGGATGATAATGTTGTTCACCGTTTAGTTCAATTGCCATTATTATTTCATTATTCTTATTGAATATAACAAAATCGAATGGCAAACTCCTATCATCTTTGCAATCATCAAATCTATATTGAGCTTTATAATTTATATGAATTTGTTTAAAATATTGTTCTAGTTCATATTCAGCGACAGATATAAGACAACCACATGACTTTCTGTGTCCAGATGTTAAAGATGTACAACTAACTATACAAGAATTTCCACATTCGCATTGACAATGCCAATATTGTCTTCCATTTTTTAAATATGCTTTCTTATATGGTGTTAATTTCCCAAATTTTTGACCTTGAATATCTTTTATTAAATATTCTCTTACAGCTTCCTTTTGATAACAGCCGCAACTTGTTGTATGACCTGATTTTAAATGTGTATCTGCAACATTAACCTTGTTACCACAATCACATAGGCATTCCCATACAACTTTTGTTGTTCCATTTTGTTGAATATTATTTTTATGTCTTTTTATTACAGTTAATCGTCCAAATTTTTGACCAATTTGTGTATTTGTACCTTTTTGTTTCGGTCTACAATTTTCACAATATTTATAATTATTGTTTTGAACCTTATAAGCGTTAAGTTCTCTAATACTTCCACAATTTATACACTCACATATGTAATAAGTTTTAAATTGACCACTAGGAGAAAGTCTACTATCTGCAATATCCTTTACTTTATAACACCCATATGTCTTTCCAACTCCGTCTTCTGCTACTCTTTTTCTAATTTATATATTCTCCTTCCTACATTCGATTCATCACATCATAGAACCGAATTAAATACTCATATACATTTCTAGGAACTAATTCTTTTACCTTTTCAAATTCACCCTTTTCACATAAATCTCTAACCAAACTTGAAGAAGTATGATTTTCTGGTATCTGAATTTCTGTGAAGTGATCTTTATATTCCATAAGATTTGCTTCTCTTAAAGCAGTCTCAAGATTCTGATCTTCTCTCACACATGCTACAAAATTATATTCCTCAACAAACGGTTTCCAATTATACCAAGTTGTAAGTGTTTCAATATTATCCATTCCTAAACAAATATAGTATTCGTTGAAGATATAATCTTTTTCATTCATATCTCTTATCTGAGTAATAGTATTGTATGTCCTCTGTGGAAAGAAGCTGGTTGTTTCAACTTCGGATGCCCACATATTATTTTCATCACAATTTGGCATTGAATTAATCAGCGATACTCGACAATATCCAGGTATCAAAGTCTTTTTCTTCGCAACATATGTATCATGTGCAGGAATAAACAATATAGCATCGGCATTAACCGCTTTTTTAGCAGTCAATGCCATATCAACATGGGCGTTAGTAATTGGATTAAAACTTCCTGGTATAAGTAAAATTTTATTCATGATTCATTCTCCAATTAATACATCTCTTTAAATAATCAACATAATCAGGGTTTTTACACATACCTTTACCTTCTACATCAGACACTTTTGCAACATCCATGCCATTACATTTAGTGGTTTTCATTACAATATTTAAAGCGGGAACATCTGTGTCATTACTCAAATAAGTACCAATTCCAAATGCAACGTTTACTCTATCATGGAAGTGTCTGAATAACTTATCAGCTCTTTCAAAATCAAGACTGTCACTAAACAGAAGTGTCTTTGTCTTAGGATTGATACCAAGTGACTCATAATGATTAATCATCTTTTCACCCCATTCAATCGGATCGCCACTATCATGTCTTACACCACTGAATAATGTTGCATATGTCAACTGAAAATCTTTCAAGAAACAATCAGTTGTAATTGTGTCTGTGAGCGCAATACCATTTAACACACCATACTCTCTAACCCATGCGTCTAGGGCATACCAGTTTGAATATGCTGGATTGTGCTTGTGGTTGCCCTGACCAGAACACATAATCCATTCATGAGCCATAGTTCCAACAGGCGTGAGATTGTATTTCTTTGCGAGATATACATTAGATGTACCAACAAACTTAGATGGACTGTGTAATGTATCATTCAAATGTGAAAACTTCTCAACAGCTAACTCCTGTGCTTCAGCAGAAAGTCTTCTTCTAAGACCAAATTCAGAAAATGTACCAGCGTACCAATGACCGCTTCTGAGATTTTCGTACTTTTCATCTAATCTCTTTTTGAAACTATTAAGCAATTCCTCATAGTTATATGCCATTCTGAAATATACTTCGTTTACAATCGCAAGTGTAGGAATCTCATACATAGATGTATTAAGCCATGTACCAAATGTTTCGATAGAAAGACCACAATCTGAATCTGTTGTAATCTCAAAATCCTCATATCTTGGCTGCCACAATCTCAGAAAATCAACATATGAACCTTTCATCCATTTGATATTATCAATATAAGTAAGTTCATCTTCTGTGAATCTCAAACCACAATATAATTTAATCTGTCTACGGATCTCTTCTACCATTTCTGGTGTAAAATGAACATCCTTATTACGACATTTAAAACTCCAAGTGGTTTTATAATCGCTAAACTGATGATAAATAGCCTGTCCCATTGACAATTTGTAGGCATCTGTCTCCAACAAACTTGTAATAATCTGCTCCATATTATTTTCCTTCTTTCTTGATTTGATTAAATATTGTTCTAATATCATATTCTCTGTTTTCGTACTCATAAAACAGATTAATGTACTTATCAATAAAAGCCATGTCATTTGGATGCATTGCAATTGGTTTACTTTTCTTAGATTCCCACCATTTTAATTCCTTCTCAAAATTAAATGATTTACCATGATATGCTCTACCTGCTCCAAGATAATCACAAAGCATTTCTTTTTTATACTTCATTGGCATTTCAATAGGATTTCCACCATTATCAAAATTGTCCTGCCAATATTCGTAATGGTGCTTGTTTCTTCCTTTATGGTGCATCCAAGCTGCTGACCAACCATTCTCTTTCTTGCAAGCATCTATTGGACTTGAAGTACCTTGATAATACTTAACACTCTCCCAAAATTCCGTTGGAGAAAATTTAGATAAATCATGTACTAACCCTTGAAATGGAATTCCCACTTTACAGCAATAGTAGAATACCCAACGTTTATGAGTACAGACTTTCTTAAAATGTCTGAAAGTATTAATGATATAATTCTTACACTTCATTATTCTCTCCAATCACTTCGATCTGACACATCTTCATAGTTGCTAACGCAGCCTTGTGAGTATCAGGTGTAACACCTGCACAACAACTTGCATCTACTGTAATATCAATTTCAGGATAATTTGCTCTAATAATAAGTGCATTTGAAACCACACAGATGTCGGTACATAATCCGCAAATCTCAACGCTTTCAAATCCAAAGTCCTTCCAGTTTAACCAACCGAATGTAGGCTTATCAATCAGAATATCATTCTCAACATCAAAATCTAACTTATTGGAAATCTGCCAACCAATAGTATTCTTTACACAGTGAGTAACAGGAAGATGTTTACCTTCATATGTCTCTAAATAATTCTCAGGATGTGTGTCTCTTGTAAAAATTACCTGTTTACCAGCATCCTTATACTCCTTAATTTTCTTTGCTACATTTGATACAATCGCCTGTGCTTCCTTTGTACCAAGTGTTCCATCAATAAAATCATTCTGCATGTCTACAACAATTAATGTTTCTCTCATTTTGTTACCTCTTTTCTTTGTTTTTATATGTATTTATTCTCTAAAAACTCACAAGAAATTCCGCTTTCCTGCGAACTTCATATTATGTTATTCTCTACTCGATCTTCTTCTCAACCACAACAATCGTGTCGTTGTGCCAACCACCATGAGGAACAAGTAAAATTTCCTGAATTTCAAACCCATACTTCTTACCAATGCCACCACTATTCCAACTACAAGTAATTACAATACCATCTTTCTTTACAATTCTTCCTATCTGTTCCTTCTGTTTAGACCAATATGAAGCTTGTGTTGTCTGCATATTTACTGTCTGTCCAAGATTTTTGTAACATTCGCTTACCTGTCGTGGCGAGTATGGTGGATCATATAACACTGTATCTACTGAGTTATCATCGAATATCTTTAAGAAATCCAATGCATCCATATGGTAATCAGTATCATATTGTGTATCTAAGTCATTTGTTACTGTTGCTAATTTATTGCTATTTGCAAATGGATCAACAATTTTACCTATTGCATATTTCTCAATCAGCTCTTTGATTGGCTTAATTGAAAATGTATTACTATTTGGCATCTGCCAGACTCTATTTATTATCATTATGTATCAGGAGTAAACGCTGCGTTTTCGGTATACCAAACCTCTTACTCCTTCCTGTTATGTTATTCTCTGTTACAACTTCATAAAACTCAAAATATGAGCTATAACATCAACAGTCCATCCGTTGCCAATTGCTTCAAATCTTCTTGTCTTAGGCATTGCTTTTACATTGCCACTCTCATCCATTCCAAACTCCGTATAATTGTCTGGAAGTGTCTGAAGTCGTTCAATTTCTAATGGACATGTCTTTTTATATTTTTCTCCACCAAGCCAAACATTGAATTTTGTTTCTGTTCTGCAACGTGGCACTGTTGGAGCTTTCTTATTTAAAAAATACAGCCTGTCCTGCTGCGAATAATGACCTTTGCCACCAAGATCATATTTTATGTAATTCTCACACTTAATCATTGTGTTCCTAATTCTGTCATCAAAGTATTTGACTAAATCTGGATCATCACAGATAACATCTTTCACTAATAATCCTTTATCATCAGGAAGTGTGATATTTGGTATATTCGTCCAATACAGACGTTTTCTTCTCTGAGCTGATAATAACTGACTATCAATCATAATTGGTTGTACACCCAATTCCTTACTAATAGCGTCTTGAATCTCATCAGCCATTCCATAGTTATTTTCATATAGGAAATATGTTGGATTTGTGTTATTCTTTGCTTCCACAAATTTCTGAAACAGTTTCCAACCTTCACCTTCTGTATCAATTTCTCTCTTCAATTTTGCTGTTTTACTACACTTGGCTTTCGACCAGAACTGGCAAGGTGAACCACCCATTAATAGATCGACTCTATTAAAATCCTTGAAGTCGGTAGAAAATACGTCACCGTATCTTTTGATATCAGGATAATTATATCTACTGATTTTGATTGCATTCTCTTCAATTTCAAATGCATTATACTCACTGACCGAAATATTGGCTTTATCTAATGCAACTCTTCCACAAGAGATTCCGTCAAATAAACTTAATACTCGTAGTCCTTGAGAATTATTTTTTTCATTATTCTCTGTCAAAATACACTATTTTACAGAGGTTACGTAACCATAATTACCTAGGAGTTACTGCTTAATTCCTTTCTTCTTAATTATTTTGTTGTAAAATCCTATGGAATTAACACGTCTGCTAAAACCATAGGAAAAAAATATTTCTTGTTACTTTTTGGGAAAATTTGGCTGATCAGCCGTGAATAGAATACTTCTATATTAGATTATTCTCTATTTGAAACTTCTTTAATTCATCTTGAATCATCTTCTGTATATCTTCTTTGTCAAAAGATATATTTGCAACTGGAACAACATTTGCACTTAGATTAACATCTCCAATAATAGCTTTATCAAATGCCTTTAAAAACATTTCTGCGATTTCTTTTTCATAATTACCACATATTCCATCGTAGTTAATATCTGCAATCACTCTTGAAAAGAAATCCTTAAACTTATCAGCGATAAAATCTCGTTCGTATTCTCTTGGAATATCAATTGTTATTTTCACCATTTCACCTCACTTTTACTTTTCAAATGGATTTTCCATAATATAACGGTCAACCATATCTCTAAATGCAAAAGGGGAATCAATTACTCTATCTGAATATTTGAAATGTTTTAGAAACTCAAGTACCTCATGTGCATCTCTATGTGATAATGGGATAAACTTCACATATTCAGGATGTCCCTTGATACACACAACTGCCCAAGAATGATCATCAGAATAAAACCCAACATCAGTTCCAACGTCTACCATCGAGTTCACCATTTTGTGACAATCATCAACTAATTTATGAGAATTTTTATATGTAACGGTTGCGTCAGATAATTGAATATTTGCATATCTACATCTTTCCTCTGCATCTTTGCATTTTTCTATTGCATCCTTATATGATTTTTTAGCTGCTTCTACCTGAAATAAATCATCTTCTAATAGCCAAAGACGTAATTTATCTCGTATTTTATCCTTTAATTTCACACTTTCACCTCACTTATTTGTAATCATATCCAAAAACAACAGTTCATCTTTCTTCAATGTAATGTCATAATCCTTCCACTTTTTCATCAGTTCTCTTGTATCAAATCCATGCTCTGCAATTAACGCATAGCCATGAGGAGTCTTATGGCAGTCATTGTGAATACCTAATAATCCCAAATCTGTTCTAAATTGACCAAGTAATTCTTTGTCATCCACATCAAAATCAAACAACCATTTACTCTCATCACGATTTTGTACCTGTTGTGCAACGGATGCTAATGTGCGATTAAGCTGTGTCATACTTGGTTTATCTCTCAACAAACGAATAATCAACTCTTCTCTGATTTTTTCTTCATTCCTTGAGTTAACTGACCTATATAATCTTGTCTGTTCGCCAGAGACTCCTTTAGTAGCGAAGCTTTTGAAAGCTTCAATCACTTTATTTTCGTTCTCTTTGTATTCAAGAATTGTCTTGGCGCGTTCCTTAAAATTTGAAACGTCCTTATTATCCTTGTTACGAGAACGAATTAAATATACATATAAGTTTGACATTGTATTATTCTCCTTAAATCCATCCAATATCTCTTGGTGTAATTTCAATATAACAATTTGATCTATATGATTTTCCAAAATTTACACCAATTAAAATACTTGTATCTCTCAATGATATTTCTGTACTTGAAATCTTACAAAATTTTGTAATATACCATGGTAATTTATTCTTAATCCATGTCATTCTCATAGAATCGCTTTCGGAAATTTTCTCATACAGTGAATACATTTCATTTTTCTTTGTCACATATTCTTTTCTATCCTCAATAATTTCATTCATACATTCCTGACGCATCTTGCAATACTGTTCGTCAAGACTCTTTGACAATTCAGATAACGATGCTTGAATACTTTTTAATCGTTCATAACTATTTCTATTTTTCATGTCTTAACCTCCAAAATTTAAAACGAAATGTGCGATTCATTCTAATGTAAAATATATACCATATATAGTATATATTACTTATTTCTAATACTATATATGGTATATTCATAACAATTACTCACTTAATTCTGCAAGTGCCTTATCCAGATCCTCATCAGACATATTCTCAAGTGCTGCATCCTGTCTCTTAGCTTTGATTTCAAGCAATCTCTGTCTCATCTCAGCATTTTTCTTAGCGTCTTCTCTCTTCTTCTTCTCATCCAGCTTCACGCCAACAATATACTTAACAATTTCAATCTTGTTAAAAATCTCCTCATCTTCCTTTGACTTGGTATTCAGAAGACTTTCTTCCTCAAACTTCTTTACTTCCGAATTGAGTGTCTTAAATACTGAGTCCAGATTTGTGAGAGATAAATCCCACAAATCAATTACGTTAATCATTCCTCTGAATGGAAACTGATAGTTTGATCTTGTTGCATTGATAAATAATTCATTGTTTGTCATAATAATAATCTCCTTTTTTAATTAAAATTTAATCTTCATTACACGCTCTGTTGCGCCCTTAACCTTAACAACTAAATCTGCTCTCTTAGTCATAGAGAATCCAATTCCTGAAAGCTGATCATCAGTATCTTCTACATGACACTTAGCACCTAAAGCCTCAAATACTCTCTTGTGCTTTTCAAGGTCACTCTTTAAGAACTCATTGTAATAGCCGTTAGGACTTTCGTTGTTCACACAATCCTTCAGGAAAAAGAATAAATGTCTATGACCAATTCCATCCTGCTCATCAAAATAATTTGGACTATAACTAATTACTGATACAGGAACAAACTGATTAGTGCTTACACCCCAAATCTCACGACTTGAGATAGATGAACTTCCAGATAACTTTTCCTTAATTGAGAAGTTGCCATTCTTGTCAAGTGTTACCTCTGCCACCTGAACTTTCTCACCAGTTCTCATAGGATTGCTATAATCAAATGAATAAATCTCTCCATTGAACTCAACTTCTGCTCTAAATCCATGTCTTACTGCACCTGAATACTGATGTACAAAGAACTTATAAACACCTGGTTTCATTCTTGACAGGTTTTCCCAAGTAATATTCTCTACTGCAACCTTTCCATCTGGATGAATAATATCAACGTCTAACTGACCACCCATTCTTGAAACACTTGGCTTTCTACAATTACTAAAGAAAATTTCATTCTTATCTGGTTCAATACAATGTGCATCAAGGTCGTAATTATCATGACCATCTTCGTTCCACTGAATAGAAAATCTGAGTATACCGTCAACATTACCGCCAGCAGCTTTCACATTTTGCTTCATATCAGAGTCAGTAATGTTTCCTGAATAAGCCCAAGACAATCCATTATTCCACTTGAACATTGTCTTAGCGTCTGGATTAACAGGTGCAATCATAGAAACAAAGTTCTTCTCATGCTTATTCTCTACAAAAGCTTCAATCTCCTTTGCAGTTGGAAGTACTTTATTAATGAAATCCTGTGCTGAAATCTCCTCAACCTTAGAAAACTTCTTAGGACTTACAGCAACATCTTTTTCCATCTGACCAAAAATATCATCTGTACCAACCATTCTTCTTGCAGCACTCTTATTTGAGAACAGTACATTATTTACAGTAATATCATTCAGATTAGCAAATCTTCTCTGTAATGAATCCATATATCCAAGTTCTGTAATGGTCTTCTTTGCATCCTCAAGCATCTTCTTTGTAAAAATAGCCTTTGGACGCTTATAATTACTTGGAGCGACAATCTGCTCATACTTCTTAACTGCTGTGTCAAGATCCATATCCTCGCTTACATTAATAAGGAGTGTTCCAATAGAATGATTTCTAATTCTACCGATAGCCATACCTGCTGTTACCGACTTCTCCCAAGCATATAAATCCTTTTCAGTATCAGAAGTCAGCTTATCATATTCTTTCTTATACTTCTTGAATTCTGTGAGTACGCCCTTCCACTCTTCGCCCTTATAAAGTGTATTTGAATTGATAAGTTCAAGAATTGTATCAAGTGCTTCCAAAGTAATCTCATCAAGAGAACGCTTAAATACATTTCTTGTGTCTCTGAACTGTCCCTTTACTTCCTCGTTTGAACGACTACTTCTATTTACGAACTTGCTTGGAAGCTCTAAGAATAAATGATCCCACTGATGAGACTTTCCATTAATTTCCTCAAAGTTAAAATCTGTACCAATCTTAGGGAACTTGGTTGTATAAATATCTGTAATTGTATGAGCTTTCACAAAAGCATCAAGTGCATCACATACTGGCTGATATGTTGTATCACCAAGATTCAGTTCCCAAATCGTATGAATCTGGTTATCCTTGATAGTGACAGCAGAACCAATATTCTTAATAAACTGTCTACAACAACTGCAATCATGCTCTCTACGCTCTCTAAAAATCTCATTTGTACCAGCAGGGAAGCTATCAAGATATGTATTCCATAATTCATCCTTATCTACATTTACCTCAAATAAATGTGTTGCCTCTTTCTGCATTTCATCGAAGTGCTTCTGTAAAGCCTTCTTAAACATCATAAATCCATCCATGTTTTGTACCTCTTCTTTCTTATATTTATTTTTGTTAATTGCTTCTACTGTTATATTCTCCGTTTATAATCCAAAGGGAACGAAGTTTTACTGTGGATTTAGTAACAGTGTCCATGTCCACTACCATCTCCATCACAATGTCCTGCCATAGTTCTCATCATTTTTACAATCTTCCTTAAAAATTTTGTGTACATAATTACACCCATCCTTTCATCAATTCTCCGTTTTCATAGACCACACCATATTTATTTGTTGGTTTTCTGAATAACGTACATGCAACTTTAATACCATCACTTAATGACGCTTTTAATGTCTCTTCACACATAAAGCACGATCTTTTTAATAATACAGGAGTTTTAAATTCTGGTATTATATTCTCCATATCAAGATATGTTTGGCATCCATTTGAATATGGAGAGCCTAATTTAATTCCAAAAGTCTTCTCAAATGATACATAATAATCCTTCCCATGCTGAATTTCTGATAATTTAATTGAATTAAATCCCATAGAATCATAGTGTTTTAAACATGCAGTCAAATCTTCTTTTGTATATAAATAAGGTTTTACAATGTTTAGATTTATTCGTATCTTTTCTCTATATGGGAATGAATTATAAAAAGCTTGTCTGTCATATTGCGACTTTGTTTTTCTAATTTTGTCAGCCACATCTTCTTTATAATGTTGCGCAGAAATATTTAACCCATCCAAAATTGAAAGTAAATATATAAATCTATCTCTCTTGTCGTAGCAGATTTTTGGAACAGAAGTCGTAACATATAGTTTAAGATTTGATGCTGCTTTGATTTTCTCTACACAATCAATTAATTCATCTAAGAATAAACAAGGTTCTCCTCCAAGAAATAACACATCATCTAAACCATCTTTATTCTCTAATATAGTAGTTACGATTTTATCTACATCTGGTTTTACAATATGCATTCCTTCGTAACACTGATCTACACAATGAGCACATTTATTATCACATGCACTTGTAAAATGCACATCAAAACTGTTGTATATGCCATCACAACAATTACATTTTTTCTTCATAATTAACCTCTCTTTCAAAAATCCAAGTTACTGTGATTTCATTTTCTTACCAAATTCCATTTACCGTTTTATCAATAGCCTCTCTCATCACTCCACCTGTCATTTTATTCATCGTATCTGCAACAAGACCTTTAAATTCTGCTCTTATTCGCCTATTGTGACGAGTACATGGTTTTGAACAATAATTATTCCTTCTACATTTTTCACAGTTACCATTCAATTTCCACTGTTCATTTTCCTGAATCTGTTCCATAACTTAGTCTCCTCTTCTATCTAAAATTTTCTGAATAGTTTTCTTATCTTTATCAGACAAACTATTCCAATCCAACTTAAAACTTCCACAATTTTTATGGCGATTCCAACCATCATCACAATCATAAGAATAACGGTACGCACAATAATCACATGCCATTTATTTTCACCTCTCTTCCAAAGAAATCGAACTTTACTTTGACAATAAATAACTTCTTTCCTCTATATAAAATTCTTTCTGCCACCTATCCATTAAGTCATAATGATTTTGTTCCATATAACAAGATGAACCATTATATCCATCGTATTCTTTCCAGATAATATCTTCTGCCAAGATATGTAACTCCTTGTGTGATAACGATTTTAAAAAATCTCTAAATGTTACATAATTTATTCTCTTATCTAGTACTTTTTCAAGTTTTGTTTTTCTTTTAAACATCCTTTTCACCTCACAATCCAAAGAATTTTATTTCTTGTGTTATTCTCTAATTACTTACTGTCCCATTCCATTTCTAATAGCTCATCATAGGTCGCAGCTTTCTGAGATAACTCTTTCTCTTCCAATAACTTAATACACATCTCAACAAGCTTTGGTTTAGAATAATTCTGTAATTGTTCTCTTAATTCTTCTTTGTCCATATCAACACCTCGTCTTAATACTATCTACATCATTCACAAGAACATCTCCATCCTTAATTACCCACATACACTGATAATTTTTCTCAGCACAGAGCTTGGTAAAATCAGCATATGACTGATATTTATCAGGCTTTGCCATAGCTCTATAACACTGTTCTCTATTCTGACAACTTTGGCTTGTACACATTGTTATATCCATTAAGCGGCTCCTCCATTTGCATTGACGAAATTATCAAAACTTCTCTTCATATATTTAAAATTAACTTCCTGCGAAGGACTAAGATTCTGCCATTTTCTTGACTGACAATTTTCAATCCACTTTCCTAATTCAACATCTCTATCGCATTTATAAGCATAGGCAGTTAATGCCATTAACGCCATAGAACACTGCTTGTATAAATCAGAATCAATGTTTACATATGAATCCATAAAATCCTGATATTCTTCAATATCTTCATTAGAAACATCTTTTGAAACATTATTCTGAATAAATTCAAGCGTTGAATCTGATTCACACGACTTTGTATCAGACTCATTTTTATTATTCTCTGTTTCTGAATTAGTTTTTTCTGTAATATGTAAATATTCCTTCATAAGCTGTTCGAGCATGTTAAGTTTTGCCTTAACAACTTTCTTATCTTTAGTTCCCTTACCATCATCATAAGTATCAAAACTCTTATTCTCATATTCTACAAATGTCTTGTTATGTAATGTTTTCTGAAACTCTTCAAGAAAATCAATAAATTTAATATCTTCAATTCCAAACTGTGTAAATGTATGAAAAGCAGCGAACCATATAAATGAATTTTTTGAATTAAACAATTTACCTACTGTGTCTTGATCAGTAATCTCATACAACCTATTGAGTTCATTCTCAAATATATTAAATTCTGCCTTAGTTGCATTCTCGTTGAGATATAAACTCATCTGTTTTGATTTCTTCCAGTTATCAAGATGGAACATAGTCATAATAGATTCACACACAATTCTGTTAAATACTTCCTTTGTATCTTCTTTTGGATTATAATTTCCACAATCCGCAAAGAAACGATTACTAACAAGTTTTTTTATCTCAGGTGCTATCTTCCAAGCAACTAAAATATTTTTCTGATTTACATTCATGCTTGTCTGTCTGTTATATCTAGCAATGTGATAAGCTATTTCTTCATCTGTGCAATCAAGATGTTTAACTATATCCACAGGATAACTATCAAATTTTTCTTTTAATTCATCTGGTAAATCTTTATATCTTTTACCTCTAAGATCATATTCAATAACACTTACTTTTCCATTTTCATCAACACCTTGATAATACATAATTGGCATTTCAAGATTGGTTTTAATTGCAAATGCATTATTTCTAAATGATTCAAGAACTGTTAGTCTCTGTAAGCCATCAATAAGCCAAAGAATGAATTCCAATGAACTTAAAATCTGTTCACATATTTTAATAGAATCAATATCTTCTCCTTTTATAACAGAAGCAGCAAGCCCTGACTGTGCTTCTTCATTCCACTGATTTGCTTTTCTCTGTAAAGGATGATTTTTATTAATCTGACCTCTTGCAAACTGGTTAAGTAATGTTCCTAACATCATCTGATCTCGTTTTACTCTGTCTCTTCCTACCATTGTCATAACTTGCTTCCTCCTAATTAAAATAAAATTGATATGTATTCATATTTTCTTAACCCTGACAAACAATCATTGTATTCGCTTGCAGTTATATGTAATATTTCTAATATCTCATTTTTTGTATATTGTTGAGATAATAGCCTCGCTACCCTTTCCTGTTTTCGTGGTAATTGCTGTAAATATAATTCAACCTTGTCAGTATATTCTTCAGTAAATATCTCTTTCTCTACATTCTCTCTTGAAGGTAAATTATCTTTAATATTTTTTACCTCATCTGTATTAACATCCAATGAGATATTCATAATAATTTGCGGTTTACCTTCATCGTCAAGAATCAATTTTCCATTTTCATCCCTTAAAAGATTCTGACGCTTTAATCTATATTTATTATCTCTCATCCATGTGCTTGTCTTTCTTGCAATATTACCCGTCAGAAAAGTTTCAAATCGAGATTTATTTTGATCAAATGAGACTACTGCTTCCATAAGACAATCCATTGCCACCTCATATAAATCATCGTATTCACTAACTTCAACTTTTCCATGCCAAATCTTGTGACATATTCTTTTCAATTTTTTGTTTTCATTGTCTGAATAATCATTAATAATTTTCATCATTTCAGGATTATTGTTAATAACCCTCATCATCTCTTCATTAATCATTTCTTCTACCCACCTTTTGAATTTCTTATTTATACATTCTCTGAAATATCAGCATTTTCTTCAATTTCTGTAATCCTATATGTATATTTCCTATGTAATAATCCATCCACAGCCTTTTGAATGCGACTTTGCTGCAATACTGATGGATTAACTTCTTTCAGAACATCAGAAATAATTAACAACTCATCTTTAATTATTCTTCTTTTTCTACGATTATTTCGCAATCTTACATATACAAGATAACCTTTATACATATTCATATTGTTCTCTAATTCGGCATCATGAACTATATCAATTAATTCTTCATCACAAGAATTCAGTTCAGCTATAAGAATGTCACTCCTTGCTTTTGCTTCATTAAAAATTTGACCGCAACTACCAAATTTATCAATCCATTGCGACACACTTTCTGGAATCTGATAAACTTTACTTTCCACTACTTTAGGTGGAATATCAGGTATAGCCTCTACATGAAAATTAAATCTTTTTAATGTTTTAGGTAATGAACGAAGAATATTTTTAGCTTTTGCTTCACTAAATATACTCTTCATATTTTCCGCACATGTTTCTACTTTTCCATTAACAACTCGGATATATACTTTCCCGTTGTTTTTAATCATATAATTCAAAAAACATCACTCCTCTCTGATTTTTGACGCACTTTAATAAGCCTTGGGTATACCAAAGAAAAATTAAAATGCTATTAAATTGTTAAAATTTGGGAAAATTCTGCGAATGCATTGATTTTTATATAATTGATATGTATAATTTAAATGCGTACTAGTCTTTTTCCCCCAAGAAATAGATTTTGTATGTTGCTTGACTAGAAAGTTGGTAGCTGGCTAGTCAAGCATTTTATTTTCTCTTCCATTATATTACTCCGAACATACATTTGTGTCAATATAAAATCGAACAAATATTCGAACAAATCATCTCAACAAAATATCATGCATAATTCCTCTTTTAATTATATTTTGTATATCTTGTTCTGTATTGAATAGCTGCATATGAGGGATATACTCATCTTCATTCATGATTATTGTTTTTGATTTTCTAACTAATAAGCACCCATCATCAGGTGTAGCAAGTTTTTTTGAAGAAATATTATTATCAAAATCCATCGTTAAAATAACAACATTTTTAGGATTTTTACCTTCAGCTTTTAATTTCTGTAATCTCTCAATGGCTTCATCTATACTTGTGTAATCATAAGTTTCCGTTTTCATACAATTTTTCTCCTCTCTTACATCATAGCCAAACTTATTTTCATTGCTTCCATAACACGAATACTATCTTTTTCAGATAATTCACCAATTTTAAATTGAATCCGATCTTTATCAATCGTTGTAATCTGCTCTAATGCCACAACAGAATCATATTTTAGTCCATTAAGCTCATCTTTATGTATTTCTACATGTGTTGGTAACTCTCTTTTAGACTTGGTTGTTATAATGGCAATTATAGTGGTAGGGCTAAACTTATTACCAATATTGTTTTGCAATATCAGTACTGGTCTTCTACCACTCTGTTCTGAGCCTTTAGAATCATATTTAGTTATATCAGCGAAATATATTTCACCACGTTTAATTTCCATTATGTTAGCCCTCCTTTCTCTGTTTGTTCCTTTTGATATTTTATATAATACATCACATTATAATATATGTCAACATATATTATTGATTAATATACTATTTTTTACTATAATACAAATAAGTAATATATGAAGAGGTGTTATATGTACAAACTCAATGTAAAAAATCTTTTAGATGCAAAAGGTAAAACACAATATTGGCTTGCTAAACAAACAGGAATATCCGCAAATAATGTAAGCAAAATCTATAATGGAGAAACAGTCAATATTAGACTTGATACAATTAATAAGTTGTGTGAAGCATTAGAATGTACACCATGCGAATTATTTATTAAGGACGATACAAAATAACTTTGTATCATCCTTTACATATAGCATGTTACATATTGTTTAACACATCTTTCATTCCCACTGCACCATTTGCATAATTATTAACTGTTGTATTTACATTACTATGTCCTAACTGTTGCTGTACAAATGCAAGATTTCCATTTCTGTTCATTATACTAGCATAATAATGACGCATCATATGTGGTGTTACACCATTTCCATAATTCTCAAATATCTGTTTAATATTTCTTTCTGTTGTACGAGTTCCATTTTTATTAACAAATACAGCTTCTGTACCTACGATGTTATCTAATGTATTTCTGTATTCTAGCCATTCTCTTAATGCTTTCAGAGCAGATCCACTAAGATATACCGTTCTATTTTGCATTTCTCTGTACACGCCTTTACCAAGAATAGTAATATATGGCATTTCTTCATCTAAATGTAAATTAGATAAATCTAAACCAGCAAGTTCAGATTCTCTTATTCCAGTTCCTCTTAATACCCGAAAGATAGCAATATTTCTATTTCTTACAGGAACATCCTTTTTCCACATTATTTTTTCTTCCATATCATTAAGTTGCTTTTCTGTTGGAAGTTTTTTAGTTAAATTGTTTCCAGATGGAATTCCTTTATATTTAATCATTTTGTAAAAATCTTCTATATTATTATAAACTTCTCTCAACAAACATTCTCTATATGAATAAATATCCTGTATAAAACTTTTAATGATGTTTTTTCTTGTTTCCGTTGTGGTTGGCGACATTCCATTTGTTTCCTTATATCTAAGGTATGAACTAATATTTTGTGGTCGCAAGTCACTAAAATCAGAAACTTCTATTTCAGAAATTGATTTCTTATTAATAATATTACTTTCAATCAACCACTGTAAAAAATCTTTAATTGCCACTAAATAATTTAACGCTCCGTTCTTGCTTTCCAACTCATTCAAGTAATCTCTTAAAAACTGTGGTGCATTTAACTCATCCAACTTCCTATTAAGTTTTTCAGCATTTTTGTTTTGTACTTCTATTTTGTAACACATATTCATCAACCTCACTTTCCTACATACATATTCTCTGTTTGCCATTTAGGTAGTAGTTCATTATTTTCATCATAATATTGGGGTTTAATTTTCTTTGCGTATTCCATACACTCGTCAAAATCATCGCACCACCTAACTTCAAGATTTTTAGTTCTCATTTGTAATTTTGTACATAGACAACACAAGTTTTTTACATGGTCTTTTTCTCTCATATTCGGTCTACGCATTTTATCACCAACTTGATTTTTACTAAGACATCTTAAACAGATAAATTCACTTGATCTGTTTGTATTGTCATGTCGTTTACACATATTTATCACCTCGTTTTCTGTAATAAAAAAGAAGCAGATTAACTCTGCTTCCCACTAAATAATATTCAATTAAAATTCTGAAACAAGTCCTTGCGATAACGCCTGTGTACCATCATAACTTATTTCAGATTCTTCAAATCCGTAATTAACAATAGCTGCAAATAATCCATCAGCCTTATCACTTGGATCAAATTTCATATATTCCGTTTTAAAAATTCCACAAAGTAAATCTCTAAAATGTTTTTCATCTTTCTGTGCAGCAAGTCTCATAGCTTCCTGTCTTCTTCCTAATTTAAAAATCTCACCTTTCATATTCTTGAATACATACCCAAGCCATAAACCAGAAACATAATACCACTCTTCAGCGGTGTTGATCTTAAATTCTTTCTTATCTGCTTGTACTTTAATTCTTTCTAATACATCTTTTACTTGTTTATCATACATCCTTATGTCCTCCTTTTTAATATTCCATTACTGGCACATCGCATGTTAAGGTTTATCATTAAATGTATTAGAAATAATGTAAATAAATTATAGCAATATATGTGTGTTTTGTCTATTTTTATTTACTTAACCACTGTCCCGTTTTTATTCTGTTTTCTTTTCTGGTTTCCATTTTCTCAAGCTCTCTTTTCTGGAAGTCTTTAAAATTGACTCTATTCATTCCAGTAACAGTTATGTATGCTTCATCTATACTCATATTTGAGTTAATTCTTCTATCTCCAAATTCGGCATAATAAGCATTTCCGTCTTTTGCCGTTTCATATAACTGTTGCATAGCATCATCTAGCTGTATTCCTAAAGGCATTTCTAATTCCTTCATAATATGTCTCCTTTAAAATGATTTAATTATATTCTGACTCTTCTATTACAACTTTATCATTACTTGCCCAAAATCCGATTTTCTTATCATTACAAAAAGTAACTTCTATATAGGTATTTTCATCCTCGAAAGATTTCTGTTCATAATTTATATTAAAATATGAACAAATAGATATTACATAAGCATATTCCTCAATAAAATCTCTTTTTACCACATCATTTTCTTCGTTGAGAATAACTCTTGCGGATTTGACTATATCTTTGCCAAACAATTCTTTAATAAAATCTGTGATAATTATAGTATAAGATTTTATTTTATCATCAAATATAATTCTTTTATTTGCTATTTCTCTTATATCTTCTATTTGTTTTTTATTTAAATCTTTTTCAAGCTCTCTAGCCATGTGATACATATACATCATATATTTTAACTCCTTTGTGTTTTCTATAATTATATCACAAATAAATTAAATTATATTGTCAAATTATGTCGAATATATGCTAAGAAATCGTTATTTTTTATTTAGACAATTCAAAATCACGCACAGAAACAGATTTATCAAATTCTTTACAAAGTAAAATTTTACGCAAAACAGTTTCTGCCTTCTCTAAATACCGCATATCATATTCCATGCGTTCTCTTACTTCCTCTACATTTTGGCATAAATCATCATTATCTTCGTCTGGATTTGTAGCGGATTCAAAATCAAGATGAACAGATAATAAAATTTCTACAATACTTTCTAATTCTAATTTTTCTTTTTTCGTTAATATAAATAAATCTTTCATTATTATTCACCTCTTTCACTTGAAAGCAATTTTTCTTTGGGTTATTCTTCCAACATCTTCTCAACCTTATCAAGCTGTGACTGATCCATTGACTTTCCAGTTCTATTGAGCATTAAGAAATATTTTAATACTGCCTTTCTATCTGCTTCTCTTACTTCTCCTTGCACAATATGATGGTTTAAGAAAACATTCTTATCTTTAGCCGACAAGTCATTGTAATAAACTCCGTTATATGGAAATCTATTCTCATAAAAATCAATAATTGTGCTTAATCTCTGCTTTCCATCAAGTATTTCATATCCATTACCTGTCTCAGCCCATTTCTTATCATTCAAATGAATAAAAGCAAATTTACCTATATCAATATTGTTAAATATACTGTCTATAAGCAACTGCTTATCTTCTAATTCCCATACATATCCTCTTTGATATTCAGGATTCATATCTACTCCAAATGCATAATATTTATGGATAAGAGACTCAATCATTGAATTAACAAAATTGATTTTTACATCCTGATTTTTACTAAACCTTGAATCCCCACTGGTAAGCGGTCTAACGCTAGTCCATCCAGCAACTCTGTATACTTCTCTATCATAAGGGTTTCTATAATTTTTTTCAGTAGAAATACAATGTAAACCATACACCTTTCCATCATACAACACTTCTTTTACTGTACAGTCTTTTAATGCACCATATTTTACCTTATCTCCTACTTCAAATCTATAAGTTGGCTCATTCAGATGTGGTACTTCATCTTTAATAAAACTTAATTCATTTTCTCTTTCTTGCTGCAACTGTTCTTCTATGGTTAATTCTTTATTTACTTTCTTTCTCGCCATTTAATCATCTCCTTCTATTTACCACGAAATCGTCATTTACACGGGTTTATATTTTTGACGATTTACTTTCTGCCTTTCTTCAATAATAAGATTCAAAACAATTGTTAGTCTCCTCTTTTTATTTGAGGAATCAGCCTCTCCGTATATCTTAGTAAGTTTACCTTCATATTCTTGTTGTAAACTACATAATTCGCTTTCATATTCTATCAATTCTTTTAGTGTCATATTTGTCACTATATCACCTCTTCCAATTTTCCAACAAATTCTTAGTACCCATTACACATGCAATAATACTTAACATCAGGTTCTCCACTAACATGGCGATACCCCATTTCTTTTATTAGCCTTAAACCTGAATTATACTGCTTATCATTTGTATAGTTATCTTTTCTTGCCAATTCATTTATAATTGATTCCATTTGAATTCTCCATTATTTACAGTGAAATTTTACCACTTCTATAATCTTCTATTTTAGTAGTTCTTTGCGTTCCATCTTTTGTATTTTTTATCTGCCATAGCACATATACTTGCTAATGTGTCGGTTACTATACTCTGTAAACCTTCCATTTAGTCAACCAATGATAAAATATCATTTCTATCAAAGCCAATCAATTCATCAGATTCTATAATATCAGCCAATATATTAACAATTTCTTTTTGTGCTTCAGAATCCCATTCCATAAGTTCCTCTTTTATTATCTTTGCACCATTTGATTTTGCAATATAATAATCTTCCAGTGTAGCAAAGAAAAATTCATATTGACTGTCAAATGGTGGCATTTTACTATTCTTCATATCATTTAAATATTTTAATGTTTTTTTATTTTCCATCTACATTACCTCATTTCATCAATTCTTCAATTAAATCTAATACTTCACATACAAAATTTCTGCCCACATTGAGGACAATATGTATTTGTAGAATATACATTACTACCACAAATACTACACCGATGTACAATTTTTGATTTTCCCAATAAGCCAAATTCTCTTTCGTTAGTTGTTGGGATTCTCTTTTGCTTTCTTACACATTCTTCTATAGTATCTATATTAGCCATTAAATCTTTAATATCACCAACAGTTATAACTCCATTTTCATTACTATATGCAATTTTAAATTGTTGTATGGAGATCAATGCCGCATTTATTTCTTCTTCATACATTTATATCACCTCAATCTCCTATTAGCCAATCTTTTCCATCACAAGATTTGTGTTCTTGGACAATTTCATCAGTTAATTTTATATTTTCAAAAAATCCACTACCAATTGCTGCACAACCATATGAACAATATTTATCTGTAAACCCAGTTCTTACAACAATAATTGAATTTTCAAGTAATGACTTGCCACATGTAGAACATTCCATATATCTTACCATTTATATCACCTCTTCAAATCTTCCCAATAAATCATTCATTGGCTTCTTAATTACAATTTTTCTTCCACAAATCGGACAATAACCAATATTTATCTTTTTGCTAAAAGCATCTTCTGCGAAATCATATCCACAACAAAGTGTTACTCCATCAATCATTATTGTTCCATTCTGCCAAATTGCTAATGTTTTCTCTTTGTCATCTAAAATTTTCCTCGCTAAATCTTCATCGAAATTAGTAACTTTTAATACTTCTTCCACACAGTCTGTAGGATAAGAAGAATAACCTACTGCAAATTTTTCTATTTGACTTTTTGTCATATCATTACCTCCAAATTAAAGAAAGTTAAATTTCTTAGGCTACTAATGGAAAAATTCCATATCCACCATCAATAATCTCAATAGCTTCTTCTAATGAATCTGCTTCACAACAATCCCAATTTGATAATCCATCATAATCATCCAGAAGGATAACTGCCTTGCAAATATCTTTTGTCTTAAATTTTTTTAAGTAATCGTGGCATTTATTTTTCATTTCAAATTGTAAATCATTTTCCTTAAAGTCAGGTAATTTCTTAGAATATAGCTCATGAAGTTTATCCATGACATCATAGATACTAATTTTATTACGTTCTACAAGATATTTACCGTCTTCTCTATCATATTCTTCATTATATCCCTTGTTAATTCTGCTAATCCAGAAGTCGTTTGTGTCCATACAAACATATACACCTTCAAATTTATCATTGCCTGTTGGGTAGCAGTCAATTTTTTCTGCTTTCTTCATCTCTTCTACGAGATTACTTGTATTATAATATTTTGCAAATTCCATTAAATCATTCTCCTTTCCATTCGCAAGTAAACTTAGATTTCAATACCATTTATCAAATCCATAATTTCTTTTTCATACATCACTTTGCCAGTATCTGTAGCTGCACAATAAGGATTATTAAAATGATTATCAATTGCATTTAAGATTTTTGATTTATATTCCTCTATTTCTTTATTAACAATTGCGGTAATCATCACATCTAAACTAGGATTATCCATATATTTACCCATAATAATATTCTCCTTTCACTCCACAAGAAAACTTGGTTTACTTGGTTATCTGGCATACAATTCTTCTTCAAAAATTAATAATACATCGCTTACTTCTTTTAATTGTGATCTACATATTTCTGCCCTGCTTGGTTCATTAATTTTATCCCATTTGTCAATCTGTTGATTTAGGTTTCTTTTTGAATCTCTTAATGAATTCATAATAACTTCTACGCTTTCCGATGATAAATTAATCTGCATATCTATATCCTCTCTTTATTTAATTCCAGCTTCATTACACAATTCTAAAAACTCATCCTGGCTAATTTGCATTTCTGGTTTAATAGTTGTCTCATAATAATGAATTGTATCTGCCGTAAGATTATAATTCTTATCAGACTTTGCAAGATCAACCATTGATTCCAATGTAAATTTTACAATTCCTATGTATGTTTTCTTGTCTATTTTATCCATATTATTCACCCCAATCTTCCAATGAATCTATTATTTATTACTCCTTCCATTCTATACAATATCATTCAGCAACTCAATTACTTCATCAAGTTTCTCACTCGCTTCTTCAATACTATCAATTGCATCTTCAGAACACATTCCTCTATAGCTGCTTTGCAATCCTTCTGGCATATTATCAAATGCATCCTGTTCTTCATCTAATATAGAAGATAATTCACCTGACAATCGTTTTAACTCAATTTGTGTACTCTGAATCCTTGCTTTAAGTTTACCTATTTTTTCTCTTCTCTGCTTATTCATTATATATCACCCCATAATTTATGAACTACATTATAATCACTTGGCATACAGGTACATTTTAAACATCCAAACTTCAATTTATTGAACTCTTCCTTTGTAATTTCAATACCCATATCACCCTCAACAGTCGTATTATAATCAAGTTTTCCCTGACATTCTGGACGGAAATACCATACTCTATAAAACTCTTTACCAGTCTTACTATTTTTCCCACTAAACAGACAAGTAATTGTTCTTCCAGAACTAATTTCAGCCGTAACAAATGTTCCAAAATAAGGATTATATTGTTCATATGAATTATATCCACGCTTAATGTTATCTTGTTTGTCACGTTCACTATACTCTAACAACTGCTGTGTACCCCTTCCATAAGAAGTGTCGTACACCTTGCTGCTATTCACACCGACTGTAGAATATAACTTGACTCCATTTTTATCGGTTGTCTCAACTCTTTTTACTTGTTCTCCATTGATGTAATCATTGCAAAGTCTGTCCATATAATGTACATTTCCATCTTTATCAACTGTACGAGTTGTCTTCTTCATATCATAATTGTCATACGCTGCCTTTGCAGCACTTCCTGCGTAGATTCCTAAGAATGCTAATAGTCCTCCGAACAATATTCATCAACCACCTTTCTTATATTATCTTCTCCATTTATCCATTTCATTAACTGATTTCCTATTTAAGTTATTATACATCTCTCTTCTTTTTTCTGATTCTTTTTTCTTTCCATCTCTATATGCGGCGATTGCAAATATTAATATTATTATACTTATAGCTGTACCCATACCCATAATCCAAATCCTCCTATTTAACTATTCACGTCTCATTGTTATTATTCTAATTCTATCATATAATTTTAAATTTTGCACTATATATCCAAGTATTATAGTGATCCATAGTAATGAACTTTAATACATCCTCAAAACCTTCAACGATATCCGTTGCAAACAAAAATCCTTTACTGTATCCCTCGTAATTATTATTAGGAATAATTGTAATATATTTTCCATTCTTATGTACCTTATGACCTCTGTTTTTCATCTCTTTCTTAAAATCTTTATAATCTAACATATTCATCACAACCTTTCTTGATAAAAATAAAGAAGTGAATAACCATATTGTTATCCACTTCTTTGTTCTCCACTATGTATCTATTATTAAAAAGAAAAATGTTTATTCCCATTCTCCATTTGTTTTAATGTTGTTAATCACAGGTATTGCTATTTCTTGCATTAGCTGTTTTAACTCATCCTGCGAAACTTTTCTTTCCTGTGCTTCGACAAGCTTTGCTGCCTCAGTAGGAACTTCACATTTATATTCCATTGAATATAATATTATTGCTTCATAAAATTTAGAAACATCTACTGTCTCCACTGCAAATTGAATTTTATGCAACAATCCTGCTTTATTTATCTGTTCTTCATTAAGCATATTTAATTCCTCCTCCTTTCTATTATTATGTATTATTATATCACTATTGCTAATTCCTGCATAGTTTCTATTTTTTCTATAGCAATTTCCTTACCTTCTGCAATAGTCATACAAGAACATAATCTTGTCCATGCATTATAAGCTGTGTTGAACATCATTACATCATACTTCTGATTGAATGAATTAATTTCCATTCCAGCCGTATATCTATTCACTATACGTATTTTTATTCCATTTACTCTAAAATTTCTCATTGAAATCACAACCTTTCACTGTAAATTTCCGTTTCATTGCCCAACTTTTATTTCACTTCTGTCATAATTAGTCTGTATTCCAACACTTCCTTTTGGACTTTCACATAAAGCCCATCCAAAAGCAAGACAATCATGTAATCTAATGTCAGCTATATCTCTATCGCAACCATAATTATCAACAAGATAATTAATTACCTCTTTATCAAAGTCTTCTGGATATTTCCGTCCTATACAAAATACTTTTTCTACTTTCATATGTAATCATTCCTTTCTAAGTCACCACTTTAATATCATCTTTCATCAACAATTTCTCTAATTGGAAATGGAATAAATGTGTTTCTCTTAAATCTTTCCCTGTATCTCTCATTTATAAGTTCCTGCGCCTCTTCTCTTGTATTTGCATGAATAATATCTAAAACAGGACTATCACATTTTCCAATAGCTTCGAAGAAATACATTTTATTTCCATTTCCATACTCTTCATATCCTTGCGATAATGGTATTCTCTGAAATCCGATCTGTTTTGTGTCTGAATTTACTAAATAACATTTTGATTCATGGTCATTTCTAAATTCTATACACTCCTTACTTCTATTTATCATATAACCAACCTCCAATCTTCTTAGTAAATCATCGTTTCATTTCTCTTTCAAAAATAGCCATAGCATCCCTCAATCCTTGATTATATGCTTGCGCAATTTTATATTCTTCTGATTCTTTGACATTTTTAATAGTTGTATCCATCATTTTCATTGATATAATGATTTCTTTTTTAATTTGATTTATCTTATCCATACTTATCTCCAATCATACAATTATTTAATAGTTATACACACCAATATTCTTCTCCATCCATTGCTCTTTTAATTTCATCAATAGACAAATCATATAAATCAGCAACAAAATCTATTGCACTATCAATAGATTGCAACGAAGCAAATTTTCTTCTGTCTCTAAGACAACTAATAGCTTGCTGCAAATTTCTCTCCTTGTGTAATAATTCCTGCTGTTTAATTACTGCGTATTTTTCATAATTGCTTTGACTCATAATTTCACCTTCCTTTTGAAATCCTCATTTCATTCTACTATCGTTCCATACGGTTTAGCCGCATCTCTTATAGTCTCAATAGACTTATACGGAACACCTCTCAATATAAGACCGCCGCTATATCCTTCATAAAATCTATGTTTACCCCAAATTGCATATCTACCTTTTTTACTCACATAACATTTCAGAAGTCTTGTTGCATAATAAGCGTTTTCTTGAGCATCGTGACAAGTTATTTGAATACATCCATTCGGATATTTATCGCAAATAAGATTTATCCATTTAACATCTGATATATTAACTGGATATAGTTGCTCCGAAAATTCATTATAACAATTTGAACATTCATATATTGGGTTCTTCATATATATTCTCCTTAAATTCCTACTTTTAAATGTATAGCATTGGTTTCCCATTCTTCAACTAAGCAATTAACAATATCCTCTGGAACATCTACATTTGCAAATCTTCCATCGTTTACCCAATCATAAGCTGCACTCCATCTGTCACTGTGCAACCACTCTTTGCCTATCCATTTAGAGAACTGGTCACTCTGTAATTTACACCATTCATAAAACATTCCTGTCTTTTCAATAAAATTCTTTGCCTTATTTACCATTTCCATATCAGCAACAGAAAACCATCTCTTTTCAATTTCTGGATAATCTCCATTCCAACCATCCCATTTTGAATAGATGATGTCTCCATTCTCATCATGGACTTCGCAATCTAATCTCAACGCTTCTCTTACAGCATCTTTTAAGTTATCAATATTGTCTACTTTCTTATTTCCATACCAATCATAACATGTATATTTCATTTATGTCACCATCCTCATTCTTTTTATTCCGAAGGAAACTCTTGTTTACTTGCCTAGTTTCTTTCATATTTATAGTAACTTCCGAACCATATAAATTCTGGATTCAAAATCGTACCAACATTTTCTTTAACCTGACCACTATCTTCAAATCCTTTTTCAGTCATTTGTTCTGCATGTTTATTACGTTCCTCTTCTGAATCATAATGGTACTGTTCTATCACTTCTGTATAAGAAGTATGAACTCCATTTTTATATGAATGTTTCTTGATAATACTTTCTTTTACAATCTGCATACTTCATCACTCCTTTACTTCTACATTTAATGTAATCTCATACTGTTCACCTTCAATCAACCGTTCATTTAACACTTCTGTTTCTAAGGGATAATTCATATCATCAATAGAAACTCCATTCTTATCTACAAAATCATAAACTCCATCTGCCTTATTCCAAAAATCTCTTAATGTTTTTGCCATAATAAATCACTCCATTTCATATCTTACATTCTCTATATTCGTTTTCAGTTAATAAGCCTTCATCAAACATATCTTCAACTGTTCTATATACAGCATTGGCTCTCCAACTTGCATATGAAAAACCATCGAACTCTCCAATAAGTGCATTTCTGTTTTCTTCACTTTGTTTTTGTAATTTTTCTGCTAAAGTAGAATTACGAAAGAAATATGCTTTATACATGGTTGCTTTAATTCTAAGATTCTCAACTTCATATTCCTGAGAAACTAATTTCTCTTGAGCTTCTAATAACTGTAACCCCAGATTCCCTAATGGGCTTCTTTCAATTCTGTTTCCAAAATAAGTATAATTCATGTTTGTCACTCCATTTCCGTAAATCCATTTTCCTTTAAGTATTCTATGTAATCTTCAATATCTGATTTCTTTTTAACCTCAATATCTTCTGGATGATAATATCCATAAAAAGCATTCGTATATACCTTATATGTTTTATTTTCCATATTAACAATGAGGTTATAATTGTTGGCACAATCACCACGTTTCTTCCAATTCTTATCAAGCCAAAATAGATGTAATCTCATGTCAAACCTCCTTATGAAATTGCTATTTACTGTGTTTCTTCAATATTCTTTTCCAACATAAATACAAGTCCATCCTTATATGTAATTCTGAACTTATATGTTTCTTCAAGCCAATCGTTAAAACCATCATCAAAATATGTTTTTTGTGTTCCTCTTCTTGGCTTAATATCATCTAATAATTCCATAAAACAACCTGTAATCCCAGATACAGACTCTGCAATTACTATTGGATTTTCCATAAATGCAAGTGTTGATGGAACTGCTATGAATCTGCACCTATTGATATTCGGGTTACTACTTTCTGTTTTTTCAACTACAATAGCTGCCTGATTGCAATTACTATTCATAAACATATTATAAAATCTATTTGCATTTTCTTTTCGTTCTTTTTTGGTTGTTCTTTTCATTTCCATCACTCCTTTATTATCATGTTTCTAAAGTATACAAATACCATTATCATTGCTTTATATTTCCGTGAATGCTTCATAATATCCTCAATTTCTTTCTCAAGACCTGCTGTATCTATATCTAATTCGCTTTTTGTAAGAAAGAATCCATTCAATCCACGAATTTCCTCATTGCTATAAGTTTCCATAATTTCTCTTCTTATCATTTTTGCTGTGTCTGTCGCAGCTTGCTCCAATAAATTTCGATCTACCATATCAATCACTCCAATCTTCTAATAACTCATACACTTCGTCTTTATTGTCATGTATATACTGATTAAAGGCTTCATAATTTCCATCTTTGTCAGGAAATTCTTCAATGAATCTTTCCCACATTGCATCTGACACCACATTTTCATTGAATATTTTTCCCTTGTATTCAAGTTCTGCGTCTGCCCATTCTCCATGTGAAATATATCCAATATCTTCAATTCCACAATAGTTTGGATATTCTTTCATCATGAAGCTTGCTAAACCATTTTTTACTATAAAATCTCTTTCTATTGTGCTTGTCATTTTAATAACTCTCCAATCTCTTCTGCTTTAAACCACCGCCAATTCAATCTCATCTGACAGATAAGATCCATTCCTTTCACCGAATGTTAAATCAATATCACCAACTCTTCTATAATCAATTCCATTACTCTCAAGGAATTCCTCGAAGAAATCACCAATACACAATCCCGGATTATCATCCGAATGAAAAATATCATGTGCTTCTTCTGAAGCATCAATTACATTTGGAATCTTGTCTGTTGGTACTAAATACACGATGGGTTGTACACCTTTTTCATCGTTTTCTGTTAAATCATAAGTGTTATCAAAATCTAATACAAATAATGTCCATTTCATAATTAATCACTCCTTTAAACAATCCTCATCAACAACCACAAATAACTTAATTTCATTTCCAACTTCGCTTTCATCAAGATCCAAGTCTTTAAGAAACTCTGCAAATGTCCCATATATAAAATCTTCTCTATGCAGATACACGTCATGTACTGTTGGAGTACACCATAGATGCAACCGAATGAACTCAATCAGTTCAATCCACTCACACTCATTGCAGATTCTTCTTGCACATCTTACTAATGACTGAACAAAATCCTGTGTCATAAGTCCGTTACCTTCGAGCTTCTCAATCTGCTCGTCAGTAATCTCTTTTACGTTACTCATACCTTTGTCCATGATATAGGAAACAACTGTATTCCCCATTCGTGAATCGAACTCTTCCTCAATAATCTTTCCTATTTTTGTATCGTAGTATGTCATATTACGCTACCTCCTAATAATCTTCATCAATACATTCATCTGCTTCGCTGTAATACTCACCATCGTATCCCTTTTCCATTAATTTCTCCCAACAATCATTACATACTAATCTAAAAGTGATTCCATGACAGTCTCTTGTGAAATTCATATCATTTCTTTCTACTTCCTTATTACATACTGGACAAATTCTAATATCTTTTTCTTCCATAATTATTGCCTCCTTTTTCCTGTAAACAGTTCTTTCCTTTGGATTTATGCTACTGCCTCAACGCTGTCATACAATGTTTCGCTTACTCCAAAATCAAGTGCAACATCCTTAATCAACTCATCTCCCCACTTATCATTGAAGAATCCCCAACAACTGTCTTTCTCTTCCCAATCATCGTCTTCTGCATTGTATTCTTCCGTGATAACTCCATATACTTCACCAGTTAAATACATGTCATACTCTTCAACTTCGCCTTGCATCCACTGGTATGCAGCTTTCTTCCAATTTTTATTTGTGATTTTTATGTAATTCCCTTTTTCATTCCTAATTTTTCCACCGCAATCAATAATTGTTTTCTTGTCAGTGTATATATATCCAACCTGTCCAGAGTCCCATCTGTCACCAAAACTTCCAGTGCTCATTGTGATTCCGCTATGGTCATACAGATAAAGTGGAAGATATACAATGTTTGCGTGTTTCTCTAACAAATACCATTTATCTTTCTGTGGTAAAGCTTCAATCATATCATCGACTAACCAATCAAGCGATTCATATTCTTCTATTACATCAAATTTTGCTTCTCTGCTTGTGCCAAGTGGAAACCAATAATATGTTCCCCATAACTGCCACATCTGTTCATGTCTGTCATATCTCAACTCAAGTCCATTAGATGCTTTCTTTGCCTTGATATAATTGATGATTGATTTATCTTCTACATTTTCCCTTATGAGATTATTTAAAAAGTCCTCATTGTCGTTGTAATCATTATCCTTATAATCTCCAAGTCTATAATCTCTATGCCAACACATCATTTTGCCTATTTGACCATCCCAATCATACCGTGGATCAAGTGGCTCATCATCCTGTTCAATATGTAGTCTCATAAGCTTTCCGTTATCTTTATAGTATCTGTATTCTTTATCTACCATATCAATCAACCTCCGTTCTATATTTCATAATCTCTTACTGGTTCTGTATAACCACTATCCAATTTAATTTCCGTTGTTTCATAATCATCATAAACACTCTTTTGTGTTCCTCTTGCATGAATAATCTTTGCAAGCTGCATAATTACATATCTGCGTTCACAACCATGTTCATCATAAACTTTATGTGGATAATATAATGCTCTACCATTGCAAACTGTAAAATTATCAAACTCTTTTCCATAGAACTGTTCACAATCACTAGCATGTAAATTCCGTAATGCGTGTTCTCTAATGTACTGTTTCTCTTCATCTGTTAATTTATCTGTGTTATCTAATAATGAGAAATCAAACAAGATATTTCTCTTACCAGTTTCAAATGAATCGACATATTCTAGGTTATTTTCCTTTGCTGTCTTTTTAGCTGTCTTGTATAATTTGTATTCTTTAATTTTCATTGTCACATTCTCCTTCCATTACAAAAGGCAGACACAATTATTTGTATCTGCCTTATTATTCTCTGTATTATTTGCCCTCAATCCATTTACATATCATTAAGTAAACAATAAAAACAATAATTGTTGTGGCAATCACTTTCCAATCAAATAAATCTACTCCCATTTTATTTGCAATTCTATTAATTGCTAATCCTAAGAAAAATGGTAATACTTTTAACAATGCTTGTATAAAATTTTTCATTTTGTTCATCCTTTCTTCTAAGTAAATTACAATTTCCTGCTAATCTTCAAGTGTCCAATTGCCAACTTTATTTCCATTGATGTCCATTATGTAACCTTCATCATATCCATTTGTAATCTTTCTGCAAATGTCCATGAGGTTTCTCTGTAACTCATATCTGCCTTCAGTTGTAAGTACATCATCTTCACTATAAGCTGCACCACCTGTTTTAATTTCAATTTTTAGCATAATTCTCAACCTCCATTTCTTATATCAAGCAATTATCATAATCATAAATATCTGGATAAGCCTGTCTAATTGTGTACTTATTACCTCTATTGCTTGCAAATACAATTCCTTCTGTTTCCTTGTTGATAAATTTGCAAAGATGATCAACATCTTTTCTGTGATAATTTCTGTTAATAAGTACATCTGCCATATCAGAATATGATTTCTCATAACAGCAATCACAATTGTAAAATTCATTTCCAGTTCTTTTCTTTACATAAAGTAACTTGTCCCATTTCTCTTTCATAGGAAACTTTTTCATAAGTGCTGCAACCACCTTTTCTCTTGCTGTTCTTTGATCGTACATTGTTCCATAAGTCTTATCATCAAACCAATTTCCAAGATACATATAAGACTGAAGCCATGCTCTATCTTTTACCCAAGGTGTATCCTGCATTACATAAGGTGAATCAGTACATACAAATTCGTACCACTCAACACCACAATATTCATGTTTATGTTTTACCTTCGTAAACTGATATTTATGACCTAAATACTCAAACTCTGTATCTGGAATAGGTTCATATCCTATTTCCTTTTCTGCCCAACATCCTGTCCAATTTTCGTCATAATCATTTGCCTTTTCAGGATATAAGTCTGGATCTTTATAAGATAACAACCACTGATTTATTTTCATTGTGGTATCTCCGTTCCAACACTCAGCCCAAAAGTTCTTAGTCAAGTCTTCCGTATTATGCTGAAGCTTTTCCCTTACCTTATTCCACTCTCTTTTAATTACTGTTTCAAATTTTGGAAGTTTATTTCCATCCGCATTTGAATATCTGATTACTTCATTTCCATTTTCATCACAACAGATAAACATTACATCATCTGCTATTGGTGCATTTAATTCACAGTAACCAAGCGGATCGCATACTGAATACCAAGTTCCTTCATTTCCGTATGTATATCTTCCATAATATCTGTGTTTTCCATCAATCTCTTCAACTGTTTTCCAAAGTTCTACATAATTATCATCTTCGCCCCTACATAACTGAACTTTAATTTCTCTCATATTAATCAACCTGCCTTTCTATCTCACATATGGAATATCTTTTCCATGCATATAATTTTCACCTCTAAAACAATCACCACAGTATTCCCAAACTCCATCATCCACCTTTTTGAATGTAGAATATGTTGTTCTGCCTTCTCCTTTTTCATCAATTCTGCTTGAACATGGCTCGCCAATCTGTGAACAATCGCTTCTCATACAAACTGGTGGTAATAAATCCATAAAGGAATCAACCATATCTTCTGTAAAATACTCACCAACTTCATGTGCATCAAGTCCAAAATAGTGTTCTTTATCTACAACTTCCTTTCCCTTGTACATTTTCGGTTTTCTTGATGGAACACCATCATATTTAACCTCTTCAATCACTAAATCTTTATTAAACCATGTATATGATTCATAATGCTTTTTATAAACTTCTGCTGCTTTGCGTGTTGGGAAGACTTGCGGATTACCTGCTGATAATCTATATTCTCCGTTGTAATACACAACTTCATATCCCTTAAGTCCTTTTGTCCATCCTGGAATATCAGTTTCGATCACATATCCTTTATCAACTGACCATTCAGTTGCTTCATAATCATATTCATCTACAGGCTCACCGACTGTTTTATACTTGTAACTTGCACACTCTTCTTTGCCTTTTTCTGTAAGTACAAAATGCTTTCCTTTATCTGCTTTGTACCAATTATTCCGTAATTCCATAATCCATTTCCTCGCTTTCTTGTAATAAAATAGGCAGCTAGGTATTTATTCTCCTAACTGCCTTTTCGGTTACTTGTTATTCTGTTCTTCCTTTTTCTTTCCTCTTTCTCTAATATGTTCACACATTTCATCCGAAACGCCATGCTGTTTTAACTGTTTTGCAAAGCGTTCATAAAATGGTAAGTCTTTCCACCGTGGTTTTCCTTTAGCCATTTTTCTCATCCTTTCCATAGTTTACACTCATTGGATGCCAACTCATATCCAATCCGAAATCATATTCCAGACATTCAACAATTTCATCCTCATTGAATGCTAGAGCTTTCATTTCTTTTATAATGATATTCTCAAAATCATCTTCATCTTCAATTAATCCACTGATATAATTGATAAGATATTTGAGTTTCTTTCCACGCTTCCTATAATCTGCTAACTGTTTCCGTACATTTTCCGTTATCATTTCGCTTCACTCCTTATTTAATTTCTTCAAAAGGTTTTATATCTTTGATTCGTTCATCATAAATCAACGTATAGCCATTATAAGAGAATCTTTCTCTTTCGTTTGGCTTTGTCCATGTGATTGTTTCTATTCCCAAACCATCACGAAGAGAAGTTTTAATATCTGCCATTGTTATTCCATTTGATTCATAAATCCGTACTGCTATTGCATAAGGTTTATTTTCCATTGATTTTTACCTCCAATCTTTTAAAGAAATGCGAATTTACTTATACCAACCTGACTTAATACATTTTCCATTCACAAATATTCTAAATGCCATTTCCATTTCTTTTGCATATCTAATTGCTTCTGCAATAGATTTGCATTTTTTAGGTGTCATGCAATATCCCCAACGAGTATTACATATAACTGTACATTCTTTCATTTCTTTTACCTCCAATTCTAATGAAGCACGCATTTCAAATATTCATATCAAAACTAATATCATACGAAAAATCTTCCCATTTAAAATCATAAGTATCGCATACATAATCCATAAGTTCACAACAATCTGAAAAATGAAATTCCTTTTGTGCTTCAATTATTACTTCATTTACATATTCTCTTGTATCATCCGCAAACACTAAAAATAACCATGCATCTTCATCATCTGCTCTATTGATTGCTACAATATATCTATTCATATACTTATTTCCTTTCTAATACCTTATTAAGTTTAAATACAATCGTCATCATCAGTAGCTTCAGCAACTCTGTTTTTAAATTCTGTTAATGCATTTTCGCATCTTGAATTATCATTAATTTTGTTAATTCCATTAGTAATATATTCCCAACTGATTTCTGCATCAATTATTATATTGCGAACGTAATTAGATATTTCTGGCATATCGTTTAATGCTGCAAACAATCTATTGATATTTGATATAGCATTACCTGCTTCGCACTGATTAGCGAAACATCTATCAGAACATTCAATTTTTTCTAATGCCATGATCTCCTGTATAAGTTCTTCTTTTGACTTTTTACTATGTTCCGTTACAATTCTGCTATACATCCATTTATACATAATTTTATCTATCCTTTCTTCTAAAGAAACACACATTACTTTGCATTTACAGCTTCTACTAACAAATCATGATATAAACAACAATCAAAATTGTTATTCCAATCTAACCTGCGTCCTACCTTTTTCTCTGCATCTTCCCAAGATAAAAGATAAGAGTATTTACGTTCAAATTCCTGAAAACTCATTATTTTACCTTTACCTTTCCAAAAGGAATTATCCATTTATAATCCTAGTTTTATTTTTCAAATTCATCAATAAATTTCTGAGTAAACCTACCTACTTTATAAGTTCCATAGTTTACCTTTACTTCATCTGTAATTACCAAATATCCGTTTTCAACCATTGCAGCAATCAGATCAGGACAATCAGCACTCAAAAATGATTCTCCCTCGTCAAGAAAATACTGCGGAATATTAATTGTTACATCTCCGTAACATTCTCCGTCTGATGTATAGGCAAGAACTGCCTTTCTTTCAAACATATCTGCGTAAGTTGTAACAGCAAAATTTGTAATATTATGACCTTTTACTACCATTATTCTCCTCCAACTTTATAATTTCGCTTCTTATTTCTTCTAACAATCCTGGGAATGTTTCTTCAAATGAATCTTCTTCTGATGAATTCCATGACATTTCACTAACTCCAACATGCCATGCTGAATCAAATATCAACTTATCTTTCTCTTTTAAGAAAGTCACTGATATTTCGTGTCCAAACCGTAACAATCCATTGCTTGTGCTTTTATCAACAAAAGCATCGATATATTCTTTACCTTTGTTTTTATATATATTCATTGTCATACCAAACAACTCCTTTCGTATCTTCATATAATCTAGCAATTTGTATACAGTCTGAATTTCCATAACCTTTATTAAGTTCCTTACAAAACTCTTCATAAGATAACTCCGTTCTACAGTTATCATCAAAACCACTCTCAAACTCACAATAATCTTTGTAGGCTTCTTTTCTGTTTCCTATTTTGATAAATGTTGACATATCCATATACTTTGTATTTGCTGTTGAACTATCTTCTTCAATACCGAACCATTCTTTCTCTTCATCTGTCATCTCACAAATTTCATCAAAATATTCCATTGCACTTTCTCTATCATCAGAGATAAGTCCGTCTTTGAATAATGTTGCTAACTCTTCAAGCCTGCAACGTGCAATATAATCTGCGTTTACCTTTTCAAATAGCTTTTCAGTTGCTTCATTAAGCGCAACTAATTTCTCTTTGTCGTTTGAAAACATGTAATATATTCCGTGTTCCCACTGTCTACCCCATCTTTCTAAGTCAGAGTATCCGCAAGCTACAATATAATTATTATCTGTTTCAATAAGAGAGAACTTTTTACCTTTTGCGTTTGATACCACTAATATTTCTCTATGATTTTCTTCCATATCACACCTCCAAGTTATACTCTTTAATCAATCTTTGCCTTACCATATCATTCAGATCCTTATTGACAGGCATTATCCTATGCGTTGTTCGATTAATATATACGAAATGACTTCCCTTACATCTTGTCGGTGTATATCCGTTCTTCCGTAAAATCACATCGAAATCACGCATTCGCTTTGACTTTCTAAAATTATGCATAAACCTCACTTCCTTTCTGTTACCCGTATAGCCTGATAGTGCAGCTTTATATGTATATGTTCTCTTATATTGCCTTTGACTTTCGAGAAGTTTTTTTCTTCTCTGTTCTGAATGGACTTTCCATTTCATATCTGACGATTTCTGAAAGATAATCAAAAATCTGTGCCTGAGTTTTATCCATAATTTTCTTTACAAAATATTCAGTTCCCTTACAGTGTTCAAGCAATGCCTCTTCCATTTCAGGGATACGACCTTCACAGAAAGCATATAAAGCCTTTAAAGAACGAATAATTTTAGCTGTATATGCTTTTCCGTTGTAAGAATCAGCATATCCATTCCAATTGAGTTCTGTTATAAGATTAAGAATATGGTCAAGTAAATCAGGATTCATTCTAACAAGGTCAATTCCATCTGTAATTGATGTAAGTGTACCCACTGTATTCTCTTTATTTCTGTCTCCCTTAACGGCAAGATTGTGTTTATGGCAGATATCTCTAAGCATTAAATAGTCTTCATCTCCACTTACAATAGATGCCTTATATGTATCCTTTGGTCTTACCTGTGTTCTGTCTTTTGTCTGATTTACAAATAAATCAATTGCATCTTTTAAATCGCACTCAATTACCTCTCCAACGATTGCATCCTTTTTTGCCTTTACTGCTCCAAAAGTTCTGTGCTGTCCTTCAATTGCCCATAATAATCCATCGTGATACCAATAAGCAGGCAATCCCCATCTTTTACCATCGTAATTATTGCCGATTGATAATGCTTTGGGTAATCTGATTTCTCTTTGCCACTCAGGATAATGAATATATTTAGGATCAATACAAATCAGCACCTTATCACCAATCCGTGAATTTGCCTTCGCATTCTTCACAACTTCCTTGATGAAGAGCTTCTCTGTCTTTTTATCAATTCCATCTGCCTTTCTTATTTCTGATACCTCTGCCTCTGCTTCTTCTGGAAATATAAATGTTCTTCTACACATAATCAGTGTCCTCCTTAAATTAATTTATTGCATAAAAATAACGGCTTACCTTTTCGGTTCGCCGTTTAATTACTAAACCTTTTAAATACCCCTGACTTGAGCATATCCATTTTCCAACACTCAAAGTCTGGATATTCTGTTTTATCTACCATATCTCTATAAATTTTACGCATTCCCTTTTCAGTGAAGCGTTTCCCTTTAAAGGGTTCTTCATATGTTATATACATCACATCTCACCTCTTTCTATTAAATAATTTCTGTAAGCATTTTCGCTTTCAAATTGCTGATATTTGCCTATTGATGGCACAAATCCCATATAGGCAAATCCGTTATAATATCCCTTCATGTATTATCCTCCTTGCAAAATTCTTTGCCTTATCAATGATTGTCGGCTCAATTGCCTTCTGCAATCTCTTCTGCCTTTCTGCAAAATATAGACTGTTTTCCACATTGACGTAGTCTAACATTTGCATAGGCGTTAATGCGTTGTATGGTGTTGACAATGTATTATCAATCACCTCTGTTCCGTTCCCTGCTTTTATAATTCTAAAATTAAATGCTTCCATTTCCTTATACCTCCGTTGATAGTCTTGCATCACGCATTATCCGTGAGATTTCATTCTCCGTTTTTGCGTTATGAATCTGCATTATTACTTCATCTGAATAACACAAATCTCTTGCTGTTGTGATTGCCGTTCTCTTGTAGTTGTACATTTCTCTTGACATATTAATATTCTCCCTTCTTTATCTTACAAAACCCGAATATTGAGCTTTGATAATTGTGTCGTCATAGATGATATCTGTATAATTATCATGCATTATTAACGAACAGATATCTCCCTTGTACCAATCTTCTGTGTTATCTGTAAATGTCCAAAGGTTTCCGTTAAAATCCTTGGTTGTTATTTCATTTCCGTTCACACACTCAATAACTGTTGATAGTGGGTATGTGTGATTGTTGTAAGTTATTTTTTGAACTGCTCTACCTATAAGTAAGGCAGAAATTGATAGCGTGATTGTTAAGGTTGCCATGAGCAGTTTTCGCTTTTCCTGGTGTGTAAATTTGATTTCTTTTCGCATTGCTTTAGTTTCCTTTCTTGTAGTATTGATTTTGGGTATAAAAATAGCACCCTTTGCGTTTTGCGTTTGGGTGCTTTTGGTTTGCGTGGTTATTATATTTGACGCAGTTTGAGTATTATTTATCAACTGTAATAGATATACCTGACTTATCTATTACAAGCTTACATTTTCCCTCATTAAAATATTTCATAAGGGCTTCAAGAACAGTATTTGCCTTCATGCCATACTCTTCACAAGTTGCCTGGAATTGTTTTAAAATCTCTTCATCGTAGGTTGTACCCCATTGTTTTTTTGCCATTTTACATTGTCACCTCCTAGTTGTTTCATTAATTATAGTATGGCATTAACTTGTTGTCAACTATTATGTGCAAATAATACACACTATAAAAGAGCAGACTTTTTGCGTTGTCTGCCCTTCTAACTATGCACTATTCTTTTATTGTATCAAGTTCCGTTACATTCACACCCAAAGCGGATAGAATAACTTTTAAATCTCTATAACGCACCTTCATTGACTTATATAAAGGCGTTTCCTTTTCTGTCATTCCCATCCATTCCTGCAAGCGTGAAAATTCTTCTACACAAATTTTAATTGTTTCCTGGTTATTCATTTCTTCCATCCTTCCACCGCCTTTCTAGTTATAGTATAGCGGATTTATTGCGTGTTTACAAGTTGCTTATTTAACATACATTTCACAGAATACAGCCATAAAAAGCTTGTTAAACTGTGCTTTGCTGATAGCTGTTACAAGTGTATTGTCATTGACAATCTTCTTACTCTGAGCATATCTTGCACCAAACATATCTGACATATTCTCAGCAAGTTTGCTAATCTGAGCCTGAGAACAATTTTCAATACCAAGATTTACAAGAAACTGCTTGATTGCTTCTAAAAAGTCACCACGCTTATGCTCATTAATCTTTTTAGTATAGGCTTCATGCATACCATCGGGAATAAAAATATAAGTCTCTTTCATAGACTTTGTGAGTGGTTCAACAATAGCTTTATGTGCAGTTTCAGCCTGGCGAATTTTATTATCTACTTCTATCCGTGGAAACTTAGCAACTACTTCATCAACATTCATGCCATTATCAATATCATTCTGACGGTTTGCAAGAATAGACTCTAACTGTGCTTTGAGAGGCTTTATCTCTGCTTTAAAGCGCAGATCTTCTACTGCTATTGCAAGTGCTGATTCCTTAAAAGATTTTAATTGTGTTGTTGCTTCCTTACTCATTTTTGAGAAATTAATCTGATTCTTTGCCATAATATACCTCTTTCTACTATTTTACGCATAGTTGCAAAATGATTTTATTATTATAGTTTGAGCGTAAAAAATTTTATTACGCAATCCACTTGTGGGAATTGAACCCACTTCTAAAAGGTTTAATCCTACCGCTAAAGCGTGAAACTACCTGCTAGTAAGTGGAATAATCACTACACTTATTTATTTTATCCTTGCCCCGTGGCTGACAGTCTAAGAAATAATCAGTTAAACACCTATAACTTTTTATACTCGCAGAATGCAAGCAAATTATTCTCATATCTTCAAAGTGTGCTTTATGAAATACACTTCAATCGTTTAATCTTTATGCACTTATTACCCTACACCCTGCTATATATTCACTTATTACCGCAAGCGGTAGCCCTCAAGTGGGTAGACTGGTAGCCCTCAAATTTTTATTGATTGAGCTTGTATTTATTTATCAATGTGCAAATCTACAAAGTGCGTAGGTTACAATAACCCACTATGCCGTCAAACAATCGTTATGTAGATGTAAAAATTGTGTGGACTTTTTCACTGAATCGTGATAGAATAAAGAATGTGAACGGCTTTATTCTTAAAGTCCTTATGTGGTGTAAGTCCTGCAAGACTTATACCACTTTTTAATATTAACTTGTTATCAGGTTATCGCCTTCTTTCTTGTTTCGTTGTGATTATGTTATCACATTGTTGGTTACTTGTCAACAACTTTTTGATAGAAAGTTAAAACATTGTTTACAATCTCGTTTGTTATCTTGTAATAACTTGTTGTTATCTTGTTGTTGACATTATAATATCAAATTGACTTGTTGTTGTCAACAAGTTTTTTTAAATATTTTTAAAATTTATCTGATTTTATATTAAAGTGGTAGACTATACCATTTTTAGGTAGGTTTTTTGGTGTGAAGTGGAGGATGTGAACCTAAAAAGGTAAAATTTTGATATAAAAGTGGGGATGATATTTATATAAATTGTTATATATAAATAAAGACTATGATAAACGATATGTTATAGTTTAAAACTATATATTATAATAATATTAATACTATCTAACATAGTTTTAAAAACCACATCGGTTCTGCTCAAAATACCAGGAAAAAAGAGTGGATAATATATATCTATTAGACATTGTTTTTATATGTAGGGGGGGTACTTAAAACTAAAATAATAGTCACATTTTGGCAGCATCCGCTTAGCTGGTTATTCTACACACCAACTCAAAAATCTAATCCTTCCCCAATATTCAAAATCCCCCACTAAAATCAAGCAAAATCCCAAATCCGTCCCACCAAACCCCATATCGTACCCCATATCGCTCAAACCCACTAACTAAGCCATTTCTAATCATTTTTAATCCCATTTTTAAAAATTTTCAAAATCTAAAATATAACCCCAATATTTAAAAAACATATATCTATCAATGTTTAAGTCGATATCAATTTTTCCTTTAACACATCACAAAAATGCTCCTGTTCAATAATTAGTGTTCAATAATTCAAAAATAAGGGAATAAATATAAGTAAATTCACAAAAAATACAATCCAAAAGGAGCATAATAATGCAAAAAACTATAAATCCAATAAATATAATGAATTCTCTTTTAATTAATGATATAATTGATATTAACAATATAGATTTATTGATTAAGCAAATTAAAGAGGAAATTTCTATGAAAGATAAAAATAAATGGGAAGTACCTAAATATACTAAATCTGAGATTAACAAAGCAGGTAAAATCATAGCCGATCCATTTTCTACTCCTAAAGAAAGAGAAGAAGCTTTGGTAATATTAAATAATTGGAGAGCTGCACACGCTTATCCATTACAAGTCATTTGTAGTAATCTTCGTCAAAAGAATCCAAATGCCATTGTTGTTCAAAGATTAAAACGACTTGAATCCATAACTGGTAAAATTCAAAGATTTCCTGAGATGCAATTATATAAAATGCAAGATTTAGGTGGATGTCGAGTAATTGTTGACACTATAGAACAAGTTTATAACGCAATAGATAGATATAAATTTTCTCGAATAAGACATACGTGAATATGATTATATTGCCAATCCTAAAGAATCAGGTTATAGATCTTATCATATGGTATATCAATTTCACAGTGAATCTAAAGACACTTACAATAAAAATATGTTCATAGAAATTCAATTTCGTACAAAATTACAACACATGTGGGCAACTGCTGTTGAAATGATGGGGATATATACAAAAAGCAATCTTAAATCCAGTCAGGGAGATTATGACATATTAAGATTCTTTACACTTGTATCCTCTTTGTTTGCCATAGAAGAGAAAATGCCTATATGTCCCAATACATCTAAATGGGCTGATGAATTAATATCAGAAATTAAGTATCTTGATAAGAAAAATAATATAATATCTACTCTTAGTGGATTAAATGTGTCTATTAATCATGCAAGTAATAAATATAACCAGAAAGATAAAAATTTATATTATATAATATTACTCAATTATGACAAAATGACTGTTACTGTAAAACCGTTTAAATCCTCAAATCTCGAAACGGCGACAAAATTATATGGAAAAATTGAGCAAGGATCAAATATTAATGTTGTATTAGTATCAGCATCTTCATTCGAAACATTAAAATTAGCATATCCTAATTATTTTGCGGATATCTCATATTTTGTAACAAAACTAAGACGTGTAATAGAAAATTATGACTCTATTAAAAATCAACATAAATAAATTTATCTATAAAAAGACAACTTAATGTGGTTGTCTTTTTTATTTTCAAAAAATATCACAACCATTCCACACAGAGATGAGTATATAAACCACGCCAGAATCCCCAAATCCAATACAAACCATCAAAAAATCCTACTATAACAATACCAAAAATCTCATCTCTTATCTAAGCCCTCTATTACGTCCATACACAGCGTTTTCATTTTACCCTATCAATAACACCTAAAATCATTTTTACCCACCTAAATACTCAAAATACAAGGTCAATTTTTTACATCACCCAAAATTGCATTAACTATCTATATACATTCACATACATTTACTATAAATAATATTATCAATTCTCACGCCTATATAAAAATCCACTCTCACAGCTCAAATTTCAATTTTTACCCTCTACCCTAACAACTAGCCACCTGACATATAAAAATCCAAAATAGACTCTAAATCATTAATTTTTCGCCTTATATCCCATGTAAAGAATTTTACATTAACTCTCTTTGTTGATTGACATATTCATACAATGCTAAAAATTCATAAAATCAAATTCATATAAGAGAATAATCTATTGTAAATAATCATCACACCACTCTCATCAGAACAAAAAATAAATTTTAAGGAGGACTCATTATGAGTAATTTAACATATTACAACAGAAACATTTAATAACTTGTCATGTAACTTTTATAAAAATATATTTGATGAATTAGCTGACAGAATCACTTCTCAATCTATTTAGGGAGAAAATCACACTTCACAGAAAAAATTAGCCACTTTTATCTTATACCCTTATAAGTTATCACCTAAGACATAAAAATTGAAAATTACTCTCAAAAACTCATTTTTAACCCCCAGATAGGGGTATGAGAAAACTATATACAAGCTCAAAAAAGATAGTATGTGCGTAAGCACAAGATGTAGCCCTTTGATAAGGGCGGCTTTTTGCAGCGTTAGCAAGAAAAGAACATCTCTAGGTAGACAAATGAAGAGAGAATAATATATCAAAGGAGAATGATATTATGAAAAAACCAATTTTATTTAAAAGAACAAGAGAATCTGTTATAAGAAAATTATCAATTCCTTATATAAGAGAAAATCTTGAATATTTTGGATATATGTTTTCAATATTAGAAATATGTTATATGTTATTTCACTTAAAGGAAATAAATAATATGTTTCAGCATCAGAAATAATATAGGTACATCATATATGTACCCAAATGAAAGTACCAATCCAAAACATCATGTACCTAAATCAACCAATAATAATCAACCAAAATTTAAAGAGTAATTTATGAGCGTAGCGAATAAATTACGAATAGTCTGTCTTATTAAATAAGTTATATATCTTCTTTCAGTTCAGTTGACCTACATAAAAGTGTAGTCAAAATTCTTATATTTCAAAATTAGACATACATAAAAGTGTAGTTTGCTGAACGCTCGTCAAGACACTTCTATTATTTGTTTAATCCATAACAGATAATAAATAAATATCACATATAAAGGAGGATTTTTAATTGCAACAAAAAATAGAATATTTTACACGTTTCCCAAATGATTATATTCAAGGGAATATAAGAACAAAATATGGAGTTAGTAGGAAATTTTATATCACATACATACTTATAGATAAATACAGATCGTATGAAGATTATAGTTGGATTACTATTCGTAAAGTAATGGAATTCTATGGCTATAAAACAACCAAACATAAACCAAAGGCATTTCACGAAATTCTCGATGTATTAGAATATATGGTTAATAATAAGATGATTGAAGTAAAACAAGACCTTGATTCTATAGGATATGATACTGGAATTGAAATTAAAATCATTCCTGAAAATTTTGATGCAGTTGATAAGTTCTCAAAAATCACATCTTCTCAACTTGATTTTATTATGATGAACGAATCTAGTATTAATAAAGAGAATATATTAATGGCTTTTCTTTATATTAATTCGTATATTTTCATTCGTCCCAAAAATAAAGATAATGAAGATATTATGTATAATCCTGAATCCAAACCAGAAGCTTTTTGGCGAAGTATAGAATCTATGTCAAAAGAACTTTCTATGTCAAAAGATACCATTAATCAATGTATTCAATATCTCACATCTTCTATTGGCGACAAAGAACCGCTTCTCGTTAAGAAAGAAGTCGGCAGCGTTCAACCTGATCCAAAGAAACCACCACAAAATGTACCAAATATATATGTACTTAACAAAGAAGGCTATGAGCAAGAAATTGAGTGGGCTATTACTAAAATGTTGGAAATATATCATGTTGACTCTTTTGGAGAAATTAAAAATGGTAATCAAGGATAACATTTTAGAACAAATCCTCATATTTTAATTTTTAAATAAAACCCTTTTGCAATAAGGGAATATATAAAAGTAACACATAAACCGTATCACACTATATAAAGGAGCGATGATATGAACAAAAAATTATATTTAACAAGGAGAACAAATATTTATGACAAAGGAAACAGAAAATCATGTAGCAAGAAGAACAATGGAACTTAAGAGAAAGAATAAGCTTGTATGCTATCCCAAGCTAGTCGAATCAGATTTCGGTGGCTGTGGAGTTAATATTGCCAGTCGTATAGCGGCAGATTTTAAGTTTGATGAAACCAAAAAGAGAGAATGTACAACTAGAGATTATAACAAAAAGCTTAAGGCTTGTGAAGAAAGACAAAATTTAAAGGAGGAAGCGGTACATGCTTAGATACAAAATTATTGCTAATGTTGGTATTAGCGTAGACTTACATAATAATTACACAGTAGTTGCTTTAGCAAAGTGGAATAAAGAGAAAGAATATTACTTAGCCACTTTTTATATTAAACAGACAGATATTGACCATTTAGATCTTATGGATGACCAGATTGAAATAGAGTTTTCTTCTGAGATAAAAACAATCAAGAATGATTTAGTGAAGTATATTGAAATGCTTATAGAAAGAGGAATTATTCAGAGATATATAGACAGATACAAATATGAGCTTGATTGTATTGATAGAGGAACTGCTATATTAGAGTTAGAGAGAAATGTTAAGTAAATCAGATTATAGATATTTTAAAAAAGCTAAAATGGCTGCTACCATCTCGGATTATAAAAAAACACATATAGGGTGTATAGCCGTTTACCAAGGAAATGTAATAGGAATTGGTTGTAACACAATTAAAACGCATCCTATTCAAAAATATTATAACAGATATAGAAATTCATGGAATAAGAATGGTATTAAACCGACTTTACATGCTGAAATCAATTGTCTTAATTCTATCCGTCATCTGGATATAAATTTCCAAAAAGTAAAATTATATATTTTTAGAACGAGATTTGATAAAGAGTTTGGCATGTGTCGTCCATGTCCAAGTTGTATGGCAGCTATAAAAGATTTAGGGATAAAACATATTTATTATACAAGCAACGATGGATATTCCTATGAGTGTATAAATAATTAAAAAGAGAGGTTATATGTATGTGCAACATTTGTGGTAATAATCCTTGTCTTACAAGATGTCCAAACTTTCATCAGAAATATAATTACTTATGCTGCTATTGTGGTGGGGGTATTTTAAGTGGGCAAGATTACCTGAGAAATTCAGAGGGACAATATATACATAGAGACTGTATTCCATGTACTGATTATCTTATAGATTGGTTGGGATATCGTGTCGAAACAATGGACGAGGAGGATTATAAAGATGAGAATTATTGATAGACTGAGAATATTTTTTGATATTGATTACAGTTCAAATAAGGAATATTGGATTCCAATTAATGAAATTAAAATTAGAGAAGAATTTCTTGCTACTCCACCCAATTACAGAAAATTCAGGAAGAAAGAAAATACATTCATCAAGTATGGTGAACTGGGGAAGATTGTAGTTGACAGAAATTATGAATTGATAGACGGATATTGTTCATATCTTATTTGCAAGAAATATGACATGGGTAAAGTTCCTGTGTGGTTTGAATAATTGTAAATAGAAATTTTTATTTATTTCCAAGGTAAATAAATAGATTTCTATAAAATGAAAAGAGAATATAAATGTAAGAATTGTTTTAGGAGGATTTTATATGAGCAAAATAACTATCTGTCCTATTTGTGGACACAAATTAATTAAAATAGATGATATGAATTATGTGACATCTATTTGCCCTGATTGTCATACAACTGTATTTGATGAAGAAGATGGTAATCGACACATTATTAAGCATGGTATTTCTAAGAAAGATGGATATAATATCAGTTTGGATATTGTGTATAAACAATTTTTATCTGACCAAATGGTTATATCTGGTAGATTAAATGTAAATCCAGGAGAAGTTATGTGTCGAAGAATTTTTAAAACAGATATATATTCTGACTCTATGTTAAATTACTTCTTTCCTATGTTCAAAGATTTTAAAATACAACAGAAATATAATTATTTTGATGGCTATAATAAATATCTTAGAATGTCTGAGAATTATTTTAGAAGAACATTTCCAGAATTTTATGAATAAGAGGTGATAGTTATAAAAAAGGTACAATATACATTAGTTAAAATACCAATAAGAGAGCTTATTGATGGAGATTTTAATATTCAGATTAATAGAGACACAGAAATCAAAAAAGAATATCTTATTAAACAAGGCGACTCTCCTTTATTTGATCAGATTCAAAGACTTCGTGGCGAATCATCACCTCATATAAGTGAACTCATGTTAGTTGTTGCAAAGAAAAATCCAAAACAGGAAGAATCTCTTAGAAAAATTCTAAATGATGGATTCACATATAATGGAATCCACTATTCTCGTTTTGGTAAATCAGCTTCACAAGGTAAAGATGGAATAACTGCATTTGTATGTGATGAAATTTTTGATGAGTTATATTTGATTACTCAGATGGATATTAAAATTGATGAATGTGTTATTTCTAAATATGAAGCTCAGAGATGTTTACCATTCAGTTCATGTACTCTTATTAAAGATTATATGCCTAATATTGTGATTATCGGTGAGTATGAAAAAATATTGAAAAATCAGCTTATCAAATATGTAGTTGAAAGAGAAAAAGAATTTGTTGATGAAAGCACTGGAAAGAAAAAGAAATATAAGACTAGAGAAATTGAAGAAGGATTAAAAGATATTGGATTATCACCTTTTGACGGATGTGGTTGTCATGAAGAAAACTTTATGAATACTGTGAGTGAACAGCTTGGATTAGACTATAAAGTTATTGGAACACAGGTGCGTTTGCCATTTATTAAAGGATATTCTGTGTATGTACCATTTAAACAAATTCTCAAAGAATGGGGTTATACTACTATCACTGATATCTATGGTCATGTTCATAATGTTGATGATATAGATTGTATTTGGAATATTTCGATGTTTAAAGGACACAAAATTTTTAAGTCAACTTATGGTGAAAATGCATGGATTGAATATATGAATACTGTCAGAAAGTATGAGTTCAAACTTGGAATCAGTAAATACAGTCATCATATTAAGCATTTAAATAAATATACACGAATGAATTTTCAGTATTTACAATGTCTGGATCTTTGGAATGATAAATATGTGAAATGTTATACAGATAAAACAAAAAAGGACTACAACATATTAGATTCTAAAAATGATGGAAAAATCATTAAGCTTGCAAAATATACCACTAATATGTATGAAAGAATTATTAAAGGTGATAAATTTTATACATATAAATTTATGGGAATTACCGACACAGAAGATTATGAGCCAGAAAGTAAATATCTTGAAGCTGCATTGGTAAATGATGTTATGCTAAAAGATCCTGCTGTTAAGCAATTTATTTATAGAAAACTTAAAAAGTCTATTGATGAAGCAAAGGTTGGTAAGATTTACTGTTCAGGTTTTTATCATACAGGTGTTGGTGATATGATTGGTTATCTTCAGTATGCCGTTGGTGAAGAACCAATTGGTTGTCTTGGAGAAAGAGAATTATATACAGCAAATTTTGAACCAGGATATTGCTGTTCATTCCGTTCTCCGCTTGTTGATCCATCAGAGGTAAATAAGATTAAGATTGTACGAAATGATATTCTTACAAAATGGTTTGATTATTTTAAAGACCAAGATGTAGTAATGTTTAATATGTATGATGTATCAGCTCCACAACAAGGTGGCGCAGATTTTGATGGGGATATTTTCTATTTAAGTAATGATCCTATTATCATTGATTCAAAAATAGACAAGCACATCATACTTGATATTGAAGATAAAGTAACTGCTCAGTCAAAACCATATACAAAAGAGAATCTTATTGAGTATGAAGTAATGACAAGAGATAATCGTATTGGTGAAATTACTAATGTTGCCACAAGTATAGAAAATAAATATACGACTAATCCAGATATTCAAAAATTGTATTCCGACTACTCTTCTCTTCTAAGAATTTTTCAGGGTAAAGAAATCGACTTCCTTAAAACGGGATTTAGATGGCATATGAATTCAGGTCTTAGAAAGCATCTCAAACAACTTCCATATTTCTTACTTCATAATTATCCAAAGAAAATGAAATCCTATATGAATATAATCAAGAAAAATAAAGATGTGTCTGATGAAGACAAAGAATATCTTAATGCATATCACTCTCCCTCTCCTATGAATGAGTTATGTGATTATATTGAAACTTGGGAAAAGAAAAATATCTTATGGGATAATAAAATTGATTTGGTTGATACTAGGTGCTTAATCATTAATAATGATTTGGATTTATCTGATAAAAAAGTTTTAAAGAAGTGCAGGAAGTTTATAAATATGTATGCTGTTGATATTAAGCAACATCTGAATCTGCATAGAGACAAGTCGGATGATGAAGACCATAAATTTAATATGGATGAAGTTGTAAACGAATACAAAGAAGAACTCCTAAATGAGATTAAATTGCCTGAAAATATTATAGCAAATTATATTATCAAAGCATCCTACTCTTCTGTTTCTATTAGCAAATCTCTTGCATGGTCAGCTTATGGTGATTATATCATTGAAAATCTCAAGAATAACACAAATCCAAAAAGAAATATATCAATAAGAGAAGTCCCTTATAAGACGGACAATTCATATGAATATCTTGGAAAATACTATGAATTTGAGGTAGGTGATACATATTTACGACTGTAATGAAACATTTTTATATGAAATTATAGAAGATTACAAAGAAGCAGAGAATAATGAGGTAAAGGACGAGATATTCAACTCGTTCTGCTCCTCAATATGGGCTTCTGATAATAAAAGACGCACATATATAAAAACAATTCATTTTAAGGTCAGAAAGGATTTGCTTAATACAGAACTTGGACAAATATTTGATACATGGTCTGGAATTGAATATAGATATTATAAGTCAATGACTAAAGAGGAAAATTGGTGCGCTATTATCAGGCAGAAAATTAATAATATTTATACAAGATATTTTGATAAAGAAGTAATTCTCAATAAGGAGTACATGGATTTATTAAAGAAACCAAAGTTAATGTATTTCGCTTGGTTATCTGGGACTGAGATGGATGTAGATACAGTTACGGATATTATTGATGATACGATTGACAAAGCTGAAAAACTCAAACAACGTTTTCAAATGGAGAAAATGACATTATCTTGGAATGAGTATAAAAAGGTTATTGAAGGATTTTTGAGAAGATGCTTTGATAATTGCAAACTGATTGGGGAATACGAAGATAAGACTCAGATTATAAATAACTATGATTTTATAACAGAGGATAATTTTTATGTGAAATATATTAATAGATCACTTGACGGAGAAATGAGAAAATATCAAAAGAGATATTATAGCCTTCCACAGACTTCCAGAAAAGGTTATTCTCGTTGTAAACGTTGTGGTGGAATTATTGAAAGAAAAAATAAGCACGACTATTCTTCTATTTATTGTGATGCTTGTAAAAAGACGAGAAGACGAGAAATAAATAGAGAATATTATATTAAGACTAAGCCTAAATCCGAGTTTTCCTTGTAAAATAAGGATTTATAGCTGTTTTTATGTATGTATATATCAGTAATGGAAAACAATAAAATCAGCTTTTCTTAATATCCTGTCCTATGGGGCATTACATAATATTAAAAGTTTATCTTATAAATTAACCTCTCTTTCTTATTCTTATATCGGTGGTTACATTGTTAAAAAAATGGTGTAATCACTGATACTCTTCCCATATAGTTCAATGGTAGAGCAACGGACTGTTAATCCGTAAGTTACAGGTTCGAATCCTGTTGTGGGAGTTATCCTATTTTTATAGGACTGGTCGGTTTCGGATCAGAGAATATTAAATTCTAAAATAAGCATGGTGACATGTATAAAGTGGTTCTTATTGTATTATAAGGCTGCGACTGTAGTGATATAGTTTGACGGAAAACACATAGGATTTATACCTAACCTAAAATCAGAGGGCTACTGCTAATGATATGGTTCGGCAGGTGTCATGAGAAAGGCACTGTTAATTAACACAGAAATGTGGGGATAATCCGTGTATGATTGGTGGAAATACCGCAAGTATAACTGCTGGTCAGATTTTGATAATATTTCTTAAGTTGAAAAACAGGGATAGAATCAAAAAGTAAGGAGATCGCAATCCAAGCAGGATGGTGATAACTGGGCTGTACTCAAAAGGTACGGATGGTTAAATGTACACCTCATCATCCATTTATAAGTACATACTTTTGGTGAATGAAAAAAATTTCTTAATAATAAAAATATCATTTGATTTACTGATAGAAAATAACAAGCAAAAGTGTGTATGACCGCAAAGAGAAAAACAACTTATTGTCCTGTAATATGGACGCATATAACACTCGCAAGGTGTTATGTGAGAAAGTACAAGTATATGCAACTCTAATAGGCTGCAACCTATGAATCTCGCAAGGAAGAATGTGTAAAAAGGAAATCTATAATGCTTTGTGGTAAGAGTTTGCCAGCTATGTCAAAACTGGTGTTGTTGCTACCTACTGTCTAATCGACAGTGTGATAAATTGTGTCCAACCGCAATAGATGGTAGTGTATTGAGTCAATATCTCAGCTCATATTAATTAAATATTCTTATACCTCCTTGTGAGAATATTATTCTGGTTTAGTTCAGTTGGTAGAACGCTTGCCTTGTAAGCAAGATGTCGGGAGTTCGAGTCTCTCAATCAGAATTATTCTGCTATTGCAGAAAATATAAAGTAAAGGTCGTGAATAATATAATACTTATTACTCAGAGAGAATCTGTTAAATTACAGGAATTAGGTTATAACTTTGCAAGTAGGTTTGAGGATGGATTATTACATAAAAGTAAAAGCTCTCATCCAAAATATTACCTTAGTGAAGATAAAGCAGCTCTAAAGGATTTATACAAGTTTAGAAAAAATTCAATCGTCAAGTAGACGAAATATATGAGGAAGGTGGTGTCTAAGCCATCGGAAAGAAAAAACATGAAATAACTATAGAAGTTGTTGGTGGAAATGCGGAAGATGTAACAGGTAGTGCTACTCTTATTAAAACACCCGAACATAGTTATTTATTTGAATGTGGTATGATTCAAGGTGAACACACTATATTGGAAAATTATAAAGCAAATATGAAATATATTCAAAGAATTAAACCACAAGAGCTTGATTATATTATAATTGGACATCTTCATGCTGATCATATTGGTATGATTCCAACACTGTACGCTCGTGGAAAATGCAATGCAAAAATTGTTGTCCCAAAAGGTTCTACTTCTATCCTAAAAGAAATGTGGCTTGATAGCTCTTATATAAATTGCAGAGATATTGAAGTATTAAATTTGAAAAATGATAGATGCTATGAACCATTCTATACAGAAGATATCGTATACGAAACATTAAATTATGTTATAGAAATTGATTCAGACAAGATTACTAATCTTTCTGATGAATTGGCAATTAGATATACAGATGCTGGACATATACTTTTATCTAAACAATGCGAGGTATATATTAATGTGCATTCTCATACACGAAAAATTTTATTTACAAGTGATTTAGGAAATATTGCTACTCAAGATTCAAGAATATTTGTTGAAGATTTTCAGCCAGTTACATCAAGTAATATTGTAATTGGAGAATGTACTTATGCAGCCAAAGGTAGACAATGTACCAAAGAAACTTATAAAAAAGATATAGAAAAAATCAAATCTGTTATAGAACAATATTGTATTGATAACAATGCAAGAGTTCTTATTCCATCATTTTCTCTTGACAGAACTCCATATATCTTATGGATTTTATATTCCCTATTTGGAAAAGATGAAAATTTTAAAATCCCTATTTTAGTCGATAGCCCTTTAGCAAATCGACTTCTTGATTGTTATTCTTCTATTCTTAAAGACAATAAAAAAGAATTATTTGACGAAATGATGTTTTGGAAAAATATCAAAAGAATTATTACACCTGAAGACAGTAAGGCTGCAATTTCTTCTAATGGAGCTAAAGTTATTTTAAGTAGTTCAGGAATGTTGACCGCAGGACGCAGTGTAAAATGGGTTCAGAGTGTTTTACCAAAAGAATCAGATTGTATTCTATTTATGGGATATGCAGGTGAAAATACTTTAGCATGGAAAATCAAGCATGAAAAAGAACACAAAACTATTAATATTAATGGAAAACCTTATAAAAATAAATGTCAGGTATATGATTTATGTTCTTTTAGTTCTCACATGCAACGAAATGATTTGATTAATTATTATAAAAGTATAAATTGTGAAAAAATATTTCTTGTTCATGGTGATTCCAATAAAATTGAATTTAAACATGATTTGGAAGATGCTATCTCTGATTGTTTAAAATCTACAAAAGTTGTTGCGGTGAATAAGGGGACAAAAATCTCATTATAGAGAAATATTATGAATTTGGAGGCTAATGCCTATGAATAAAGATTATTTACAGTTAGAGTTTGATAATTTAGGAAGTGAAGCGAATTACAAACTTGCAGATCCTACTCTTGTTGACTATTATAAACGATTAAATAATCGTGAAATACTCATCAATCAGGATATTGATGATGGAATTGTAGAATGGACTCAGGAAATAGTTGAATGGAATAGAGAAGATGCGATTAAAAAAACATCTATTGCAGACAGGAAGCCAATTAAAATTTGGATTAATAGTAATGGTGGCTCTCTCAATGCAATAAATGAGCTTATTAATATCTGCAATCTTTCTAAAACACCAGTATATGCTATTGGTATGGCAAAGTGTTACTCTGCTGGGGGGCTTTTACTTATGGGTATTCCAAAGGGTAATAGATATATTCTGTCATCTACTGAAGCACTTATTCATGATGGTTCTACAGGAAGTTATGGAGATACTGGTAAGGTACTTGATGACTTAGAAAGAACCAAGAAAATTGAGGAAGATACAAAACAGTTTATTCTCAGTCATACAAAGATTTCTGAGAGTGAATATGATAAAAATTATCGTAAGAATTGGTGGTTAGACGCTAACGAGATTATTGAAAAAGGCGTAGCTGACCACATTATTACAGATATTGAAGAATTATTTTAAGGAGGGCACACTGCTCTCCTATTTTATTGGAAGAAAAGGAGATTTTAAATATGGCAAATTTTGTTTTTAAGGAAACTAAACAGACTTCTATGAAGATTGCAGGTATCATTGACACAGATAATATGACCATTGACGTAGATGGCGAAGAGAAGAAACTTGCTACTCTTCTATCGGTATTTAACGGTGGTGGTGTTGAAATAAATGTGAAGGTAAAAGAGGAAAATGAACTCGATGAGCCTACTGAATCTAATGAAGAATAGAGAGTAGGTGAACTATATTTATAATTTCGAAGAAGAATTAAAAAAATATGGGCTAACCACGTCAACTTATGAACAGGTTTTACAAGAAATTTCGAATAAAATGTCTGGTATTTCAGATATAGATTGGAAAGAAATTGTAGATAAATATGATATAAAATGTCATTATGATAGCGTTAGAAAGGCTAGTCAGACCATATTTGGCAATTATTTTGTTAGAGAATATTTAAAAGCTAAAAACATAACAGAAAAAAGTACTACTCTTGATGATGCTAAAGAAGTACTAGGTGAACAATATATTGTTAAACAGCAAATACATAATGACAGATTGAAGCTTAATAAGTTAAAAAGAGATTTAGTTCCTTGTATTACAGTTGCAGATGAATTGAAGCAGTATATGAAAGATAATAATTTCTCAATGGAAATTCCTACATATATGTACTCTTCTATTGAAGAAGAAACTGATTATACTATGATATGTCATATTACAGATTGGCATATTGGCTATATAATCAACAATTGTAATGGTAATAATTATAATTGGGAAATTGCTAATGAAAGAATAGATAAATATATTTCTGAATGTAAAAAATATATTAAATTGTATAATATCCGTCAAGTTTTGGTTATATCAACTGGTGATATGATCGAGAATTCATACATGAGAGAAACACAAGCACATGATTGTGAATTTTTACAATCTATGCAGATACATAAGGCTACTAAATTGATATATAGACTTTTAGTTGCTTTAGCTGAAGATTGTAATGTTATATTTGGTGGTATTGCTGGAAATCATGATCGTATGTCAGGTGACAAGAAAAAAAATTATGAAGGTGATAACGCAAATGTACTCATTACTGAACATATTAAAGATTTAGTTGATGTAAGTGGCTGTAAACGCATTTCTATTTTAAATACAGACTACAACGATTCTGAAATAAATATTACTGTTTGTGGTTTATCTTGTAAATTCATACATGGTGACAGGTATAAAAACGGAAAATATAATCTTTCAAAAATTATATCTAGTGATAATAAATTCTATGATTTAATCTTTAGTGGACATCTCCACAACTTTTCAATTGAATCAGAAAATCATGGTAGATATGCTATTTCTACGGGTTGTCTTAGTGGTTATAATGATTATTCGAAAAACTTTTATTGTAGCACTGTAGCATCTCAAACAATAACAATTTTAAAAGATAACGAAGTTGAAATGATAAAGGATATTCAGCTTGGTTAGTATAAAATGCAATTATTACGCATAATTTGGCTGACGAAGCCACCATCAGAGGGAGTAGATCATATTGACTACTACCCTCTTTTATTATTAAATCGGCATTTTTTTTGTTAAAAGTGCCAAAATATTATTGATTTAAAGGAGATTTTTTATTTATGAACAAGACAGAATTAGTTGCAAAGACACAGGAAAATATTGATATCAATGTATCAAAGAAGGATTTAACTACTATTGTTGATGGTGTAATAAAGTCAATAACCGATGAGCTTATAGCAGGCGGTAAGGTTCAGTTAGTTGGCTTTGGTACATTTGAAGTAGTTGAAAGAGCTGCGAGAGAAGGTAGAAATCTACTTACAGGTGAGTCACTCCATATAGAAGCTTCAAAAGCACCTAAGTTTAAGCCAGGCAAGGCTTTAAAGGATGCTGTAAAGAATGCTTAATCTGAAGGGATGTGATTAAAATAAATACAGTAGTTGTAAAAGATATCTATGAATTGGCTGATATGGTTAATTCAATGTATCATAATGTAACTTCATATGATGGTTTAAATAATGTTGTCGTTGTTGCAAAGTATTATGAAGCAAAAACATTGATTGAAAATCTTATTTCTGAAAGAGGATATGAGATTGGAAATATCACAGATCTTTCTGATGTTGTAGCAAATGGATATTCTGATGAATATATAGTCACATTATTTATCAATGAGATTAATTGTGAACCTGCAAAAGTTAATAATAGATATAAAGATATATATGCGGATGCTATTTATATTCTTGAAAATTGTAATTCAAAGGTAATGTCGAATATTCACGGTGAAGAAAATGTATTCGAAGTGTACATAGATGAAAATGATTGTGAAGGCGATTATGACTACGATGAAGATTGTGAGAATTACGATTGTTGCGGTAATGATACTTATTATTTTGATGTAAAGTCTGGAACTTATGAAATTAACGGTAAAAAAGATTCTAAGAAAGAATTATCAAAATATTTAGAAAAGAATATCGAAGAAATGTCAAAATGGACTAAAACTGCTTCTTCTATACTTTCTGAGTATGAAGCAATTCATAATAGTATTAAAAGAATCTATAAACTTGATGATTTGTTAAGATTTTAAGCATTTTAAATTCTAATTAAAATATTAATAAGGTATAAAATGGTAGAGACACAAAAGATTGACGAACAATATGGTTACATTCTAAATAAAGAACCTCAATATGTATATAGATATATACATCCTAATTATCCGTGGTTATATGTAGGAAGAACAAACGATTTGTCAAGAAGAATATATGAACATGATAAGGGTATATGTGATAATATTGATAAAAAATATAATAATTTATTATTAGAAAGCTTTGTCGTTTATATAAAATTAGATAATAAAGCACAATCAATAGCATTAGAAAGTTATTTAATTGATGTGTATAAACCAACACTTAATAATTTTAATAAGTATTATGGAAAAAGTCTTTTTAATATTTATGAATTAAATTGGAAGAAATATATAAGAGAAAATGACCTTTCTTCTATATCTCCTTCTATTAATAATACATCACTTGATTTTAATATAGGTAAATATATTAAGGCTCAAAGAGTAAATATGAAATATACTATTGTAGATTTAAGCAATATTACTGGGATATCTCAAAGGACTATTTCAAGAATTGAAACTGGTGAAAATAATGTGAACTATGAAACAATTATTACTCTTTTAAAAGCTCTTAATTTATATGATGTTATTTGTGATAGTATCAAAAATTCAATCTATTTAACTAATAAACTTCGTGTAAGGAAAAAATAATATTATAAAAAATAGGAATATATTGTGAATAAAAAACAACAGTTAAAAACCAAATTGTTATATTTTAATCCTGAAATTTTTTTTCAAGGTACAATTGGAGGAATTAAATTTGTTATGCAAGTTGATTCGTATGATGAACAGATTAATTGGTCTGTTTACGAAGGTGATCATTGTACTGGGTTTAGCAATTTTAATGAAGCTTGTGATTACTATTTAAAAGCAATTTGTGAAGAATAATTTGGAGTGTGTAGTTATTGGCTGCACACTCCTTTTATTATGGGTAGGTATGCAAGTGGTTAAAGTAGGCAGACTGTAAATCTGTTGGCGAAAGCCTTCGAAAGTCCGAATCTTTCCCTGCCCACTAAAATAATTAAAATAATTAAAATAAATAAAATAGTACAAGAAGTAGCTTAGTTTATCACTATTCTACTTCTTTTTATATGTGAAAGGAAGTGAGATTTGATGGGCAGAAAAATACAACATAACAACATTGTTACTGATGAGTTATTGGCTCAGTGTAATAAAGAAAATATAGAATTAGGAAATGACTTTTTGGATTATCTTCGTTCAGTTGATAGATCTCCAAATACAATCAATGCATATAGACGTGACCTTTACATTTTCTGGGTGTATTTACTTCAGCATTGTGACAACAAATTCTTTATTGATTTATCTAAAAGGGATATTGCTCGTTATCAGAGTTTTTGCCTTACTGAATATAAATGGTCGCCAGCTAGAATGCGTAGAGTAAAATCTACTCTCTCATCGCTTTCAAATTATGTCGAAGCTATATTAGATGATGAGTATGAGAACTTTAAACCGATTATACGCAAAATTGAAAATCCTGCAAATGAAAAAGTCTTCACTAAAACTGTGTTATCTGATGAACAAGTACAGGGAATGCTTGATTATTGGGTTGAAAAAGGCAAGTATGACAAGGCTTGTATTTTAGCATTAGCTGCATTTAGTGGCAGACGTAAGAGTGAATTACCACGCTTCAAAGTATCTTATTTCGATGACGAAAATATCATATACGGTTCTTTATATAAGACACCTGAAAAGATCCAAACAAAAGGAAGAGGATCTCGTGGAAAAATGTTAGTAGCATATACACTTGCAAAACCGTTTAAGCCATATTTTGATTTGTGGATGAATTATAGAAAAGAACACGGAATTGAATCAGAATGGTTATTTCCAAAGAAAGTAAATGGAGAATATATAGATGAACCTATGGATTCAAGCACTCTTGACAGTTGGGCTGATACGTTTAGTAAACATTTAGGAGAAGACTTCTATTTCCATAGTCTTCGTCATTTCTTTACAACTTCTTGTTCTCGAAGCGGTCTTCCTGATGATGTAATTCAAATGCTAGTTGGTTGGAGTTCGCTAGATATGGTATCAGTGTACAAAGATATTGACGCAGATGAACAATTTGCAAAATATTTTGCTGATGGAGAAATAAAACAGGTAGAACAAAAATCACTTTCTGATTTATAAGCAATGCCGATGAAGCTTTCGTCTAACATCATTTTTCCCCCACTATCAAACAGAGAATATATAAGTATCATATCTTGGCATTTGCTATTCATGTAGCATTGTAAGTCCTACTGCTGTTGTATTTTGGTAGAGCCGACTATACAAAGACTCTAGTGCACACGAAACCTTAATGCAGTGTATCTAAGCTTGTCCAAGCTACTGAATGGTCTGATAATTCTATAACGAATTTGTGCTTCTCTGCGTTAATGAGAACCCTTAATTGACGGATAAGAGTCATTAAATCTTATCAATTGATTTTTACTCCGAAGACCGAAAATATATAGAGAATAATCAGTAAGCATGGATACCTTGTGTGTCTTAGGGTACTTAATTTGTACCTGAATAATAACTGGATGTGTACAGTCCAATATCAGCTAGTTAGTGCTTTATGCTGATCCAGTGGGTGAGATTCCCACATTAGGTCTGTTCGTCTAGCGGTCTAGGACATCGCCCTTTCACGGCGGCAACAGGAGTCCGAATCTCCTACAGATCATTATGCGGTAAACCTGATGTGAAAACCTATTTTTTTGGATGCATACGGAACTTAGGTGTGTAAGCTCAACACTTACTACCGCCCTATACAGTTATAATCAGTTTGGTGACTGATTGATAGATATTAAAACTTTTTAACCGACTTTCTATAGTCGGTTTTGTTATATAAAAAATCGACTATAGAAAAAAGGAGGAATGAAAAATGATTTTATGTTCAGAATATGGCGGTCAGCCAAATACAATTATCTGTAGTTTCGTGTGTGATACAGTTGATGAAGTACAGTACCTTCCGACAACTCGAAAACCAGGAAGCGGTTCGTTTTCAGATTTTAACCATTATGCAAATATTGGTTCGACAGTAACTATTGGTAATAATGGTGCAACAAAGGTAATGATGTTATTTTCGAATGGATGGCAGGAGGTATAAGTATGAGAATTAGTATTGAAACTCTTGTCGCTGCCAAGAAATTTACATCTGAAACTGTACTTGGTGGCGGTGCAGTCGTTGGTAAAAACGTCACTATTTCTTCTATTACTCCTATTGATGGTGGAAATAGAATTACATTCTCTTATACATTGGATAACGGAACTACAAAGACTTCCACTCTTGATGTTATGAATGGTGTGAACGGAACAGATGGTAAGAATGGCGCAAAAGGTGCGAAGGGAGATCGTGGTCAAAATGGTCAAGACGGAATAAATGGTCAGGATGGTATCGGTATCTCTAAAATTGAAAAGACAAAAACTGAAGGTTTAGTTGATACATATGTTATCACATTTTCTGATGATTCTACATTTGAGTACACAGTCACAAATGGTAAAGACGGTAAAAATGGTTCAGGTTCTTCAACAGGCGAAGAAAATGTCATTGAATCTATCAAGATCAATGGTGTCGCACAGACTGTTGCGGAGGATAAATCAGTTGATATTACTGTACCAACTGTAGATGTTGACAAGAATTATGTAGATACAAAGATTAAGACTGAGTTAACCAAAACAAATGGGGAAGTTAGTTCACTAAAGGAAGATTTATCTAACATAGTATCAATCGGAAAAAACTTGCTCAATGATTCAACAAGTGAAAATGGAAAAAATTTTAAGTTATTTAGTACAGAAATTATTGATAGTCCAAACTATACACTTACAGACTATATTGCGGTTAATTACGGTGAAACACTGTATTTTAGCAGATATTCAATATCATCTAATAAATCAATATTGAGAGCATTGAGTAGAATCGTTGAATATGATGCTAATAAAAACCCTATTGCAAATGCTGTTACAAGCAAAACTACTTTTACACCCTCAAAAACTAACTGTAAGTATATTCGTGCAACATTTTTTTCAGGTGATAACACTGGCGATAATAAAACAATGATTTCAAAATCTTCAGACATTACTTATGAAGAATATTACAAAAAGATTGCTAAAGAATTTTTACCAGAAATTCCAAATTATCAGTTTGATGATATTCCTACAAAAGACAGTGAAAATCTTTTGACAAGTGGTGCTGTTTATAATGCTTTTCAGAGTAAAAATAGCTTGTATGATTGCTTTTTGCCTTCAGGAAAAAACATAAAAGAAACTGTTACGCACACTTATATGTCGGATATGTGTATTGTAAATGATGATTTGTGGGTATTCAATGCAAGTGCTGATTATCAGACTACACCAACAGACGATATTCTGCCTTATGCAAAAGTATTTATATTGAACAAAGATAACGGAAACGAAAAATCTTATTTCTTTCATAATTTCGGTCATTGTAATTCAGTATCTTACAGAAAAGATGATGATTCGCTTATTTTTGGTAATGGAAGTACAAAAGCTATTGATAACTCATTTACAAAGAGATGTTTTTATATTATTCAAGGCATTACAGATGTTCTAAATAATGCACCTGTCGATTCAGATGGAAGTATTACAACTGAAGTTGGTGCAAAATATATTGATTTGATGACCAATGCCATTGAATACGATGTTACAGACTTTGGTTTTAAGTGTAATTCAATCTTTGGTTCATTACCTAGAAATGTGCTTGTTATTACCAATGATGGCACAAAAGTGAAAGAGTTAATTCTCGGAAGAGGAAAAGTAGATTTTGGCAACGGCACTTTTATCAGTGGAAAAACGGGAAATCAGTACAACGGAACTTATAAAATAATCAACGAGTGGTCTATTGATAATTTCCCAGATGTGGTTCAAGGAGCAGAGTATAATAATGGATATATTTATTTTGGCGTTGGACATTCTGATAGGTGGATATGTAGAGCAAAACTTACATCTAAGCCGAACCTTGAGTTAGAATCGTATAAAGATATCTTATATTCAAATGGTGGAATCAAAACAAGTCAAACATCGAGTGGTATAACATTTGATGGTGACAGAATGATGTTGATTTGTGGCTCTGGTACGTTGTTGGAATATCCATTTATTAGCCAAAGAAGGCTATAGTTAACTAATTTTAAGCAAAAATCGAATAAAAGAGTCATTTCATGTGTTGAGATGGCTCTTTTGTTATATACACCTTTAGCTTAATTGGTAGAGCAACGATCTCCAAAATCGTCAGGTCTATGTTCAAATCGTAGAAGGTGTGCTAAGTAAAGTGAATTGCACTTTCATAGTGTTTTATAAGTTGAATTTTTATGAGAAGTGGTATTGTTACTGCTTCTCTTTTTATATTGGAATAAAAGGAAAGAAGGTGAAACAATGGCTAAAGTTTTAGAACCAATTTCAGACGCTGAACTAAAGAAAATTACAGTTGTGAATTTGCGTAATGAGTATAAAAAACTTGCAAATTTCTATCAGCGTATTATAAACAATGAGCTAATATATTGTAGCCATTGTGGACAATGGAAAAGTGCTGCGACATTCTACTCTTCTAAGGCAAGTCCTGATGGTATTGAACATTATGCTTGTAAAGAATGTATATTAAATGAATGTACTGATTATGACAAGAAGACAAATATACGAACTGATAATCGTGAGAAAACAATAGAAACATTTAGAAGACTTAATTGGTATTTTAATGAAAATGTTTACAATGAACAGTTGCAAAAACTCTCTGAGCAAACAGGAGAAAAGATTAGAAGCACTGCTGTTCAACAGTGGATAGTAATTTGTAGAAGTCTGAATGATTATAGTCAAAAAATATATAAAGATTCTGAATTCTCTGTTGATGATATAGAAAATAATCCAGAGGAAGATGTAAAAATTGTTCAGAAAACATTACGTGCTGCTAAGAAAAGATTTGGTACAGATTACAATAACGAAGAATTGATGTTTCTTGAGAATGAGTACCAGGACTGGATTTCGAGATATGACTGTTCACAGAAGGCTCAAGAAGAAACATTCCAAAATCTATCAATACTTAAATTAATGAAGAGAAATGCTATAAAAAGGGGAACTTCCACAAAAGATCTTGATTATTCTTATCAGCAATGGCTCGATACAGGTAATCTAAAACCAAAACAAAATACACTTGATACATTTTCAGATGCTCAAACAATGGGTACATTAATTCAGAAATATGAGGAAACACGCCCTCTTCCTGAAATAGATCCAGAACTTGCAGACGTTGATAAAATTGGAACTTACATAGACGCTTTTTATAGAGGTCATGCGTCAAAAATGCTTGGTCTTAAAAACAGATTTTCAAATATATATGAACGAGTAATGGCAAAATATACTGTCAACCCACCATCTTACGATGAGGAATCAGATAGCGAAATTCTATTTGATAAGATTTTTGGTAGCAAGGAAGATGAATAATTATGGCTACCGCAAAGAAAGAAAAGAAAAAGTCATTACAAGAAGTATATCAAGAAAAATCTGAGCGTGTATTAGAAGGAGTTGCTTATTGGGCTTCATTTTATAGAAAAAATCCACAGAGATTTGTACTCGAATATCTAAATGTAAAATTAAAGTTATTTCAAAAGATTTTAATATACATGATGATGGTCAGTACGAACTTTATGTATATTGCAAGTCGTGGTAGCGGTAAGACGTGGCTAACTTCTTTATATTGTGTTGTACGTTGTATCTTGTATCCTGGAACAAAAATCTGTGTGGCTTCTGGGTACAAATCTCAATCACTAGAAGTCATTCAAAAGATAAATGATGACTTTATGAAAAATTATGGTTGGGGTTCAGCTAATCTTCGTTCTGAAATTTCTGAAATTTCTACTTCTATAAACAATGCTCATGTTGATTTTCGAAATGGTAGTTGGATAAAAATTGTTAGTTCAAACGACTCAGCTCGTCATAACCGAGCAACGCTTATAGTTGTGGATGAGTTCAGGATGGTTGATTTGAATACAATTAATACAGTTCTTCGTAAATTCTTAACTGCTCCACGTTCACCTGGTTATCTTAATAATCCAAAATATGCACATCTTCAGGAACGTAACATCGAAATGTACATGTCATCTGCGTGGTACAAGTCTCATTGGAGCTTCGAAAAATTAAAAGCTTATTATGCAAATATGCTTGATGACACTAAGCGTTACTTTTGCGTTGGGCTTCCATATCAATGTGCAATACGAGAAGGTTTATTGTCTCGTGAACAGGTCGAGGATGAAATGTCTGAAGCAGACTTTGATCCTACTGCATTTAAAATGGAAATGGGTGCCGAATGGTATGGTGACACTGATGGTGCTTTCTTTAAATTCGATGATATATCTCCAAGGAGAAAGATACGAAATTCTTTCTATCCTCTTGAAATCTATAAAAACCATCAAATTAAAATTCCAGAATTAGTTCCAAATGAAAAACGAATATTATCTGTCGATGTAGCTTTGCTTGCAAGTAAAAAACACAATAATGATGCGGCTGCTCTTATAATTAACTCTGCTATTCCAACAGAAAAAAATGATTATATATCTAATATTGTTTATATAGAAACACACGAAGGAATGACTACAGATGAGTTAGGTATTCTTGTTATGAGATTATTTTACCAATTTAACTGTACAGATTTGGTATTGGATACTAATGGACAAGGTATTGGTGTTTATGATTTTATAATCAAGCCTCAGTATGATGCTGAGTATGGGGTTACATATGAAGCAATGACTTGTATCAATGATGATAATATGGCTGATAGATGTAAAGTTAGAAATGCAAATAAGGTCGTATGGTCTATTAAAGCTACTGCTGATTTTAATACAAAGGCAGCTATTGCATTACGTGCAGGATTTCAGAATGGTTCTATTAATCTTCTAACTTCTGAATTTGAAGCAGAAGAATTAGTAAAAAAGATTCGTGGATATTCCAAGATGACATCAAAAGAACAAGCATTATTAAAATTACCATATATACAAACTTCTCTTATGGTTAATGAATTGATAAATCTTGACCATGAGATAAAAGGAACAAATATAAAAATTGTAGAAAAACCAGGAATGCGTAAAGACCGATTTTCATCTCTGGAATACAATTTCAAAATTTGTCAGGATTTAGGGTTTAAGCTAAAACCTAAAAATACGGATGTTGAGTCACTCATCAACAAACTTCCAATCCGTCAAGGCAAAAGATTTTCAATGTTTAATTAAAGGAGGTGCATTAACGAAAAATGCCAAGAACAAAGAAAGCGGATGCTAATGCACCTGCTATAAATACAACTAAGAAGACAAACTCAACGTCCTCTTCTACTAAAACAACTGCGGCTCAGATGCGAAATTATTCCAAAGAGGAATACCGTAAGGAATTATTTGCCAAAGCGTCACAAGCTATGCAGTTACTCAACTTACAAAAAACAGAGACACGAAGTTATACTATTTATAGTAAAGAAAATCTTCGTTCTTATATGCAGAATCCATTCTCAAATGAAAATAGACTTCGTAATTTAAGTCGATTTTTATATAGAGTTTCACAGCCATATAGACGATTAGTAAATTATAATGCTCAGTTAGTTGACCTAACGGCAATGAATGTAAGTCCAAATATTGATATTACACAGAATAACAATACTAAGACAATTTTAAAAGATTATTATGATACTTGTGTAGAAATTGATAAAATGCACTTACATTCTGAAATATATAAAATGCTTGTAACCGCATGGATTGAAGATGCTGCTTATGGTTATATATATGAAGATGATACAGGTTTTTTTATACATCTATTAGATGGTGAATATTGTAAGATATCTTCTATCAATCCTGATGGCAGTTATAACTTTGCTTTTGATTTTAGTTATTTCAAACAGCGAAAGGATTATCTTGACTATTGGGATTCTGAATTTCAAAAAAAATATAATTCTTATGATAGTGATTCATCTCTTAAATGGCAAGAATTAGATCCTGAACGAACAATTTGTATTAAAGTTGGAAGCGATGATCCAAAACTCTGTATTCCACCTTATATTGGTGTCTTTGAAAATCTAATTGATACTATTGATTTACAATCACTTGTTTCTGTAAAAGATGAATTATCAATATATAAACTTCTTGTAGCTCGTCTTGAACATATGCAAGGAAGTGATAATCCAGATGATTTCGAGGTAGATATTCAGGTTGCTCTTGATTATTATGCGAAACTTGAAGCATCTCTTCCAGATTGTGTATCTTCTTGTATTTCTCCTCTTCCAATTGAACCAATTGAATTCAAAGGAACTACAACAGATGATACAGATATGATTGAAAAATCTATGAGTAATCTTTTTAAAATATCTGGTGGTTCTTTGGTTTTAAATGATGAAAAACAAGGAACTACAATCTATAGAGCACATATGATTGCGGATATGATGAATGCAATTAAACCTCTTCTTGGTGAAATTGAAATATGGATGAATAGATATCTTTCTTATAATCTTTCAAATCCCGCAAAAGTAAAATATCTTGAAACTTCCCCTTGGATGAAAAATGAAAAGAAAAAAGAATTGATAGAATCGGCACAATATGGTGTGCCTGTAAAAATGGCTGTTGCAGCACTTGATGGTTTTAGTCCATTGGAAGTGCTTAAAATGCAATTTCTTGAAAATGATGTACTTTCATTACATAATTCTTGGATTCCACTTCAAAGCAGTTATACTCAGTCGGATAATAATTCTAATGATAGTGGTGGACAAGAAAAAGACGTGACAGACCTCACAGACGAAGGAGAAAGTACAAGGGAGTCAGGAAAGAATGATATGTAAGGAGTAACAGGATGAAACAGAATTTTATAAAAACAACAGATTCTGAAACTTCTAAAAAGCTATCAGCTCTTGGATTTCAGAAGGTTGATAATACAAATGGTATTTATACCTTTTTGAATACTGGCAAAATCCAGTTTTCGGATAATGATATAGATAAAAAGAAAATTCAGTATAGTAACATGCTGAGTATTTAGCCACTCTCCTATTCGAGTGGCATTTATTATGCCAAGAAAGGAGGAAGAAATGCAAAAAAAATATTTTACAATTGAAGATTTAATTAGGTTCTGTGAACAAAAGAAAATGTATAACTTTTCTTCAAAGGAATCTGGTAAGCCTATTGTTATACAAGCAGTTCAGGACTTTTCTTCTGCTGATGTTGAAGAAACAGCAGATAATAAACTTTATGCAAAAGTTCGTGTTTGCCATACTTTATTAAATCGTAATGGAAGTTATATCTCAGAAGATTCTATGAAAGCAGCTATGCCTAGTCTTAAATATTCTCCACTGCTTGCAAATATTCATCAGTTGGATGATGGTACGTGGGATTTTCATTCGCACGATTATCATATAGAAAAAGATGAAGATGGAAATGAAAATGTTATCTATGACGAAAAACAAGTTGGTACTTTTACAGCAGATGAACCATATCTCGAATATGACAAAGATATGGATAAAACATACGTTGTTGCTCGTGTAGCAATTCCTGAATCATACACTCGTTGCGCTGATATTATTCGTGAGAAAAACGGCACAAAGGTAAGCTGTGAACTTATCATCTATGAGTGTTCATACAATGCAAAAGAAAAATATTTACAGTTAGATAATTTTGAATTTGCAGGTTGCACTTGCTTGGGTTCTGAAAAAGATGGGACACCTATTGGTGAGGGAATGCTTGGGAGTAAGATAACTCTTGAAGATTTCAGTGAAGAGAATAATAGCTTAATTAAATTTAATGAAAAAATGGTTGAATTACAAGCAAGACTTGAAAAACTTGAGACTGCTTGTTTTGACAATAAAAAAAATAATTCTAAGGAAGGAGGAAACAAAAACTTGAATAAATTTGAAGAATTATGTCAGAAGTATGAAAAGACAGTTGATGATATCACATTTGATTACAAGAATATGTCTGACGATGAATTAGTCGAAGCATTTGCAAAAGCATTCGATGAAGCTGATTCTACTGATGATGGAAGTGAGGGTGCTGATACTCCTTCTGGTAGTGAAACAACCACTGATGGAAATGAAGAAGGTGAAAATAATCCTACTGAGCAAAATCCAGATGAAAGTGAAAAAGGTGATGCCACAGAAGATGAGACACCTTTTATTGATGATGACGAACCAAAGAAGAAAGCTAATAATGCATTAACAAGAACTTTTGAGATTAGTCACGATGACATTCGTTATGCGCTTTATAATCTTTTATCTTCATACGAAGATGCTGATAATGAGTGGTATTACATTACTGGTGTATATGATTCGTATTTTGTATATGAAAGTTGGGACGGTGGAAAAATCTATGGTCAGAAGTATACAAAGGATAATGATAATGTAGCACTGGATGGAGAAAGATACTCATTACATAAAACATATCTTACAGATTCTGAATACGCAGAAATTGAATCAATGCGTTCTAACTATGCTGAATTAAAGGCATTTAAGGAGAATGTTGAAAAGAATGAACTTCATTCTAAGAAAGAGTCTTTACTTGCAGATGAAAAATACTCTGTATTATCTGATAATGAAGAATTTACAGAATTAAAGAAAAATATGGACAACTACTCTCTTGATGATTTAGAGACAAAAGCAAAGGTTATTTTTGCAGATTATGTATCATCTGTAGGTAATTTCTCATTAAATAGTTCTAATAAAAACAAATCCCATTCTATGCAGTTATTTGGTGATCCAAATACTCGTAGAAATAGTCGCTCTGGTAGATACGGAGACATCTTTAAGAAGTAATCACTTCATATAAATCACAAACAAATATTAACACTTTAGTAAGTCGTGCAGAAATGTACGGCTTTTATTATGCAAATTTTTAAGGAGGAAAAATTAATGGCAATTAAATTTGAATTATCAAAGTTCCCTGTCGCTTTCCCTGCAAAAGTTATTGCGAGAGACGGTGGAGCACACATGTACAGTATTCAGCACGATGGAGATCTTTGGAATGGTGCTGTAATTGCAAAGGGTGATTATAAGGCACTTGATCTTTACACAGAAGGAACAGCAACAAAGATTAATGCAAAGGTTGTTGGTCAGGCAGCAAACGGAAATTACTATGTAGAAATTACAAAGGATTCTCCTGCTTCTGAGGCACTCATTGTTTACAATCCACCAGTTATCGAGGAACAGTACAACAAGTCATTCCAGCTCGAAGCTAATTTTTATATTCCTGCAACTATGGAAGCTAGAGCTTATTCAGTTCGTGAAGGAGATATTTGGGAGCTTTCTGAGGCTGCATTTACAACAAAACCTACAGTTGGAACAACTGTTGTATCTACTGTTACTGGTAAGAAGTGGACAGTTGCGTAATTTTAGGAAAGGAGACAGATAATAATTATGGAAAATACAGCTAGAAATTTAATGTTTGATCTTGCTTCTGGTCGTGAAATTTATGATGACGAACAGGGCAGAGTTATTAGTAAGGCAGAAGCAAATGATGCCGTAAGAAAAGTGTGCTTTGAGGAACTTGGAATTACAGAAAAGTCTACTGAGAAGCAGATGATGAGAGCCTTAAAGTCTGATAAGGCTGTTGCTCTTTTCGAGGTAATTGAGGAAATTATCGAGAAGGAAATTGAGTATGGTTTCAGAGATAATGAATTCTTTAACAATTTCGTTGAAACAAGAAATCTTGCAGATGGTGATAGAACTGACTTCTGGACAGATACAGATATTATTCTTAACGTTGCAAAGGTTTCTGGCGATCAGCATGATTATACAATTCAGAGACTTGCTGAGGGTTCAAGTTTCACAGTTCCTACTAGCAGATATGCAGTAAAGGTTGGTGGAGATATTCGTCTCTTCTTAACTGGTCGTAAGGATTGGTCTGAACTTATTGATGCTGTAGCAAAGGCATATACACATAAGATTCAGGACGAGCTTTACGCTGAGTTTATGAATGCAGCAAGTAAGCTTCCTGTTACAACTGGTTTTAAGGGTACTGGTACTCTTACTAAAGATAAGAAGGATGAGTTTGACGAGATTATCTCTAATGTCGCTACAGCAAATAATGTATCTTCTGTTGTAATCATGGGTACAAAGACTGCACTTAAGAAACTTAATGCTCTTGCAGGAAATGGTTCTGTTGAGTGGGTAGCTGCATCTCAGAAAGAAGCTGTTGCAAACACAGGTATTCTTGGTTCTTATGAAGGAACTTCTCTCTTAGAAATCCCTCAGAGATTTAAAGATAATACACTTGCAAATAAGCTTGTCGATCCTACTATCCTCTTAGTATTCCCTGTAATTGATTACAAACCAGTTAAATTCATTGATGGTGGTGAGACTACTCTTGAAGTAACTGAGACTGGTGCAAATGCTGATGACATGCAGACATATGAAGCCCAGAGACGTATGGGTATTGCTACAATTATTACTCGTCAGTTTGGTCAGTGGGATTTAGATGCCTAATCTGAATTAATTATAAAAATTATGGAGAGTGTGAAATATCCACTCTCCTATTTTAATGGATAGAAAGGAATTATTATGGGTTATCAGAAAAAGACTACAACAACTGCTAACATAACAGAAACAAAAGTTGAAGACAAGTCAAAAGCTCGTAAATATGAAAAGGATGATGTTATTCCATGTAAGTCACTTACTGATGGAAAACTTTTGGTAACAGGCGAAAAGACTGGAATTTTATATAGATGGGCTGATTATGGCGATGTTGAAGAGGTTGAATACCAAGATTTAGTATATATGATTCGTTCTCATAAATCTTGTATTACAAGACCTAGATTTATTATTCAGGATGCTGAGTTTGTTGAACAGTATCCAGAATTAAAAGAATTATATGAATCATTATATTCTATAAAAGATTTAACAGATATTCTATCTTTGCCTATTACACAGATGAGAGCTGCTATTGCAAATTTACCAGATGGTGTCTTTGAGACACTTAAAGGACTTGCTGCTTCTATGATTATGAGTGGTACATATGATTCTGTTAAGAAAATCAAGATACTTGATGAAATCTTTGATACAAATCTTCTACTTACATTAGCACAGAATTAGTAAAGGAGGCTCACAATGACGCTTCCATACGAAACAATTTTTTCACGAACAAGAGGACGAATTTCAGATATGAAAGAACTCTCTCTTGACGAAAACGATTTGCTTGAAATATACACAGAGCGATTAAATAATGTAATTTCTAATCCAAGAGTGCGCAGACTATTCTCTTCTCTCACACTCGATGATGAAATTCAACAGTTGGATTTTACGCTAAATAATTCAGTAGATGAAACGGCTGATATGAATTTTGTCATAGGAATTCTTGTACTTGGAATGACGATTGAGTGGTTACAGCCACAGGTTGATTCTATTATGCACACATCAGTAATGATAGGTGGCAAGGAAGAAAAGAAGCTACTCGACAATCATAAAAATATGATTGACCGTCTTAATTCCATGAAAACTGAATTGAATAAACGTATTCGTGATTACGGATATATGTATAATTCTTATATCAATACGGAGTCCTAATATGCAATACATATATGGTAACTTCACAGACAAGCAAATTAATGAAGCAGTTCGTGCAATGCATGGTGATATTCACAAATTACTGCTCTATAAAGACAAAACAATTGAAGAGAAAATATTTGAAGATGATGAAGCATTTCTCGTCTTCTTTGAGAATGTTATGTTTAAATTAGGTGGCACAAAAACCTTATTTAATGATAACGGACTTATGGTAACTCTTATGGCAACCTTACAAGGTGCTATGGATAATTTCAAGAGTGACCATTTTAATTATAAAAAATTCCGTAGGGCAATCTTAGATTCTCACGGATATATTAAGCAGATGTTTGAGGGAGGTGTAAGCGATGCCGAGTCTACAAACAGCTAGGCGTGTCGCAAACGCCAAGAACAACGGTGCTAAAACGATTGGTCAGATTTATAAGGAACAGTCTGATTGGGCAATGGAACAGACTTGGGATAATGATATCCAGAGTAAAATCTGTTATATCTACGACTTCTATCATGACGATCAGCCACGATTAGCTGAAGGTATGACATATGAGAATACAACTAAAACACGCATAGATGTAAAGTTTATTGTTAAGTCATATCAGTCTATGGATAAAGACCAAGTAGAATATTATATTCAGTTTAGACCATCACAGGCGGTTCGATTTTCAGAAAATGATGAATTATATTATTTTGAAACTGATTACAAATCTGTTTATGGAAATACATTTCCTGTAGGCGAATACATTGATATTCCAGACGATAGAGGAGTTTATCATAAATGGTTGATTTGCCGTGAAGAAAGAGCAAACCAATTTCCGAAGTATCTCGTTCTTCCATGTGATTATGAATTGTGTTGGATTGAGACAAATGGTAAAGACAGAATTAAGCGTAGAATGTGGTCTGTTTTAAGAATGCAATCGTCTTACACAATCGGGCAGTACACGGATCGTGTATTTACAAGAACAGATAATCAGAATAAAATCTGGCTACCGCTAAATAAACTTACAGAGAAATTCTGGTATACCAATAGCGAAGATACTACAATGAGAATTGTTGTAAGTGCTCCTACTGAACACCCTCTAATATGGGCTTGTACAAAAATTGAGAATATTCAGCCTATAGGTATTCAAAAACTTACAATCTATCAAACTGTTTGGTCTGATAATAGAGATTATATTGAGAAAGACGAAAATGGTAATATTATTGGTATGTGGGCTTCATATTTCGATTCAGAAATTGCTCCAACAGATCCATCTACTCCAACCTCTCCCCCATCTTCTATTATAGCAAGAATTTCAGCATCCACCTCAACAATCAAAGTTGGTGGCTCTTATAAAAATCTTACAGTAAATCTATTCAATGATTCCAATGAAGATATTACAACTGAATATGCTGATGCAACTTTTACATGGACTTGCTCTATTGACGATGAAGATTGGACTGATAAAGTTACATGGCGAGCTAGTACAGAGTACAACCAAAAGAAAGTAAAGTTTCCTAGCGATACTTCTGTTATCGGCAAAATATTGTCTGTTATGTGTGAAGTTGTTAAGGAAAATTTGCCGATTGAATCTGAAATTTTGCTGTTAGAATTAACTGAGTAGGAGGTGTTTTATGGCAGAAAAATTAGTTACAAAGAATGATTTGTTGAATAAGCTTCGTGCATATAACAACACTCCTGATGATGAAAATATTTTATATAAAAAAAAGATAGAAAAGGCTTTATTATCAAATCCTTGTTTACTTTATGCACTCAATGAAAAAACGTTAGAGTCTGAACTTTTTGATGATGATGGTAATATCAATTGGGAATGGAATGAAGAAAAGAAGGAATACGAGCCTCTTGGAGAATGGGATAGATATTTTTCAGATACAGCAGGCGATGGAAATATACTTCCGTATTTATTTATTCCAGACACTCAGACAAAAGTACGAAATTATCTTTGTTATCAAGTAAGTTTTCAAGACACAGTTAGATATCAACCTGGGTTAAAAGATACATTAGTTACATTTACTATCTTTGTACATGGCAACGATAGAATGGATAAATTAACAGGTATTCCAAGGCATGATTTAATTGCTTCTATTATAAGAGAACGATTTGCATGGTCTAATATCTTTGGAATGCAAACATATCTCATATCTAATCGTGAGTCCACAACAGATAATAATTATCTTGTACGTACTCTTGTGTTCCAACTTACAGATTTAAATAGTAAGGTTCAGACACCTTATGGTGGACAATCACAGATGATGAACTATCAGTTAAGGCGGTGATATTATGGCACAGCAAGATACTGATATGTTAGACGGGCTTCAAGCTGCTATCATAGCCGAAGCCCAAAAGAAAAAAGAGAATATACAAGAATATAAATTTGATCCACTTAAAATGTATTTTAAAGAAGATTACTTTGTTAAGGGTATTCGCATTGTGCAACCGACTATAGGCAATATTCTCAATATCGGTGAGTCAAAATTTTATTCTGGTCTTTCGCCTTTTCTGTACAATTCTACTTCTATTCGTGTAATGTTATGGGATTTACCTCAACGAATAGATTGGTGTAAAGTAAAAGATATCGAAGTGTTTGGAATGTTAAAAAGCACAACAGATACTGATAATTCTGCAATTCAATTATTATTTCCAGATTATAGAATTGAACATATGCAGTTAATGCAGTTTCAAGAAAAAGATTCTGACAAACCTCAGTTATGCTTATATGATTCTGAAAATAATTTTATTTTAAAAGAATCTGAATATATGGAAATAGCAGAATATATTAGAACTCTGCTTAATATACACCCAAAAATAGAAAAAGCAAAAGGTAAAACAACAAAACAATGGATGATAGATGAAGATAGAATGAATATGGCACAACAAGAAGTTAAAAACTCTTCTACTCTTTTACCTCTTATATCAGCGTGTATCAATCATCCTGGTTTTAAGTATAAATTACAGGAATTAAGAGATGTTGGGATTTATGAATTTATGGATTCTGTTCAAAGATTGCAGATATATGAATCTACCCATGCACTTATGAGTGGAATGTATAGCGGTTTTTGTGATACATCTAAAATTTCAAAAGAACAATTTAATTTCATGCGTGAAATACATGAATAAGCAAGATTAGAGCGACTTGTATCGCTCTTTTTTAATACAAAAAAATAAAATTTAAGGAGGAATTTAGATTATGGCATTTAAGTTAGGTGACGTAATTATTGACCGTCTTCAGTTCGGTTATGGTGCTACAAAGACTAAAGCTCTTTATGCACTGACACAGTTGACAAATGCAACTATTGATATCACTGCTGATTCAACAGATATCAAAGATAAAGATGGTAACTTGATTTATAGAAAGTATTCAGGTAAGAGTGGTGAAGTTACTGCTACTAATGCATTCATGAACCTTTCTGTAATTGAAGCTATTTCTGCTCAGGATGCTGAGATTGCTTCTGATTCTAATACAATTGTTATGCCTATTTTTAAAATTGTAAAAGCAGGTGAAACACTTGATATTACAGATGCTGTTGAGGATTCATTTATTGTAAATGCACTTTCAGCGAATGGTTCACTTGGAAAGGCTTATACAAAAGGTTCTGCTGTTTCTGCGACAGAATTCAAAGTAGACACAGAAACAGATCACAAACTTACACCACCATCAGATCCAGAGGAAACACAGTATCTTATTAAGTTCAAGAAAAATGTTAAGAGTGGTGCTAAACTTACAATTTCTGGTGATAAATATCCAAAGGCACATGAGTTATACTTCAAGGCTCTTGCGGTTGATAAATGTGAAATTGGAAGCTATCGTGGTTGTATTATTCATATTTCATCATTCATGCCAAGTCCAGAAGTAAGTCTTGCACTTCAGGGTGGAGATTCACAGACAATGGATTATAAGGGTGCAATCCTTACAAATGCATGTTCTACATCTCAGGATATGGTTGAAATCTACTTTGTAGACGAAGAAGAGGAAGTCTAATCTTTATACAACCAAAACATATTTAGAAGAGTGGTCTTCCACTCTTCTATTATATTTAAGGAGATGAATGAATGAGCAAGAATGATTTAAGAATGTGCTGCGTTTGTCATGAGGAGTATTCATTTTGCCCAGTTTGTAATCCAGAAGACAGATTAAAACCCACATGGCATTTTGCTTATTGTAGTGAAAATTGCAAAGACATTTACAATATTACTTCTTCATTTGAAGATGGACGCATGACAGATATTGAAGCAAAAGCAAAATTAGAAAAACTCGATTTAAGCAAAAAAGAATATTTGGGTGAAAGTTATCAAAATTCTATTGCTTCAATTATGAAGGCAAAAACACAAGTTATTAAGAAAGAAAATAAAAAGGCAGAAGTTAAATCTGTCAAAAAGGATATTATTACAAAAGTCGAAAACGAGGCTGAAAGTGATGTTGAACAGTGATTTTGAAAACTCTAATAGGGGAATATAACATTACTGTTTAATGCTATATTTCCCTATTTTTTACGAATATTGTATGGAACGAAAGGATAATATGGTTAAAACAAATTTAAAACCGAGGGATTATCTATCACATGAAGCGGTTAGAATTATTAATCCCAAACAGTCTCTTCTTTATATAAAAAATGGTGTGTATCCTATAGATATGTATGCAAGCATTGATGATAAAACAAATAATTCAATTCTTGCAATGGTGTTTCTAAAGGAAGACACATATGAAGTATATCAAAAATGGTGTAATTATGAATTAAATTAGGTGGTGATTGAATGTTCTTAGATAACGCAGCAACAACTCCACTAAAACCAGAAGTTAAAGATTATATCATATCTCTTCTTGACACATATCAGAATCCATCTTCAATGTATCAATCTGGCGTTAATGCGAAACAAATAATTTCTACAGCACGAAATAATGTGGCAAAATTCATTAATGCCAATCCAGAAAATATTATCTTCACATCTGGCGGTTCAGCCAATAATACACTTTTTATTAAAGGTTATGCTCAGAGAAATGAATGTAGAGTGTTATATTCTCCTACTTCACACAAATCGGTGTTGAAGTGTGTAGAATCACTTAAATATAAGTGTTCACTTAAAGTTGATTATACAGGAAAAATTGATCTTCAAGATCTTAAAGAATGTTTATCTGTAGATACAATGAAGAAGATTGTAGTTATAGAATATGCTAACTCTGAGATTGGAACAATCCAAGATATAAAACAGATTATTGAAATGTGTCATTTTTATAACGCAATAGTCTATGTAGATTGTACAGGTTCTATTAGTCAAATCCCTGTAGATATAAGAACTTTAGATGTTGATGGTTTGGGATTTTCTGCACATAAACTTGGAGCTTTAAAAGGTACTGGTGTTTTATACAAAAAGTCATTTATTGAACTTGAACCTCTTATATATGGTTCTCAGGAACAAGGCTTATTTGGTGGTACTGAAAATGTAATAGGTATAGCTGTACTTGGTAAAGCAGTCGAGAATTATGATTACTCTTCTATTACATCTAATAATCGTGATTATATCTATAATTATATAAGTAATAATATTCCAGATTCATATTTAGTTGGTACTGACTTGAAACATAGATTACCACACAATCTTTATATATGTTTTAGAAAAATACAGGGTGAATCATTGATGACATTACTTGATATGAATGGGTATCAAGTATCAACTGGAAGTGCTTGTACAAGTGGAGATTTAACAGCGTCTTCTACTTTATTGGCTATTAAAATAAATAAGGAAGATATAAATAGCTGTATTCGTATTACAGTTAGTGGAAAAGAAGAATTTATTGAATTAAATAAGTTTTGCGAAACATTAAAGAGATGTGCAGAAACATTAAGACAATTGAATAAATAAAAATAAGGAGGGAACAAATTATGAAGGAAGTTTTTCAAAATATAAATTGGTTAGAACTTTTATCTGCTATATGGACAATTGTATTAGTACCTATCTTAACCAAGTTTTACTTATACCTCAAAGATAAGAAACTGGATAAGTATGCTGATATTCTTTATACAGAAGTTAAGAAGGCTGTTAAGTCTGTATATGAGACAGAAGTTAAAGATATTAAGGGTACTGCTGATTGGACGCCAGAAAAGCAGGCAGAAGTTAAAGCTGTCGCAAAGGAAAAGGCTATTCAGGCTCTTAATACTATTGTGTATAAGTCACTCAAGGAAGCTAATAGTGATTTCGATGATTATTTGGATTCACTCATTGGGACTGCTCTATACGATGTCAAACATGAATAAGGAAGGGATGGTACATATGAGTGGGAGCTATAGAAAATGTTACACATATTAATTTAATATTAGTTTTTCTTGGGTTCTTTGCCATCTTATTTGCAGCTAAAGAAATTATTGAAATATTCAGTTACTTCAAAAAAAAATTTCGCATTAAAACAGGAAATGAAGAAGATAAAGAAACTGTTGAAAATCGTATTAAAACGCTTGAAAAACACGACAATTGGCAGTATCAGGAAATTTTGAAAATATCTAAAGGTATAGATGATATTAAAAAGTCTTTAGATGTAAATGAAAAAGAAACTAATCAGAGAATTATCGTGCAATATGGTGCTGAACTTTACAATTTACATAGTAAATTTATGGCACAAAAATATATTACAAGAGCAGGATTAGAAACTTTTCAATTATTAGCAGATACATATATTGCTTGTGGCGGCAATCACTCAATTAAAGGAAAAATAATTCCTGAAGTTATGGCTTTACCGATTAAAGAAGATTAATTTCCATAATATCACAAATTTGGTAAACTTTGATTAACATATATTTATGTATAATACTTATATAAACCAAATTTATGTAAATACTTTATGTATGAAGAATAAAGTCGATGAGTATCGTTGTAAACAAAATATGACATTACAGCAATTATCAGAAAGAACAGGTATATCAAGAACTACTCTTTCCAAAATTGTAAATAACCAAACAAATGATATTTTGTTAAGTCATGCTATTATTTTATCTCGTGTACTTAAAGTGGATTTATATGAATTATTTTGTATACAGAGATAAGGAGGAATGTTTATGAAAACATATTTCAATTTAATATGTGAGGAACTATGTATAACAGGAGGTAAGGTTATACATATTGATACAAATGTTGGAAGTCTTGAAGAAGTTCACAAGATAGTAACTGATAATGCTGATAAATACCCAAACGGAAAATGGGAATTATACCCTATGCAATTAGCGGTATAACAATACAATTAAATATAAAAACTTTCAATGAGAACGAGTCTAATTCAGGCTCGTTCTTTTATTTTATCTAAAAATAAAGGAGGAACTTATGGCTTATAGAATTATAGACGTGTCAGACAATAATGGACAGCTTGATTGGGATACAATTAAGTCAAGTATTGATGGTGTAATCATTAGAATTGGCTATGGCTCAGATATAGAAAGTCAGGATGACAAACAGGCAATTAGAAATATGCGTGAATGTGAAAGACTTGGTATACCTTATGGTGTGTACATATATTCTTATTGTCTTAATATAGAAGAAACAAGAAGTGAAGCAGCTCATATATTAAGAATGATTCAGGGATTTAATCCTGTTCTTGGTGTATGGTTCGACATGGAAGACGCTGATGGGTATAAAAGAAATCATGGTCTTGTTCCCGAACAAAATGGTGAACTTCTCACAGATTTTTGTGTAGAATTCATGCAGATTGTTAAGGATGCAGGATGCAAAACGGGTGTTTACGCAAATTATAGTTATTTTACTAATGTATTAAACGATGGTAAACTAATGTCTTTTGAAGGATTTAACAGATGGCTTGCACATTGGGGAATAGATGAACCTTCGATGGATTGTCTGTTGTGGCAATATACATCAGATGGTTATATTGAGGGAATTTCATACTATACAGAAACACCTGTATATGATGATAATGGTGTTCCAACAGGTGAGACGACAACAGAACTTCATCATAGATTTGATATGAATTATTATTATGGAGAATTACCTAATGTTGAACCAGTTATTCCATCTGAACCAACTGAAGATAACTCTGAATCAGATGATATTGAAACAAAATATCATGTAGGAGATTATGTGTCATATCATACAATTTATGCGTCTTCTACTTCCGAAAATGGATTAACACCTTCAATTACAGGGGGTACAATTACTAATATTATTGCATCTGCAAGAAATCCATATCTTATCAACGGTGGTACAGGCTGGATTAATGATGATTGTATTGTTGAAAATAATGATGAAAATACTTCTGAACCAGAATCGCCTGACGTAGAAGAACCTACAGGTCTTACTCATTCTGTTGGCGAATATGTCACATATTCAGCACTCTTTGCTTCTTCAACTTCCGAAGAACCACTTAACCCACTTTATACAGATGGAACTATTACAGCTATCGCTGAAGGTGCGAGAAATCCTTATCTTATCGAAAATGGTAGAGGTTGGGTAAATGACTCTGTTATTAATGGCAGTTCTGCACCAGAAAATACTTATGAAGAACCATCTTATGATACATATGAAGTTGAAAGCGGAGATTGTCTTTCAGCCATTGGTGATAAGCTTGGTGTAGATTGGTATTCTATTGCAGAAGCTAATGGTATCGGAGAACCATATACTATTTATCCAGGTCAGTCTCTTATTATACCTAGATAGTATACTAATAATAAAGAAAGTGTGGTTTCATAGTGATTTTCGAAGCCACACTTTAAATAAAAAACACTTACCAATCCCACGATAGACGTGACAAATATGAGAGTTTGATCCACGACTACAGAATGAACTTAATTATCATTATCGGTTAGGATAAGACCGCCAATGCTGACAAACAGACTCCCATTTGCCTAAACGAAAGCGTTTGTACTGATTGACGTGTACAAGATATGGATATATACAGACATTCATAGATTAGTATTTCACCAAGAACTTTCTCTCAAAATTATGAGGTAAGATTGGTAAGTGTTTATTTATTATAACATATTCAAAATGTCTTTACTACTATCTAGCCATGTAGTAAGGGCATTTTATTTTATACGGAGAGTGTATGGCTAGACCACTCTCCTACCCTTAATCAAGAAAGGAAGATTATTATAGCAAAAAATATAGGTAAAGTTTTTGAACAGAATTTCAAAAATTCGTGTCCAGAAGATGTTTTGATTTATAGACCGCCTGATGCTGCTCAATCATTTGATATGAGTTCAAAGTTAAGATTCAGTCAACATAGTCCATGTGACTTTATGATTTTTAGTGGCGAAAGAAATACATTTTGGACATTGGAATTAAAAACTTTTGGAGGATCTTGCTCATTTGAGCGAAACAAGGAAGATAAAGGAATTATACACTACTATCAAGTAGAATCATTGAAGAAGTTTTCTATTTATAAGAATGTCTGTAGTGGTTTTATTTTGGATTTTAGAAAAACAGGTAATACATATTTTCTTATGATAGATGAATGGGATGGATTAATAAATTCTCTTTCTAAGAAAAGTTTTAATGAAAATGATTTATTAAAATATTGCAACCCTATTCTTATTAATAAGAAAAAATTAAAAGTGAATTATCGTTATAATATCAATAGTTTTCTTAACGATACGAGATTGTAAAGGAGAATAACATAATATGAACAAAACATTAAAGGTATATCAGATAATTAATGTCAATGCAAGAATTAAAAATGTAATCGAAGGTGACTCAGCAATTAATGCTGCATTTAAGTTTAAGTTGCTCAGATTATATTCAGAGATTCAGGGAGTTGTAAAAGATTTTGAAATGACTAAAGACTCTCTTGTAAATAAGTATGGTAAGGACGTTGTTGATGAAAAGGGTGAAGTTGTTCCTAATCAGAAGAGAATTAGTCCCGAAGATGATAATTGGAAAGATTTTATTAAGGAGATTAATGCGGTGAGCGATTCTGATGTAGATGTTAATTTCACGCCTATCAGTGCAGAAGAACTGTTTAGTATGGGGTTAGATACTGATGCTTGTGCTGATTTAATACCGATTGTTGAAGAATAATTTATAAAGGAGATAAAGGAATTATGAATAAGATAGCAATTAAGGAATTTGTTGATGGATATAACAAGTGTGTAGATTCATTAAAAAATAGATATATACAGGAAAAGTTAAGTATTATAACTTACTTACCTGTAAACTTCAAAGATACTATTGCAATAGTCATTACAGATAGAACTATGTTTGAACAGGAAAAATATACTGATGAAAATGGTGAAATAAAATTCCGTAAGACTGATAATATACATATTAATTCATTTGTTCAATATATGTTATTTGTTAGAGAAGTTATTGAGAAGTATACAAATCTTGTTTGGAGTAATGACGGTAATTATACAGCGGATTATGATTTATTAAAATCTTCTGGACTTCTTGATAAATTAATGATTGGAGAAATTGCGAATGGAAAAGAAATTCCACCACTTATTCCAGCAAGTGAAATATCTGAAATAAGAACTCTTATTGATATGCACAAATCTGATATTATGCAGAATGTGTATGAACCACATACATACATTAGTCGCCAGGTTGAAAGATTTGGAACACTTGCAAATATAACCATAGAGCCACTTATGAAGCTTATTGAACAGAAGATACAGGGTATGCCAAAAGAAGATATTAATAAAGTTGTTGAACTGGTAAGAGCTGGTGATTTTAAAGAGGTGGAATAAGTTATGATAATTGGAATATTATACGGATTTCTATGCGGATGGATTCTTGCTTTGTTTAATGTAGATGATATTTGTATAGAAGTTTTACAACCATTTATCTCATTTGAATTAACAACAACTCATTATTATTTTGTGTTTGGATTAGTTGGATTGATATACGGAATAATACATTAACAATTAAACATTTAAGTCCTATATGTGTCACGGCATATAGGACTTTTTCTTATGGAGAGTGGTGATACTGCTCTCCTATTTTAGTGTAAAAATAGTAAAATTATAGTGAATATTTTGGAGGTGATTAGATTGGCAAGGATAAGTCCAGAATTAAAGAAACAACTACATGATATTGCACAAAAACAAGCAGAAAAGATAGCAAAAGAATTTGAAGATAAAATGACTGAACATTATAGAAGTGTTCTTGATTGGTATTATGGAGAGCCATATCAGACGAATCCTCCACATTATGATAGAACGGGCAATTTAAGAAATTCATATATTCCATATTTTAAATCTACTAATTCAAGTGTAATTGGTGGAATTGAAATATCTGGTGAAAGTATGAATGACTATGGTAGAAAGTCAAAAATTTCTGGTGAAGATTATCTAAGTAAATTCTTTTTTAATCCATTAGGAACTTGGCATGGTGGTGATTGGCATGGTGGATATGGCGTACTAGCCAATTTCAATGCATATAACGAAATGGTTAATTTTTACAAATACACAGTAAAAGATTTTAGAAAAAAATATGAAATATAGGAAGGAGAAATTATGGTTGAAGAATTAAAACTTGCCATAAAAATTGATGATGCGACTATCGAACAATCACTATTGAAACAATTTGCTAATGCGCAAAAAATGGCTGACAAGGTTGTTCTCGATTTCAAAAATGTAAACTTCGATGATAAACAGATTGAAGCCAAATTTAAAGAAATGCAGAAGAAGGCAGGTCAGAATCCGATTGATTTGACTATTGGTGGCAATACACTTGATATGCTTGGTCAGATTGATAAAAGACTTACTGAAATTTTAAGTATTGGAAAAGGAAAATCATTTATTGACTCCTCTTCTATTACTAAAGATATTAGCAAAGTAAAAGATACTATTTCTGATATAAATAAAGCATTTAATTCTACAGAAGTTAATGGATTAAAAACACAGCAAGAGCAAATTGACAAAAATATAATTTCTTTAAAAAAATTACTAGATTTATTATATGACATAAAGAATGTTGATAAATCATCTTATAGTGGAAAGTATAATACTGATTGGATTGGTATTTATTCAAATCAAGAAGAAGCTATTAAAAGTAATCTTGAAGATAGAAAAAACAAATTGAATTCTTCATTAAATATAATTTTAAGTGAAGATAAAAATGCAATTATTGAATTAGAATCAGAAGCAGAAAGACTAAAAAATTCATTACAATCAATTCAAGATTTGTCTAATAGAATTTCTTCCAATTCATCTATTTCAAACTTAGGGAAAAATACAGACGGTTCTTTTGATTACAAATCGTATGCAGATGAATATAAGTTAATTGATGATAGATTGGGAGAACTCAATAATGAGTATGAACTAACAAATCAACAATTAGAAGAATACATAACTCTTCAGGTTAAAGCTGAAAAGATTATGGAAAAGGTAATGGATTATTCTGGTGGAGTAAAAGGTTCTGGATCTAAAAGCAAAGCTGAACTAAGAACTTGGATTAAAAAATCATTCGCACAAGATTTAGGGATTAAGCCTGACGAAATCTATAATGGATTATTTGGCAACATTACAGACGCAATATATTCTAGTTGGAACGGAATTTCTTTATTTGATTCGACAGGTGCAAAAAGAAGTTTAAGAGAAATTTCTGCTGAAATCCTAAATTATAAAAGTGTTATCTCTGGGGTTACTGGATCTTATGGAGCAAATGAAGACGCTAAAAAATTAAGAGAATTAAACAGCGTTCTAAATTACATAAAAACAAATGCTAATGAAATAGCATCTACAGACTTTTCTTCTCAAATAAAAGAAGCTTCTGAACTTGTTAACTTTTACAACAAAAAAGTTTCTGAAGATAATGGAGACGAGCAGTATAGTAAAAGTCTTGAGAATGCGAAAAAGAATTTACAGGAATTACTTGATTTACAAAATCGTCTTAAAACTGCAAAAAATGAGTCGTTATCCTCTCAAGGAACGACAATATCTGAGCAGAATAAAATTCAAGAAGAGTTAAAAGAAACTCAAAATCAAGCAGAAAAAACTTCTGATATTCTAAAAGAAACTTCTACTACTTCGACTAATGATTCACAAATTGAAGAATTAAAAACTGATATCGTAGAAGTTAAAACAGAACTTGGTGAAGTTAAAGATAGGATTTCTAATATCGAGTCAAATGGTTTTGAAAATGTACGAGAAGACGTTGAAAAGACAAAGGAATCTGTAAAAGAACTTAACAGCGAACTTGCAGAAATGAAATCTAACATCTCTTCTATTCCACAAGAATCGAATATTTCATCTGGAAGGAAAGACGCATTTCAAGGAAATGGTATTGATAATTCTAAAGAGCAGTTAGCTATTGATAAGCAACTTACAAAAGAGCTTGAATCACAAGCAAAAGCCCAGCAAAAAAAATGGAAATCTTTTCAAAAAGAAAATGAGATCTATCAAAAGAAGCAAAGCGAAGTAGAAGCAGTTAAGCGCAATAAAGATGCCTATGAAGAACTGGCAAATGCAATTAAACAGTATTCAGAAGTTTCAAAGCGTGTTTCTGGTGGGAAAGCTGAAGATGGTGACATTGAAAAGATGACTCAGCTTGAGGAAAAAATTTCTCAATTACAAAAACAGCCTATTTTATCTGATTCACAGGTTGCTAAATCTGAAAGTGCGTTAGTCAGTCTTTATGACCAACTTGATAAAATTGAGAAAAAACTACAGGAAACAAATCAAAAGCAAGTTGATAGTGGTTTTAGTAAGCTTTCTACATATCAGGGTAAGGTTGATAAATATCAAGCCACTATTGACAGATTTAATGATGGTGGTTGGACAAGTAGTACATATTCAGAAAATGTAAAAGCCGTAGAAAATGCTGTTAAAGAGTACGAAACTCTACTTAATGAATTAAAGGGCAAAGATGCTAGTTTAGTGACAAGTGATGAGATTAATAAATTGGATAACTATGAAAAGAAAATCAAAGATACTATCGCTACTGTCACTAATATGTCAGCTTCTGAAAAGGGATATAACTTTGTTTCAGGTCAGAAAGAATTGGATAAGATTCATAAACTTCTCAATGAAAATAGTAAGATGTCTTCTGAAGCAAAAGCTAAAATTAAGGCTTATTATGCCGAAATTGAGAGTGGTAATCCTAGCATGAGTCTTGATAAAATTCATGGCGAAATCTTAAAGATTTACAATGCCGAAGTTGAAGCTGGTCGTGCAGGTAGAACATTGTGGGATACTTTAAAGAATAGCGGATTCCATCAGATTGCCGCTCAGATGGCAGGAATGTTTGGTGTTTATGATGTTATTAATGTGGTTCGACAAGGTGTAAATACTGTTCGTGAACTTGATACAGCGATGACTGAAGTTCGTAAGGTATCTAATGCAACTGAAAGTCAATATGATTCTTTTAAAGATACTATTTCTTCTACTGCAAAAGAGATTGCAACAACAAACAAAGAGTTACTTAATTCTAGTGCGGATTTTTTAAGATTAGGATATAGTCTTGATCAGGCAAGTGATCTTGCGAAGAATGCCACATTATTTGTTAATGTTGGTGACGGTGTAGACATCACGGAAGCCACTGAAGATATGATTACAGCAATGAAAGCTTTTGATATCCAAGCTGAAGATAGTATTAAAATTGTTGATGATTATAATCAGATCGGCAACCGGTTTGCACTCTCCGCTTCTGATATTGGCGAAGCAATGAAACGTTCTGCATCTGCTCTTGAAACTGGTAATAATAGTTTTGAACAGAGTATTGGTCTTATTACCGCCATGAATGAAATTGTTCAAAATAGTGAAAACACAGGTAACTCTCTTAAGGTTTTAAGCCTGCGTTTAAGAGGTGCAAAGGCAGAATTAGAGGATATGCAGGAAGACACAGATGGTCTTTGTGATTCAACCTCTAAGCTTCGTGAACAAATTAAATCTTTGACTGGTGTTGATATTATGTTAGATGACAATACATTTAAATCAACAACAGACATTATTAAAGAATTAGGTGCTGTTTGGGATAAATTATCCGATTCTTCACAAGCTGCAACTCTTGAACTTATAGCTGGAAAATCAAGGGCGAATAATGTAGCGGCGTTACTTAAAAACTATCAAAGAATTGATGAAGTTATGGAAAGCCTTGGTGATGCCGAGGGTTCAGCAATGCGTGAAAATGAAGCTATAGTTGATTCAATTGATGGACGAATTAAGAAACTATCTGCTTCTATGGAAGATTTTTGGCAAAAAGCAATAAATACAGATTTTGTAAAAAATATTGTATCATCACTTGATATCATATTAAATCTATTAACAAAAATCATTGATCAGTTCGGTTTACTTCCAACTATTATTGGTGTTGGTGGTGCTGGTACAGGTATCTTTAAGTTTATTAAGAATTTTGATTGGGTTTTAAAACCTTACACAAAAAACTCTCTCCAACAGTTTTTAGTTGGTCAATCATAGATAAGAGAATAACATAATGGCGTTGTAATCAAGTCTATGGATACATGGGATTCTTAATAAAAAACTCTGCAAACACTTTAGCGGAGTATAAACTTTACATGGAGGAGTAAATGCTTGAATGCTTGGTAGCTTAACAAACTACCCACGGATCACATAGCAAACCGTAATTCATATAGTTATATTGGATGAGGTTGCGAAAGCGGAAAAAATTGTATATGTGGATATATGAGAATATCAAGAAGACTTGATAGGTGTCTAAGTATCATTAACAACGGGCAACGAGCAGGACGGTACTCTACATTTTATAATGTTGACCATATATAGAAATGAAAGGTCATATATAGAGAATAACTATATAAGAGAGCAATCCCCAACGACATACCCATCCTCTAAGTGAGTCATCGCCTTAAGTATGACATTCGCTTATAATGCATAGTGTACATTGCGATTTCGGAATTCAGTAATGTACTTGAGTGTGTGTTTCACTCAACTAGAAAATTCCAAAAAAGATAACTTATAAACAGAGAATAATAAAATAGGACTGTCGTGAGACAGCCCTACCCCAAAAATTAAAAGGAGAAAAATGAAATGGCATATAAAGAGAAAGATATTATAACATCATATTAGTGATGTCTTTTACTTTACTATCAGAAAGTTCAGTATGTTTACAAATCATGCTTGTGACAATGACTTTTCCTAAAATGGAACGTAAATTATACTTACCACTTCCGATAATACTTGTTAAAAAGTTTAACATGTCTCGCCTCCCTTCTCTATAGAATAGAAATATAAATTAGGGAAATATGCGCCCAGAAAGGGCAGATTCATTTTTCCGACTGCCATAAAAATAGACATTGGGACAACCTTCGGTTATAGAGTGTTATGGTACACATCTATGTTGTTTCTCCAATGTCTATATTTTACCATTGTATTTAATTCAATACAATCCCAGAACAATAGTTCTAATTTTATAATTGTGAGTTAATATACTCTTCTCTTTCGGATTTCGTCATTGAGAAGAATTTTTCAAATTCTATATCAAGATTTTTGCATTCAATGTTGCATGTTCTGCATATACATTTAATATAATGCGTGTATGTGATTCTATGACAATTAGGACAGTAATGGATTTTAAACATAATCTAACTCCTTTGTGTAGTATCTAAATCAGTCGTATTATTAAATGTTAATCATTACATATTATCCTTTTCAGTATCGAGCGTTATTTTATCATCGCTTAATGAATATTCTCCATGATAGAATTTATTAATATCCATATTTAATGCTTCAATTACCTTACAAGCGGTTTGGAAAGTGGCTGATTCAATTTTGCGTTCTCCACTTTCAAATTTTTGATATTGTTGAAGTAGAATTCCTGCTTTTTCAGCGACCCCTTGCTGAGTTAATCTAAGATTAATTCTTCTTTCTTTGAGTATATTAGATGTTGTTAATAATTTAAAAAATTCTGTTTTCATATTTTCCTCCTATCACATTCGTTTGAGTGTATTTTACATTCAGGTGAATGTCTTGTCAAGTACGAAAATACTAAACAAATGTTCTTGTAGATATATGCCAAATATTGGTATATAATATCATTATTATATATTGATGATTGGGGAATTCTATATGCAAATACCAATACGAGAATTAAAAACACAGTTAAGAAATAATATAGATGAATGTAAGAATACTCTATCTTATGAAAATATTACTGTATCAAAATCAATCTTTGGGTTATTTTCAAAATTGATAAATAAGTTCGAAAGAACAAAATCATACCAAACAGGATTATTTATTAAAAGTATGAATGATTGGCTTGACAGATATGAGCAGTGTCATAAGCCACTTGATGCTAAAATTGGCGATATTAATGTCGGTGATATATTTATGGTTGATTGGAATTTGTCATATACACCAGAATTGTCTTATGAACATCCTTGTGTAGTAATAGAGAAAGTAGGTGATTTCCTTTTTGTTTTACCAGTCTCTGGGCAAAAACAATATATTGATATGGGATATCATCCAACAAACAATAAATTAGGCGATAAAAATTATAGAATTGTAGATACATCTGATGGTTTTAATAAACAATGTGTAATTCACATTAACCAAGCAAAGGTTATTAGTCAAACACGTATTCTATATAAAATGGGAAATTTGACTACAGATACATTAGGGGAATGTAAGCTATTTGAAGAAATCAAAGATACTATGCTTAACACATATTTTCCTAATGAATATAATAAACTATTAGAGGAAAATAATGAATATAAAAGAAAATTAGATTATTTATCTATACAAAGAAAGTGTAATCAATCACGTGCAGATAAGTATAGAAATGAAAATGAAAAATTAAAGCGCGAAATTGAACAACTTAAGATAAATTTGAGTAATTTAGAAAATAATTGACAAACTAACATTATAATGTTATTATAATTACACATATAAAATATTTATTTTTATATGTCGGACAGCAAGACTTATTCTTACGAATAAATACCTTGCAAAATTAACAAGATTGTGGACATTAGTTCACTAGGACTTCTTCGATGTACGGAAGAGTCCTCTTTATACTAACAACGAAGAGCAGGAGGTTAATCCTGCTCTTTTATATTACTCTTCTTTTCTATTATCCCATCAGTCTTTATCTTCTCCGCTACATTCGTCACTATGTTCACAGAATTCACAATGACATTCATCTGTATAGTCGCCTGTTTGCCAACATAGTTCTGTTGGAGACATATCATTATACATAAACTCACCCCCCTCTGCTTTAAAATTATTGTAAGGTAAATAAGGAATATTTTACCATTTTATATTACGATTTATTTTAAAAATCACTCTTACAATTATTGCAGTGCCATTGTTTTTTAACCTTTTGTGAGAATATACCAAACATCGCTACTGATGTTGCCTTTGATACTCCCGATATTTTCTTACAATTTGTACTATTACAATATGGACAATGAACTTTATTCAACCAATCTTGTGCCTGTGCGTTAGCTTGGGCTATTTGTTGTGGTGTTAGGTCGGGATTAGGAAGAGGTTTGCCATCTATAAAATAATCACAAATAGCTTGTGCATCTTCAAAATTACAATCATATTTTTCAACAATTAAATTTAATACCTTTAATTTATCTTTTTTACTACATGCAAGATCAAATTCTTTAGAAAAATTTGTTCTATTCATATATTCAATATCACATATCTTATTCATAATATCTTCTACATTCATAAATTATCGCACCTCTATTTCGATTATTTATTTATTATATCATATAAAAAATATTAAGCAACTAAAAACTGTTGGAGAGTCTTTAGATGTTACTAAAACAATTAATGATGTAATAAATAAAAGTTCTGTTCTTCAAAATACATATAACGCAAATGCTGTTTTAGCAAATAGACTTGCTGTTGCAACAGCAGGATATTCTACCGAAGCAGTAAAAGCTGCAATTGCAGAATCAACCCTCAATGAGATGCAGATAAAGGCAATTCTTGCAAAACGAGGTCTTACAGAAGCAGAACTTGAAAAAACTACAGCCGAATTAACTGCTATTACAACAACTAATGCCATGACAGTATCAGAGGGTGCAGCCACTACTGCTACTGTAGGACTCGGAACAGCAGTTAAAGGATTAGGTGTGACACTTAAAACATTTGTGACATCACATCCATACTTAATTGCTATTGCTGCCGCTATAGGTGCTATTTATGCTGCTGTAAAAATTGTTGACGCTTGTACAACAACTTTCGATGAACTGAAAGATAAAATATCTAATTTGAAGCAGGAAGTTTCTGATTCTGAATCGACTTTAAAAGATTATAAAACTCAGCTTAATGAAATTAATCAAAAGATAACTGAGATCAACAGTCAGGATTCTTTAAGTCTTACTGATGAACAGGAATTAGAAAAACTTAAAAATCAAAAAACTGAGCTTGAAAATTTATATGAAATCGAAAAAGCTCGTCATGATTTAAAGCAAAAAGAATTAGAAGATACTGCCAATGAGTATTTTAACAAAACTTTTAGTTCTAAATATAAGACCGATTCTTATACTCAGAAACAGATGAAAAATGGTCAGTTTGTTGATGTTTCTTATTCAAAATCTAAACAGGTTACAAAACTTGAAGAAATGAAGGCTGCTTCGGATCAAATGTTGAAAAATCAGAAGGAATTAGATTTATTAAATGCCAAATATAGTAATAAATCTGATTCTACCGATAAGGAAACAAAGGAGTATGAGAAAAAGAAAGCACAGCTTGAAAAGGCTCGTGATGATGCAAAGAAAACTGCTTTAGATATTCAGGAAGAGGCAAAGAATCAAATTGAGGGATTGGACTCAACCTCAGATACTTATAAAAAGGTTACAGAAGCTTCGCAAGAATTATCTGACGCATTAGCAAGATTAAATAATGACTGGGATAATCTGTCTAGTAAAGGTAAGCAGGAGGATTTATCTTCTAAGATATCAAAGGAAGCTAAAAATTTAACTTCTGATGATATGAAAAATATTGATAATTATCTTTCAACTTTATCTGATGATGATTTAAACATTCTTGCTAATGTGACTTTTGATGAGAACACTACAGTTGAAAGTCTTAAAGAAGCTATTAAAGCCGCTCAAGAGGAAGCTAACAAAAGTTCGGTAGATTTATCTGTTAAAACATTTGATCCTACTTCTCTTCTCACTGAATCAGACGATAAATCTAAAACTGCTACTCTTGCAGATTTACAATCAGAAGCTGACTTGCTATCAACAATTCAGAAAGAATTATCAGATAATGGTAAGATTAGCGTATCTTCAATGCAGAGTATTATTAAGCAGTATCCAGAAGCTAAAAAGGCTTTATCTGAATATTTACTTGGTATAATATCTGAAGAAGAATTGTTTGCAGAGCTTGAGGGAGTATATGAGGATGATAAAGATGCTTATATTAAATCCGTTATAGAAAAAGCTAAGACAGATGAGGATTTCTTTAATACCCTTAAAACCAATTATCCAGAACTGATTAATCAATTAGGAGCAGTTTATGGTACAGATGTTGCAAACTGGACTACTATGGAACAGGCAAAGGTTAATATTACAGCACAGGCAATACAACAAATAGCAAACATTTATAAAGAGTTTTATAAGGCTATGGGTGTAAATGATGGTATTGACTTTAATATTCAAGCTACTAAAAATGCTATATCCGCAGGAAATCCAGGTGCTATAGGTGGTTCATTATTCAGTAAATCTTATTCAAAATCTAACTTTGATAAGGTTGTAACTGACAACAATCATAAATTCAAAATGAATGGCAATGATGTTAGTAATGCCTATAAAGAATTGCAGAATAATATAGATTCAGTCTGGAACACAGCCGAAAAGATGAAAAATGCCATAGATGATGCGGCTTACAATCAGATTAATGCAAGTATAGATACATCATGGCAAGGTCTAGGCGGTAGTGATAGTTCATCTTCTTCTCAAACAGCAGAAAAACTTAACTGGATTGAACGCTTAATCAATAAGATTTCTACAGCATATTCACGACTTAAGAATATTGTATCTGATACAACAACTACATGGCTCAAGCGTAATAATGCATTGGCTGATTCTATGAGTGTACTCAGAGATGAGATAAATGCACAGTCACAGGCTTATGAATATTACATGAACGCATTTAATTCTTATGGTCTTGACGATTATTATAAGAATCAGATTGCAGATGGCTCAATAAGTATTGATGTTATTTACGATGATGATTTGAAGGATGCTATATCTGATTGTCAGGATTTCTATGATAAAGCACAAGACGCTAAGACTGCTGTACAGGAACTTGGTATTGAGCTAAAAGGACTTGCTAAGAGTAGATTCGATAATGTAGCTTCTGAATTTGAAGAAAAGATTAATAAGATTGTTGCCGTTAGAGATTTATACAGTAAAGAAGATGAACTTATGAACGAAAAGGGTTGGTTCTCTTCTACTCTACTCAATTCAGCAATGATTGACCAGGAAAATAAGAATCTTCAAAAACTCGAAGCCGAAAGGGATGCTTTAGTCAATGCATTAAATTCTGCTGTAAATTCTGGAAGCATTATGCCTGAATCAGAGGATTGGTATTCTATGCAGTCAGCAATAGATGAAGTTTCCTCAAGTATTTTAGATGCTAAGAAGGCTTTGGTCGAGTATGATAACACCATTCGCCAGATTAATTGGGATGCTTTTGATAGAACTCGTGATGACGTTGAAAACCTTATTAGTGAAACAGACTTCCTTACAGAATTACTCAAAGATGTTGGAATAACTGACAATAATGGTAATATGACAAAAGAAGGTCAGGCTGCTCAGGCATTACTTGCACAGAAATACCAATTATACCTTAATCAAGCAAAAGCTTATAAAGATGAAATTGCTAAAATTGATGCTGATTTAGCTAATGATCCTTATGACAAAGAGTTACTTGACAGAAAACAAGACCTTATTGATAAGGAACAAGAAGCTATTAAGTCTGCTATGAGCGAAAAAGATGCCATTAAGGATTTGACTAATGATGCTTATAGTGATTTTATTGATAAGCTTGGAGATGCCATTGATAAATACAAAGAGCTTATGAGTACTATGAAGGACGCTTACGATTATGAGAAATCTATTCGTGAGAAAACGGAAGCTCTTAATGTTTTAGAGAAACAATACTCTGCTTATCAAGGTGATAATTCTGAGGAAGGTAAGAAGAACATTCAGCAGCTTAAAGACCAGATTAATTCTGCTAAAGATGATTTGAAAGATACTGAATATGAAAAGCTTATTAGCGACACTGAGAAAATTTTAGATCAATTAAAAGATAATACACAAGAATGGCTCAATCAGCGTTTGGATCAATTGGATAATCTAATTCAGGATATTATTGACCAATCTAATGATAATGCTTCTGATATTGCAGAAACTATTACTTCTACTGCTGAAAATTATGGTTATAAACTAAGTGAATCAATGGCTTCTATATGGAGTACTAATACTGGTAATATAACTAAGGTTCTTGATAATTTCAGTACAAGTTTCATTGATAGCAATTCAAAGATTAAAGATGTTTGTGATAATATCAATTCCGCTGTACAGGGATTACTTGCAAATAGTAATGCCGAGGCACAGAGAGTTGCCGATGAGATTGCAAGACAGCAGGCTGAACAGAATGCAAGTTCTGATGGCGGTTACTCAGGTGGTAATGATTATTCTGGTGATGATTGGAGTGGAAACTGGGATACTGGTTCAGATGATAATGATTCTTCTGGAAGTGACGGTGTTGATTGGATATATAGTAAGGATTATTTCGATAAAAATAGTTTAAATATAGACACATCAATCGTGGATCGCCTTAAGCTACACGATTATGATTCATCATTCGCAGCTCGTAGTCAGTACTACGATCAAATGGGTGGTGAAGGACAGTATTACGCTACTTATGATCAGAACGTATGGATGCTTGATTGGATGAAAAGTCATGGTTATCGTAAAGGAACTAAATCAGCAATAAGTGGACTTCATATTTATGGTGAAGATGATCCAGGTTCAGAAGTACTTGTTACTAAGTATGGTGTACTTCGTCAATTTGATTCAGGTGATACAGTCTTCAACAAAGACCAAGTTGAAAAACTTTGGAATCTTTCTAAGGGTATCACTACACCAAACATGTATATTGATAACTTAGGTGCTAAGTTACCTGATATTCCTAATATGTCTAATAATCTGTCTAACAAGGTTGATGTACAATTTGGAGATGTAACTTTATCATTACCTAATGTACAGAATTATGAGGACTTTATGAAACAGATGGTAAAAGATAAGAGATTTGTGAAGGCAATTCAAGAGGGTACTCTTGGTCAGGTATTAGGACGAAATTCACTCAATATGTTGACTTTTAGATAAATATTATAAGGTGTATTTATTAATACACCTTATAAACAATTAATTTATATTAGTCAATTAATAATTCTTTTAAAACTTCTGATATAATCATACTGGCTTTGTTGATGGCAAATGATGCACACAATTCACCATATGAATATGGATTATTCTTATATTCATCAGGAATTTCATTGAGTTTATCTTGGAAATCTTTATGAATATCCTTAGATATATCAAGCATTATTGAATTAACAACTGTGTCAATTTCATTTTTGTTTATAGTTTTCATAAATTATCCTCCTTGTATAATATTTATTTAATCTATTATATCATTATATTCAATGAAAAGGTAGAATAATTGTGTAAATATATTAAGTAGGAATTCATTAAATAAATTAACATTTAGATAAAATATCAACTAAGGCATACCATAATTGGTGTGCCTTTTATTTAAATTATCTTATACGGAGAATCAATAATGTCGAAAATAAAAAAAAATAAAGAAAGTAATGAATTGCAGTATTACAAAAGTCACTGCAATCTACTCGAAAAAGAAAACGCAGAACTAAAAGCTAAAATTGCCAATTATGAAATCACGGTTTCAATGAGTGGTAAAGGTATTGATGAGAAGGTTAATGACCTCTCTCTGCTTATAAAAAAAGCACTTATATCAAAAAATATGTACGAAAAACTTTGTAATGAATATAAGTCCAAGATTGCTGTTTTGGATGAAAAAATAGCCGAAATGGATTCAATTAAGTCAGGCTATATAAGCAAATTGAATAAATTTTTCAAAAGTTTATTCAGAATTTTTAAGTAAAAAATAAAAAAGGATGGTGAAATATGTTTACTGATTTTCAATATGCAAACGAGTTGGCAAGCGATTACGGATTAGTTGTGGTCAATTTCGACTCTTCCTCTGGCGGTGCTGAAACTATCTCATCTGGTTCTAATCTGACATTCAATTCAATTAAATCGGTTGGGCAAGATATATCTGAATTATATGGAACATCATATGACGAAGATTATTCTTTCACCATCCAGTTATGTAGATTAGATTATAACTGTGAACCTCTTCCAATAACACCAGAAGAATACAGTGCAATCAACAGGTGGCTTAATAGAAAGAGATTTGAACAGTTCAAAATAAATAAAGAAGGCTATGAGAACATATCCTTTTATGGATCATTTAATATCCAAGCAATTAAGATTAATGATGATATATATGGAATAGAATGCACGTTTACTTCCAATGCTGCTTATGCTTTTAATGATGGTAACGATTTAGTTTTCACAAATGTAAAGGAGTTCTGTGTACATGATGATTCAGATGAGATTGGAGAAACTTATCCTTACACGACAATAACTTGTAATGAAGCTGGTAATCTTACTATAACTAATTCAGCAGATAACGAATTATTTATTATTGAGAATTGTTCACAGGGAGAAAAAATCACTCTTGATAATAAGCATGGAATAATTACATCTGATAATCTTAATCACAAGATTGCCAATGATTTTAATTACAATTGGTTAAAAATTATAAACACATATAACAACAGAGATAATTACTACTCTTCTACACTTAATATAAATATAACTATGAATTATCAATCTGTTAGAAAGGTAGGAATTTAGTGCAGAAAATTAATGTAAAAAATTTACTTAGAATGCAGAAAACTGGTCAAGGCATAAGACCTTTACATATTATTCTAGGTAACAGAAATCTTGAAAAATTTGGCGAAATTATTAATATTCCTGCCGATTCTATAACATATCATTCACAATTCAATGTAGTTGACGAATTATCATTTAATGTATATAAAGAAAAAAATGATAATGTTGAAAATCTGTGGGATAAAATCGTTGATTTTAAAACGATATACGTTAAAGAATATGATGAATGGTTCGAGATTACAGTTGGAACAGACGAATCAGAAAAAAATACAAAGAAACTTGTAACAGCTAAATCGTTGTGTGAAGCTGAACTTGGGCAAGTAATTTTACACGACATTGAAATTAATACAGAGGATGATATTGCTCGTGAAGAATACACCGAGCCAACTATATTTTATAACTCTGATAAGAAAGATAGTTCTTTGCTGGATAGAATTTTTGAAAAAGCACCTGGTTATACAATTGCTCATGTCGATGAAACTCTCTTAAAAATTCAGCGTTCATTCAGCATAGATGGTACAAGCATATATGACTTCTTAACAAGCACTCTTTCTCAGGAAATTGGATGTATATTCTTATTTGATTCAAATACAAGAAGTGTCTACGTATACGATATGGAAACTTGTTGTTTGGATTGTGGATATAGAAGCGAAGATGTGTTTACAATTTGTCCTGAGTGTGAAGGAACAATTTTACATGAACCATATGGCAAAGATACATCAATCTTTGTAGATAAAAATAATCTTGGTTCTGAAATACAGCTAACATCGGAAACAGACAGTGTTAAAAACTGTTTTAGAGTTATTGGTGGAGATGATTTAATTAATGCAACATTGAAGAACATTAATCCTAACGGCAGTAATTATATATATTATTTCAATCAAGATACTTTGTCAGATATGCCAGACGAGCTACAATCTAAGATAAAATCATATGATGAACTTGTTGATGAATACACTAATAACAAATCTTTTTCCTTAGAAGCTTCTCTTGTAAATCAATATAACGATATTATTGAATATATCAAAAAATATTATCCCGAAACTACATACTCTTCTATTCAACAGCAGTATATAGGTTGGAGTAATATAACATCTGTGTATTATGATGTCATTGATTTATATTCTTATCTTAATAATTCTATGATGCCGACATGGAAGCAAGAGGATAAAACAGCGGCATCTCAATTAGCTTTGCTTACTCCATCTAATTTGTCTCCTGTAGCGGTTACAGATGTAAGTAAGATATCTGTTTACACTGCTAACAATGCAGTTCTTGCGATGGCAAAAGCAATCATTGATACTTCCATTTATAAAATTGAAATTCTTGATGGTTCTACACTTAAATCTCAAACATGGACTGGTCGCTTCAAATTAACCAATTATTCTGACAGTAAAGACACGGCTGAAATGAAAGATGTTATAAGTATTGAAATCAACGATGATTATATTGCTTACGTTAATCAGCAAGTAGATAAAGCGATGGGTAAGGTTAATGATCAAGGTCTTCAGGATATTTATAATACTAAAGATATTAACAAATTCAAGGAAGAAATTCACAAGTATTCTGCTCAAAGATTGACTTCTTACCAATCTGCTTATCAGTCAGCAATTAATATTCTCACTGAACAAGGTGTCGCATCTAATTCTTCTGATCTACACGATTCTATTTATCTCCCATATTATGAACGTTTTATCGCATTAGAGACTGAATTATCTTATAGAAATTCCCAATTAGACACAATCACAGGACTTGAGAAATATATTGAGGATTTAATATCTAAGACTCATAATGAGCTTGATTTTGAATCGTATATAGGTGAAGAATATTGGAAATTGTTCACTTATTATAGGCGTGAAGATGATTATAGTAACGAGAATTATATATCTGATGGACTGACCAATACTGAATTAATTGATAAAGCTAATGAATTATTGGTAGTTGCTAAGAAGGAATTAGTTAAATCTGGCGAGAAGCAATTTACCATTTCAGGAACGTTACAAAATCTCCTTTTATTAACAGATAAAGACGGAAATAGAATTTTTGAACCTATTCTTGATGATTTTACCCTTGGTAATTTCATAAGAACCAAAATTGATGGAAAAATTTATGTAATGAGATTAGCAGATATTTCAATTTCCTATGGAGATTTAAGCAAGTTATCTGTCACATTTTCTGACGCATATAGATATGGAAGTCCAGATGTTAATGTGGTTAAGGATATTCTTACAAAATCACAATCTATGGCATCAAGCTACTCTTCTACTGTTAAACAAGCAAGTCAGGGTGAGAAAGCTAATCTTACATTTGAAAAGTTGCAGAAAGAAGGATTAGATTCTGCTCTCTATAATGTTCATAATACTAATTCAACTGCAATATTTGACGAACATGGAATTCTTGTTAGAAGTTATGACGATGTAATTGACGACTACAAAGATGAACAGGCAAGAATTAATGCTAATGAATTTGTATATACGACAGATAGATGGAGAACCGCTGTTACTGCACTAGGAAAACAAAAATATACTCTTAATGGAGTTACACATGAAGAGTATGGTTTGAATACACAGTTTGTAATATCTGGTATTATGGTTGCAGGTGACATATATTCGGCTAACTATTCTAATCTTAATAATGAGTTAAAAGGAACACATATAAACCTTGAAACAGGCGGCTTTGAAATGGCTGACGGAAAATTAATATATGATGCTAAAACTCAAAAATTAAGTCTAAAAAATGTAGAGTTGTCAATTAATTTTAACAATGAAGAGAAGGATATTACGGATATTGTTGGTGACACTATTGTTTCCCAAACCATGCATTATTTGGTTTCGGATAAACCTGAAGGAATTACTATAGAGTCTCAAGGATGGACAACAGATATCCAGTATGTGTCTAATGAGAAAAGATATCTTTGGATATATATAACTAATACCAAGTCAAATGGTGATACTGAAAATACGTCTCCTATAATTTATGGTGTATATGGCAAAGATGGAGAAAAAGGTGAACAAGGTATTCAAGGGGATACTGGTTCGTCATATTTTACATGGATAATGTATGCCGATGATACTAACGGTACAAATATATCGGATACCCCACTTAGTTCAACTCAATATATTGGTATAGCAACTAATAAAGAAAGCGAAAACAAGAGTAATAATCCTAAAGATTATACTTGGAGTAAATACATAGGAAATGATGGCGTGAGCGTAACAACTGTAGTTCCTATATATTTTTCGTCCAATTCAAAAGATACTGCACCTATTGCACCAGTTAATGTCATTGAAAATAATGATACAGGATATGGACATTGGACGCTGGGCACACCATTGTATAACGAATTATACCCTTATTACTATACATGTAATCAAATTCTATATTCTAATAACGTATATCAATGGAGTATTGTTGTTAGGGATGGTGCAATTGAGAATATTGCCAAAACTGCTTATGATGCAAAAAAGGATACCGAAACTATCTCAGTAAGCATTTCTCAATTTGATAAAGATATCAGTTCTTTGAATACTTTTAGAGAAAGTTCTGACGAAAAAATTAATGACTTGTATGAAAAATATAATGATGAAATCGGTGTAATTAATCAGCATTTTGATTTCACTAAGGACGGTATTTTTATTAGTGCAACCGCCGACTCAGATGTTAAGTTATGGCTGAGAAATAATCAAATTGTCTTTGTTGATAAATATAATAATAAACTAGCTTATTTCACCGATCAAATGCTTAATGTCAATAAGGTTAATACATCTGATTGGTCGCAAATTGGTAACTTCAAATGGATACCATCTGCATCAGGTGGATTAAGATTAGTCAAAGTAAGTTAATGTGAAAGGAGTAATAAATGGCGCAATTAGTAGTTGAAGGTTCAAATGGTCATCATTATTTTGAACTTAATGTTTTTGAAACCTCTTATGACATTTCAAGTAATTCAAGCGAAGTATATTATTCCTTGAATCTTGATGAATATGGTGGAGGGTGGAACTGGGATTGGAGCGGTTCACCAGATAGAATACAAGCACATGTTACAATTGATGATGAAGATTTTTATAGCAATATTCCTGTATTTGATTGCGAAAAAATTACCATTATATCTGGATATAAAACAATACATCATAATTCTGATGGAACAAAAAATATTGATTTTAGTTTCGAAGTAAACGATACTACTGGTCAATATTATACTTGTGGTGATGCAAGTGGTTCTAGTGATATTGATTTAACGACTATTCCTCGATCTGCATCATGTGAATCATTTTCTAAGCCAAGTGATTTATCTGGTACATTTTCTGTATCATGTGCAACCCAAACAGATTCTTATTATTATAATCTAAGAATTAGTATTCCAAATATAATTAAAATTAAGGACATTGAATTAGGTAATAGAGGAGCTTATTCTTTTTCTACTACTTTTTCTTTCAATAAATCTGAAAGAGAAAGTATATATAATAGATATACAAATCAGAATTCTGTAACGATAGGAGTTGTTGTTGAAACATACTCTGATTCTGGATATTCTAATAAGATTGGTGAAAGTGATGAACTTACGCAGGTTGTAAGTTTTGTTTCGTCAGAGGTGCAACCAGATATATCTTGTGTAATTTCAGATCCAACAAATTTTAAAGATACTGTTGGTGGAGGAAAATTCATACAAAACATTTCTAAGGTTATGATTACTCCGAGTGCCAAAATGAAATATGGTGCAACTTTTTCAAATGCAAGAGTATCTTTAGATGGAATGACTTACACAAGTAGTTCCTTATCTTCAATAACAAGTAACGTTATTAAATTTTTATCTCTAAATTCTATATCTGACAATCTTCCATTAACACTAACTATAACAGATTCAAGAAATATATCTTCTACTTATTCAACTAATATCGAAGTATATAGATATATATATCCTTATGTAGATATTTTTGAAGCCGTAAGATGTGATGATAATGGGACTCCAAATGAAGAAGGATATAATATAAGATTAAATATTAGTTCGTACATATATAAATTAAATGACAATACGCATACTTTTACGGTTAAAATTAAGAAAGCATCTGACTCTACTTATAATAGTATTGATGAACTTACTGATTTACCTGGTGTATATGATACTTCAACTGGAACATATAAATTTGAAAATAATGCCATAATTAAAGGTGCGTCTACCGAATATTCATATGATATAATCTTGATCTTAAATGACACTATCAAAGGCGAATCCAGTCGCCATATTAGATTAGGTGTGGGTTATTCTTTAATTGATATTCATCCTTCGGCAAAAGGCGTAGCTTTTGGTAAAGTGTCGGAATATGAAGCTTTTGAATGTGCTATGCCATCCAGATTCACAAAAGATGTTTTGATTACAAATAATCTTAATGTGGGAGGAACTAGCATAGTTCAAGATCTTATTGGTGACACAGCAAAATTCACTGATATTAAAATAGATGATGGCTTAGAAATTCCTGTACTCTATGATAAATTAAATCAACGAGCCACAACGACATCATCAGATAAAGAGGCATTCCAGCGTTCATGGACTATTAATGGCACTGGTTTATTTATTCTTAATGCCGCAGTATGGACTGATACGACTAGCGATTATGGAACTACTGCTTGTGCTATATATGTTAATAGTGCATGTGTTACGGCAAATACACATCGTTATGGAGAATCATCAAATGCCGTTGAATTAGACGCAGGAGCGACATTTGTGTACTGGTTTCAAAACGTAGAAAATGTAAGTGTATTGCTAAAAGCAGGTTCAACAAAGACTGGAACAAAGACACTTACTTATACCTCTCAAGGTTTATTTGGTTTAACAGTATTGGAAGCTGCTTAAAGGAGTACTTATTTTATTAGAAAGGAGAAAAAGATGCAAACAATTGCTAAAATTTCACTGGATTTGTACAACAAGAACATTGTTAAGGTATCGGCAAAACAATATGATACTGGACGTGGAATCGAAGTTACATGTACACACAATGGCATAATATACGATGTTGATACTAATACTACAAGTGTCTTTGTACGATTTAAGAAGCCAGATGGTTTTAATGTCTTTAATCAATGTGAAATTGTGAATAATAGAATCATGATTGAACTAACACAGCAAATGTTAGCTGTCCCAGGTAAATGTGATGTGGATGTCATGATTATGCGTAAAGTATATTCATTGGGCGAAAAATCGATTGATGATATTATTCAGTTAGATGCCCCTATAGTATCGACTATGAATTTTATGCTTAATATCGAACCAATTCCTATTGATTATGATGATATTGAATCTTCTTATGAGTTTGACGCACTTACAGAAGCTTTGGCTCATTTAGATAAACAGGATAAGATTATCAAAGACTTTCAAGACGATTTAAAAAATCATAAATTCGTTTTAACTGAAGATAAAGATGTCGCTAATGGTGTTCCAAGTCTTGATGCAAATACCAAAGTGCCTCTTAAAGAATTATATGAAGCTACGACAACTTCCAAAGGTATTACACAACTTACAGATAGTGTAGAATCCACTTCTATCACTACTGCTGCTACGCCTAACAGTGTCAAAATAACATATGATACCTTAATAGAAGCAGAAAATACGATTGTAACAGAAGAGGATATTGATAGCTTATTTGCTGATAATTAAGGAAGGAGGAATTTATAATATATGACAATATTAATGTTAAGCGACAAATCATTAGTGATAACCGTTAATACGCCGATATATCAGAGAGATAAGTTAGTTGATAAGTTATTATTCTTAATTCCATCAACATACGAAGATATTAATTTGTCTGATTTTGATGTAATTTTGAAATATAAAGACCAAATGGGTAACGTGAATTCTGAATTATTAACAAAACAAGACGGTTTATACAAGGAAAGATATATACAGTGTGTGTTGCCAGTTGATACTAATTTATCTAGCAGATATAACGGAAGAATTTATATGAGACTTACACTTAATAAGATTGATTTAGATACAATGAAGGAATATTCATTAAATACAAGTGAAACTTCATTCTATATAAATCCTGTTTCAGATTATTATGAGGATTATATTCCTGACAGTAATTATACTGCTATCGAACAAAAGTTAAATGAAATTAATGTCAAAATAAAAGCATTAGATAAAATGTCTACTGCTTATAATGAGGAAAAAGCTGACGGAATTAAACTTGATAGTGATACATCTGAGCTTTATCTTACAGCCAATGATAAACCTATCGGAGATAAGATATCTCTTAACGATCTTGGTGATACTATTGCAGATTCAACTAAAGACGGATTAATTTCAGTAATAATATAAGAAAGGAGATGCTATGGCAAAGAATAGAATTAAATATGCATACAAAAATCGTGACGAAATCCAAAACGCAATAGATATTGGTCAATTAGATGCTTATGATATTATCATAACTAAAGATACTCATGAACAATTTCAAGTTCAAGAAGACCTTTCTTATATTCCTATTACTTCGAAAATATATACCTTCCCAACCATTAAAGATGCAGAAAATTATATAAAAACATCAAGTGATAAGTATAACGGACAGATAATTTCTGTCTTAGATGGTGATATTTTTCATCCATATATGATTAATCAAATTGGTGATAATTATTTCATTAATAAAAATAAACTAATATTTGAAAATGAAATAGATACAAAAATGGATGAATTGGATTCAACCGTTGTAACACAGGAAGATATAGATTCTTTATTTGGAAAGGAGGAAGAAGAAATTGGCAACATTTAAAAAGAAACTGACGTGGGAAATGCTTAAGTATTATGACACTAAAATTAAGGAGGTTATTGCTAAGAAACTTTCATTAACAGGTGGAACAATTACAGACGGAACAAAAGAAATGAATATTACACCAGATGGTATTACTGGTGATGATTCTCAAGTTCTCAGTAAATTTAATAAGCTTCAGGCTTCTCAATTTGAAGGTAATATAGTTACTCTTCTCTCTAAGAATTCAGCAATACCGTTTTACTTAGAAAATATTGAAACAAACTTAGACGAAGATGGAGTTATAACATATAAAAATGAATTTAGATTATATGATGATAATAAAACAATATTAAAATATGTAGCTCATGGAGATACCTTAGAAACACCTTTAATTGTTAAGGCAAATGGACTTAATATTACACATAATTTATCAACATCATCATATTCAGCGATTAAGAATATAATTAAAACAAGTGCTAGTGGGTTTGTTATTAGTGTGGATAGTACTTCTGCTAAAGATGGAACTAAATATAGTAATTATATTAAAACCTCTAATTCAAAATTAAGTATAAAAGGTGCTGATTTGGCAATTGATAGTGATAAAAATATCACTATGAAAACAAAAAATAAGATGATTATTAAAGCATTTGATTTTGAATATAGTGTAACTGATGGATATGATATGTCTAACTACCCTTATGTTCGAATGACATCAAGTATGATGCAAGCACAATTAATGAGTTCCATTATAAATATAGGTAATTTTAACATTACCGTTAAAACAGATGAACTTTTTTATATTGTTAATGGAAAAGTATCTACAAGCTTAAACAAGGATTATAGTGTTCTTACATCAGCGACACTTGATAATGGTGTTTGTAAGGTTCGTTTAGGTTCAGCTTATAAAGCAAGTGATTCTGAATATATAGGTACAGCATTAATATTGGGAAAAAATCAAATTAAATTAGGACATTCAACATTCACAGATAGTAATTTTACTGGCTTCGCTGATAATATTAAATCAAGCTTATCTATCGACATTTCTTCTATAACTCTTCAATCTGATGATATCAAATTCAATGATAATAACAAAACCCAAATGTTCAGAATTAAAAATAATGCAATTACACTTAGAGAGAAGATATCTTTGAAATACAACGAAGATAATGAGTCTCTTGATTTCGTGTTTGCTTCATAAGGAGGTAATTATATGGCTTTACAAGTATGGTTACCTCTTAATGGTACACTTGATAATCAAGGTTTTGATGAAGATATCGCCATTACAAACAATGGTGCAGCAATTGATAATGGAATTTACGGGAAGTGCTATTCATTTAATGGCACTTCTCTTTCTGTCAGCAACATGTTTTATAACGATGTAAAAGAATTTACTGTTTGTGCATGGGTTAAATTGTTAGATGGATATCATCTTAATTATGGCTGTCATTTAATTAGTATAGATAATTATTTGAGAATTTGTATTTCAAAAGATGGTCATGCCATTAGCTTTATTGCACCAAATATAATTAGTGGTTCAACTTTAAATAATACTGTTCTTAAAACAAATAAATGGTATCATTTTGCAGTTACATTTTATAAAGGTATTGCGTCTTTTTATATTAATGGACAGCTTGATAGTCAAATTGATGTTGGAACGACTACTCTACCCAATACTTCTGTTGATTACGTAAAAACATTTAATATTGGTTCATATGGTATCGAGAAAGCTGTTGCTTGCATTAATGATTATCGAATATATGACAATGTGCTATCTTCTCGTGAAATTAAAGAAATATTTAAGGGATTGGTGTGTCATTATCCTATGGGTGATATTGTTGTTAATCCGAATCTTTTGTATAACTCTTCTATGGTTGGAGAAGAACTTGTATGTGATAGTATAACAAATATGAATTCTATTACTTCAAAAGCTTATGAATCAGAAGGTTTTCATATCGTAACACCTAATAGTGGAAATAAAAATAATGGATGTGGTTTCCATTTTAACGATTTTACTGAACTTGGAATTTCACCTAATGATACAATTATCTTTTCATTAGACGTAAAAGGTTCTTCTGTAGGACAACTGCCTTATATTAATATTCATTTTAAAAGCAAGGGTTCTAATTGGTTTGGAACAGGAATTATACAAAGTGATGCTTCATATTTCGAACCAACAGATGAGTTCCAAAGAGTGAGTGTCATATTTACTCTTCCAAGTGAAGAATCGTTTACATATAAGGATATGTGGCTTGCAGTACATGGTAATTTTCAATCTGATTTAATCATAAAAAATCTCAAACTCGAAAAGGGAACAAAGGCTACATCTTGGCTTCCTGCTTTTGAATATGAAGATGATAATAAAATATATGATGTATCTGGATATGGATATAATGGTGTACCAAAATTATCCTCTAAATCTTTATATGATAAAAATGCTCCTAAATATTCTGGTAGTCAATCTTTTAATGGAATAACTGATTACATTTCGTTAATCAATCCTATTACTGCCAATAATAGTTTTACTATTGCTACATGGGTTTATCTAAATGAAGTAAGGAATAATACACTTATATGTTCAAGGACTACTATGGGTAGCGGTATATCTTTGTTTATTCTTCCAGAGTCTATTAGATTTGATGATGGTATTCAAACGTCATATTCGTTTAATGCCTCTGACAATTTAAATAAATGGTTTCATATTTGTGCTGTTAGAAATGTTGAAGACTCTTCGAAGAAGATATATATAAACGGCACATTGCTTGAACAAGCAACCCAGATTAATCAAATTGGTAATTTTAATGGATTGGGTAAAAATTTTCTTATAGGTGCTTCTCAAAATTCTGACACTGGCGTAGCAGATGGCAATTATTTAAACGGAAAAATAGTTGATTTTCGTATCTACTGCTCTGCTTTGTCTGAGTCAGATATTAAAGATTTATATAAAGTTCCTGCTTCATTATCAAATAACGGCACTTTGTTATGTAAGGGAGAATATATCGAATGGTAATTAATAAAAACGGAAATATTAAAGTAGATGACATATACGAATCTGAAGCAATGAATGTTTTAGAAGGTGATTGTTATACTTCCAAGAATCCATATATATTAAGCGGAAAAGGTGTTGATATATATAAAACTCTTGAAATGTATGGACGAGTTATTCCGGGAAAAACATATTGTTTTATTGCTAAATGTAATAGACAGTGGGCTTCTAATCATTACGCTTCGTATAATGATATAACTTTCCAAAAAGCAACAATGTTTTTGTATTTTAAAAAAGAATATGTAGGAAATTCAGATTTAAATAAATTTGATGCCGGTGTTAATTTTAATTCATCCACAAATATGATTGATGATGGTGTTTGGGAATATACAATTCCTAATGGATTCAATCAAGCAACCGTAAGAATTAATACATATTCAGATGGAGAAAATGCAATTTCGACAAAATTCTGGGATATAGCTTTAGTCCCTAAAGAATACTATATTCCACCTAAAGGCAAAGAAATGTCAATTTCAAACAACAATATATGTGTAAGAGATGTTATAGAAATATAACATCTCTTTTTTATTTTATACAAATAGAAAGGAGAAAAGAATGGCACAACTAGGGAATTTATTGGTTACAGGTGCTGCCAAATTCTTAAATAATATATATGTAAATAAATCTGTTACTGCTCCAACATTTATTGGCAATCTTCAGGGACAAGCCGATTCTGTAGATTGGAATGGAGTCAAGAATTTTTCGTTATCTCATAACATCCCAAGGTTAATCAGTAAGGATATAACTGCATATTATCAAGATGGAAGTCTTTGGGACAGAATTAGAGGAATTAAAGGATATTCTCAATTTGAAGATATCTATGTAGGAGATTATTTCAAAATGTCAAGACCAATTTCAGCACCTAATCCAGATCCTACATATCAATTAACTGGTTCGCAATATGTGACTATTATCAGTATTAATGGGTTAATGAGAAACGGAAATGATATGGATATTAACTATCCTCATTTAATTGTTGCCCCAGGTAAAGGCATTAATGACGGTAGTTATCATTTTGGTCGAAGTAGAATGAATCCGACTGGAACAACTGTAGGTGGATATAAAGGTTCTGAAATGAATACAACTATCATTGGGGAAGTTGTAACTGAAGGCTCTACCGAAGAAGGGGCAACTATTAATCAGCAGTTATACGCTGAATTTGGTACACATTTAAAAACCACAAAAGAATTGGTTTCTAATAGTATAAACGCTACTGGTTACAATAAGTTTGGCTCAAATAGCGGATGCTCTAATAATTGGGAATGGATATCTTGTCAGGCAATTTTAATGACTGAAGTCGAGGTTTACGGTTCAACTGTTTGGAGTTCAAGTGGTTATGACACTGGTAGTGGTAATCATCAATTTGAATTATTTAAATTTGCTAAATCAGCTATTAACAATAGAAGTTCATGGTATTGGTTAAGGGATGTTGCTAATGCTTCGTATTTTTGCTACTGCGACGGCAGTGGCTATTCGGCTTATATCTGGGCTACTTGTGCGTGCAGCTGCGTGCGCCCTCGCTTCGTAATCGCAGCATAGCGAATCCGCAATCTCCACCCCTCGTGGGTGGAGTAAGGATTTGCGTTTAATAAATAAAAAAGAATGAAAGGAATATTTGAATGTCGTCTGTACTAAAGAATTTAAGGACGCTCTCATCTATGGAATTCTACAAGAATGCTATTAGAATGAGAAATGACCTAACAGATTGGTTGCTTAGAGATTTTGGAACTAAGCGCAACAAGAAAAATATAAATAGAGTTATTAAAAATATTGAACAAGAAGATAAAGATATTATTGATAGTATCTTTGCTAAATATGGTAAAAATCCTAATCAAGAATTTCAGTCAGAATTTCCTGAGTGGTTTATTGATTATGAAAAAACAATTGTAACAACTTTGTTACATGATTTAGTTGCCAATATTACTGCCGCAAATAGCATTTACGCAGTATATACTTTTGAATTTGACCTTAGACGAGAATATCAAGATAAGGCAATAATTAATTGCTATCAATTATATCAGGAACTTCAATACATAGCATCAATAATAGATACAGATTTAAACAAGTTAATTCCTTTCCTTGAATCTATTGAAAAAGAAATAGATCTACTTAAAGGTTGGAGACAATCCGATAATAAGAAACGCAAATCAAAAGACGAAACAGAGCTTGATAAAGCTATTAATTGTATTGAAAGTCTTAAAATAATATTAGACAAAATCAAGAATAAAATTAAGAAAGAATTATAATAAAAATTTCGGGCAAAATTTGATAACCAGCTTCGAATTTTTGCTACTGCAACAACAATGGCAATTCGACTTATAACTGGGCTACTAATGCGAACAACTACGTGCGCCCTCGATTTAATGGTGCATAATTGGCTTTTGCTACGTGCATCTTTGAAGGAAATTTTGTCCGTCCGAAAGGTGAATATAAGATATACCTCATATAATAGATATGTCTATTATATTTTAAGTATGTCACACAATTAAAGATGAAGAATACAAAAACAAACATAAATTATTATGAACGTGTCGCCGATTTAAATAATTTATATCACTCTGCACAAAAATACATATGTTCAAATGTCGATTGGAAATATTCTGTACAACAATTTGAAGCTTCTCTTCTACCTAATCTTTATTCCATTTATAAAAAACTCAAAGATGAAAATTATAATCCCTCAAGAAATCCACATAAATTTACAATAATTGAACGTGGTAAAACTCGTAATATTAGTTCTCCTCCGATTTCAGATAAGATAGTCCAAAAAACATTAATTGAATATGTTCTTAAACCTATACTATGCCCTTATTTAATTTATGATAATGGTGCTTCTCTTGAAAACAAAGGGGTAGGCTTTAGCAGGAAAAGACTTATCAAACATTTATATGCTTATTATAGAAACTATGGATGCGAAGGATATATTTTAATAGGAGATTTTTCAAGCTACTTTAAGACTATTCCTCACGATAAACTAATAGCAGCGTTGAGCAAATATATACAGGATGAGAAAGTCATGTCTTTGTTAGAGAAATTAATAAACATAGATGGTGAAAATGGTATAGGATTAGGTCTTGGATCAGAGATTTCTCAATTATTAGGAGTGTTCTATTTAACACCATTTGACAATTACATCAAGATTGTTAAAAGCTGTAAATATTATGGAAGACATATGGATGATTTTTATATCATTTCTCAAGATAAAGAATTTCTTAAAAATATACTTATAGAACTAAACAAGATTGCTGGTGAGTTGGGATTAAAACTGAATTCCAAGAAAACTCAAATTTGTAAAATCAACAAGGGTTTCCAATTTTTAAAACAATTTATTTTTATAACAGATGAAGGAAAAATTATTAGAAAACCATGTATGAAGAATATTCAAAGAGAAAAGAATAAACTAAAAAAGTTCAAGAAGAAGATGGATGAAGGTATGATGAACTATGAAGATATTAAACTACAATATATTGGTTGGCGGCAAGCTAATATTATATACAACAGAAAGAAAGCAGTTAAAAATGTTGATAAATTATTTAACAAATTATTTGAAACGAATTTATCTATATAATATAAGGAGTAAATATAATGGAAGCTATTAACAATATTGATAATAACATTGAAATGTATCAGATGGATAATTCTGAAATTGAATCATATGAAGCTGAGTTAAGATGTCTGAAATCCAGTTTACAGGAAAACTCTTCCGAGATTGGGGATTGGAAGATAGTTAAGTGTATGGAAGCTAATTTATTGGGTGAAGAGATGCCTTATGATGTTAACGAACTCAATGCAGAAAGACAGAAAGTTCGTGATAGAATCAACGAATTAGAATTATTAATTCTAAAAAAACAAAAAGAAATACCGATTTCTTAACACAGCTATATACAAGGGTTAAATCGCTAGTATTTGACCAAATTAAGGCTTTTATATAATTATATGATAAATTGACGGTGTATTTTATATTTAAGTCAATTTGAGCCATATATAAGCGATTTTATATAGGCGTATAGACATAAACAAAAAATTTTTAGGGAACATTCCTGGTTATATTGATCAGAAGTGTTCCCTATTTTTTACGATTTTAATATGGTATAATTATTTCAGTTGATATTTGTGGAGGTATATTATGAAAGAAGGAATTGAAGCTTATATTATTGAGAGCAATTTAAAGGTTAGAAAGGTAACTGTCGCTCATGTTACTGGTAATCTTGCTACTGTACGATTTGAAGAAGGTGGTGGTATTAGAGTTCCTATTAATAGATTATATGGATCTGAGGAAGAGGCTGCTAAAGAATTGAAATATAAAACCGAAGCGAAAAAACCGCCTCATAACTATTTGAACGGACAATTGTTATAAAATAAATTTAAAGGAGATGTATTTTATTATACACCTCCTTTTTTCTTAAAATGTAGAATGTAGACAATTTCGGAGTAAATCAATATAAATTATTTAAAGCTACATTACCAGTTTCTTTAATTATATCTGTATAATGATTTGTGTATATAAGAATTGTTGTCTTTAAATCCTTATGTCCCAACCTCTTTTGGATATACACAAAATCTGCACCGTTTTCTCTTAGCATCATTCCATGTGTGTGTCTTAAGCTATGAGTATCATATTCGGGGAAATTTAGTTGCTTATGAACTACACTTGAAATATTTTGAGTGGTTCTTGAAGTTACATAAGATCCATCTTCTCTCCTGCAAACGAAATCAATCTCATTTTTTGACGGTGTTTGAGATATTTTATTTATTGGCACAACATCATCTGTTTTAGCATATACAATTGTATCTTCGCAATAATAATGATTGTAATGTTCATCATAATAATCTCTTGCTTTTAATTGTTTATTGTATTCTTTTTGTAATGTCTCTAATAAAATATCATCAATTTCTATTGTTCTATATGAATTATATTTTGGAGCAGAAAAATACCAAAAGCCATTGGATTCTGATGTTCCATTTGTTCTCTTCTTTTCTTCCTCTGTTCTTTTCTCTCCTTCATCCCACTGCACCTGTCTATTAACAGAAAGTGTTTTATTTTCGAAATCAATATCTTTCCATGAAAGAGCATATATCTCACTTAATCTTAAGCCTGTATGATAACCAATCATTAATGGAATATACGCTGATGTACCTTCGGGAAACCTCTTAAAAATTTTATCTATAATATCTTGAGGGATGTATACATGTTTCTTAGTTTGAGTTTTTACGTCTGGCTGCATTTTTGTTGGGATAACCAATCTAGTTGCAGGAGAAGATAATATATAATGTCTATCAAGTGCAAAGTTAAATGATTTTGTTAATAATCCTTTTATTGTACCAATAGTGTTGGTAGAGAAACCTTTATTGTACATGTCTGTAATAAAATCCTGCAATACATCTTTTGTTATAGTCTTTAATCTGTATGATCCAATCTGAGGCTTAAGATACAATCTTATCTTTTTTTCATAAGTTTCTATTGTAGTTTTCTTACAAGTAAGTTTACAATCTTTTTCTATCCACAAATCGAGAAAGTCAGAATACGACATATCTGAAGGTTCTACAACTTGTCCTACATGTTCATAAGCTTGTTGTGCAATCTTACCTGCTTCTCTTGCTTCTCTTTTAGTCGCAAATCCTGATTTAGTTTTTCTTTTTCGCTTACCGTCTACAGATGCAATCTCAAAAGCATATTCATACACGGTTTTACCCGATTTAAGTGTTCTAGCTTTTATAAATAATTCGCCCAT